TAGTGGGAATGGAAGATAGCGGACTCGAACCGCTGACATCCTGCTTGCAAAGCAGGCGCTCTACCAACTGAGCTAATCCCCCAGATGGATTAGGTGTGAAACCAGGGACCTAATCTCTATCCGTATGCTGACTTTGCAGTTCAACGTCAAACTAGTAAACTAAACAACGGCGATTGTAGTCTATGTTGAATAATATACTAGTGGTATTTACCGTCAGAAGGAAAGTTCTGTTAACGGTAAGTCGGAATGATAGGATTTGAACCTACGGCATCTCGCTCCCAAAGCGAGTGCTCTACCAAACTGAGCTACATTCCGTGGTAGTCTCACCGAGGATTGAACTCGGATTTTTACCTTGAAAGGGTAACGTCCTGACCAGTTAGACGATGAGACCTTGATGAGAGAATAAGATGCATGTTTAATCTTGATTTAAAATCAAGCGGCTTCATTATTCTCCCCAATTCCAGTTATCGCTGAGACATCATCTACACACTGGCAAACTCTGATGATGAATGTTTTGGGTGAATGGTGGGAATCTGTCATACCCACAATCAGGAAGGTTACACTGACAACCGTATTTCCTAATACCTAGATTCTTCTTGGTCGGAAGTTCTATACCTTTGATTTCTCAACGATACAGCGGGCACCACCCCTAACCTATTACATTATCCCGTGAGTAACCACAAGGATTGTTCTGTCACATTCTTTGGAGAACCGTCGCTCTCCAATAGGACTGCAGGGAATTGAACCCCGTTCACACCGTTATAAGCAGTGGGCCTTAACCAATAGGCGACAGTCCCAGACTAAATTAACGAACTTCGTAATCTAGTCTTCTTATTCGTCTCTTTGGAGTCATTGGTTCCATAATCTTTTGTTTCTCTTTTGGTTTAGTGAATCCACTCACCATTTCAACACGGCTCATGTCTTCAGCAATTATAACAGGTAATCCGTTGTTGTCAAGTCTTATGTAGGCTCTATTAGGACACTTACATGATTGACCACGGTTTGGTTGAGTTACTTGCAAATCAGTGTTGCAATCTTTGCATCTAATTTTGTACATTGTTTCATACCTTAAAATATTCAGTTGTCACGACTCAGGAGGGACTTGAACCCCCGACCAACTGCTTAGAAGGCAGATGCTCTATCCAGCTGAGCTACTGAGTCATTTGTGTAGTAATTGTACCAGACTAATCTTGCTTTGTCAAGGGGCAGTCTGGGACCCATGGAGCACAGAGTCGGATTTCTCCTCCCAGTGCTCGACACTCATCAGTATAACACACAGAAGTGTCCACTGGTTTCTCTGAGTATCGGGGCGGTGGAATTCTAACAGTTCCATCGTCTCCTGTCAAGCGTTCATAATCTGAAATTGCTTTGTCAACATCTCTCTTAACACGACGGTCAAGAAGTGCTGGGTCCTTTATTATATAGTCGTTTAATTGACTATTTGGAAAATACTTTCTTTGAATTTCGTCAATCAGGTCATACCAATGTATCTCATCAATCCCTGTACATTTTGTAAGTAATCCTACTGATGAGGTAAGTATAACTCCTATGATTGCAAAATTTATAACTTGTTTCTTATTCATGGGAGGGGAGAACCTCGTCTCCCCATTATTTAGTCTATCACACTCTAGTGTAACAGATATTTGCCACTCCCTGTCCTGGATGTGCAATTGAAGAGAATGCCCCATAAGACAGGTCAAGGTCACGTCCTCCGACATATGGACCTCTATCATTCACTCGCACAATAACTGATTTACCATTTGATTGATTAGTCACCCGCAACTTTGTACCAAATGGAAGCCATTTATGTGCTACCGATTTACCATATGCATTGTATCTTTCACCGTTAGCGGTGGTTCTACCGTGATATCCATCACCAATACCATAATGTGAAGCCATTGAACATCCGCTGGCTGCTTCAGCTTTTTGGGGCGTAAATCCAAGAAGTGTTGAAGCAATAAGAAGTGTTGAAATAAAACGCATTTAAATTAATAGAACTCTACATCCCAATAGAAGGGGGGTACACCACACCTCTCGGTGGGCACCTTCCTGGGCACAAAATGACAACAACTCAATCGCTTATAATATAAATTGGTGTTGTCAATGGGCAGGGCTGGATTTGAACCAGCGTTGGACAGAGCCGCCTGATTTACAGTCAGGTTCCTTAAACCACTCGGACACCTACCCGATAAGCCTAAAATTAGTAATGCCTCCTTCTATGCTATCTGCATAGCGAGTAACATATTTCCAGCTGGACTTGTGGCGGAAATGCCAAAAGGTTTACTGACTTCAGACTTGAACCAAGTTTACCAGAAATTGATTCGGTTGTCAAGGTACTGGGGATATTTATAAAACTTATGGGTTCTGGAAAACCCTACCCCATCCATCGTTGCCACCAGGGCACCACCTACGAGCTAGCTCAGAGCGTTTGTAGATGGCACCCTTACCGTTGCTTACAGCGCCCGTATACCCGTCGTTGAGGCTACCGTAGGGGTCATTGACGACGTAATCTCCTGATGGTGTCTTGCCTTTAATGACTATCATGTGTCCGCCTGTGGGATTAGATAGAGGACCGCGATGAAGAATACCAGCAACAACAGGTCTGCCAGCGGCAAGCTCCCTATCAAGGTCAGCAAAAGTAAGGGAATAGCTGAAACTTGACTTAATGCCATAAGATGCGAGAACACGAGTTTGAACCATGTGGTCCGTTGAGTCACCGATTGCAAATACTTTTTGAACGTAGGCATCATCGCCCTTTGCTCCTTTGAGTGTGCCTGGTTTAAAATATTCTAAAACCATAGCACAGGCAGATGAATTACAGGTGCGATTAGCATCTCTGTAGTTATCTGTTTGAGGAAACCAAGGCACATCAAGAATGTTTGATTTTGGTTTCTCTGGTTGAGTTCTATAAATTCTGACCCAGTTTGCTGAGTCTTCCATTTCTTCTGGTGCTTTCTTTTCAAGAGTCTTTTCTAACTCTTCTACAGCAGCAACATGTTTTGGATTATTTTCATCAAAATGTTTGAAGAAGTTATGTAAATCAATTCTAGCCATCTTTACCTCCGAATAGTTTAATAAAGTACTCTGCGTCTATTACTACTAATGGTTTTTTATGATTCTTTTTCATTACCACAATAGGTTCATAATTACCTGCATTTGCTTTTGCTTGTTCATATGCTTCCCAGACATTGAGTTTTTCAACATTCTTACATTCAATACTCAATGGGAATTTTTCTCTAGCAGCTCTTGCCATAATCAAATCTTCACCACCAGCACCCATAGAGCGTGATTCAATATCTTCAGGATGTATGTTTAATTCTTCTATGAGCTTTTCTCTCATCCACTTCTGGAGATTTCTCCCCTTAGCTTTAGCACTTTGAGGCTTCATTATATGTTTATATTTAACTTAAAATATTTATCTGACCCTCAACAGAGTCATTATACACAGATTCCAGGGGGTTGTCAAGTCCCAAGTTTTATGCTGTTTTTTGCAGTTTAAGAAGAGAACCAACCTAGTTCCCCTACAACTGGGTTTAATGGTCAAAACATGATGGTTTTTCTGCCTGGTTACTGAAAATTTGAGACAAAAAAAGAGGGGGTCCAGCCCCCTCGTAACTTGATTGTCCAGATTATCAACCTTCTAGAATTGACTCAATCCAAACTTCTGACATATTTACCATAATAGCTTGAGCTGCTTCTGGAGTTTCAGCATAGCCTTCCTCTAGAAGATGCTCTAGAACTACATCATATACATCTGTTTCTTCTCCAAGTCTGGATGCAAGCTTACCTGCACCAGAAGCTACCTTTCTAGCTACTCTACCAACTAGGCTCTTGCCAGTTTTCTTTGCAGCAGAACCTGCTGCTTGCATCTTAGCCTGAGCAGCATCACTTGTAGACTTAGTTTTTTCTACTGCAGATTGTCCAGCTGACTTAACAGCACCCTTTACTTTCTCTACGCCACGCTGTAGTTTATTAGCAGCTCTTGATGCTAGATGTCCAACTACTGCAGAGCGAACTCCTCTACGACCTGATGGGTCTTTTGAAGCTTGCTTCATTCCGATAGCACTTCTATTGAGTGTCTGACCCTTTTTGCCTGTTACTAGTTTATGCTTAGCAGCATAATCACCAGCAGCAGTATCTACTACCTTTCTAGCTTTTTGAACACCACTTTGTACAGCAGCCTTTACTCTACCTGCAGCTTTTCCTGGAGCATCTTTAACTGCCTGAGCTTGTCTTTGACGAGCAGCAGAAACTACTGCAGTACGTCTTGCTTGCTGACGCATTGCAGTTCCTTGACCAGTGGTTACTTTACTGGAAGAACCAGCGGCTCCACCACGACCCATGGTTACGGTAGCTTCCTCAAGAATATCTTCAAATGCTTCTTCAATTTCGTCTAGGTCGTAACCTTCTTCGACCATAGCTTCGATTGTTTCATCAACAATCTCTTCTAGTTCATCATCATAGAGATAATCAATATCTTCAAATAGTTCTGTTTCTTCGGTAAGAGTTTCCCTTAGTTCGTCGTCATAGACAGCGAAATAAGACTCATAAAGTTTTTGAGTACTTGTCATTGGAGTTTTTATAAATGTTACTTTATAGTATTATTTATAAAAACTCCTTTATTAGTTATAGTTTAAATCCAGAGAACATATCTTTATTCACATCTTGTTTAATTCCACCAATTACATAGCTTTCAATTTCTGTTTCTTGTGGTGCGTTTTGCATCATCTTAGAATTTAGCCAATGCTCAGTCCAAGGAAGAGGATTATTTGACATAGAAATATCAAACGCAGGCTTAAGTCCAATTGCTTTCATTCTACGATTAGCAATATATTCCACATAAGAAGCAAGTAACTTTGAATTTAATCCAATCATAGAACCATCTTTAAACAGATATTCTGCCCATGCCTTTTCTTCATTTACTGCTTTCTTGAACATTTCATATACATTCTCTTCTTCTTCCTGCATAATTTCTACCATTTGAGCATCATCACCATTCTTCCAATTCTTAATGATGTTCTGAGTAATTACAAGATGTTGAGATTCATCTCTAGCAATTAGAGAAATAATCTTTGCAGAACCCTCCATTATTTTGAGTTCTCCAAAAGCAAAAGAGCAAGCAAACGAAACATAGAACCGAATACCCTCAAGGATATTTACATTCATTACTGCACGATATAGTTTTCTCTTAAGTTCTTTAAGTTCGATACTAGCAGTTGAATGTGAAGTTCCTAAACTCCAGAGATTTCCAGAATCCCACTGATGAGCAGACTCAATAAATTCATCATATGCTTCAGTAACACTCTTTGCTCTTTCTAGAATTTTTTCATCATCTAGAATTGTATCAAATACTTCAGATACATCTGGATACACATTTTTAATAATGTAAGTATATGAGCGACTATGAATCATTTCCATAGTTTCCCAAATTTTCATACAAGCCTCTAATTCGGGAAGAGAACAATATGGAGAAAATGCCATGCCAGGACCACGACCCTGAACAGAGTCAAGCATAATCTGATACTTCAAATTAGAAGTAAAAATATGTTTTTGTTCTGGGCGAAGAGTAGCATAATCTGCACGGTCCTTCTGGAGGGAGACCTCTTCAGGTCTCCAGAAGTATCCCAGTTGCTGTTGAGTTAGCTTGTCAAAGATAGGGTACTTATAAGTATCATATCTTTGAATACCAAGTGGAGCACCAAAAAACATTGATTGCTTTTTAATGTCTACATGATTACTATTAAATACTGTCATTCCTTTAATTTCACTGTTTGTATTTTTAATGAATTGCATGTAATTTCTCCGTTAAATTTTGCAGCTCTCGCAGTCGTCTTCAGCTTCTAATTGACATAGCAATTGTTCCAATGCTTCTCCTTTTACTTCAGTGTCTGCATCAGTTTTACTATCATATGTATTTTGATAGTATGATGTCTTCCATCCATACTTATAGGTCATAAGTAAATCTTGTGCCATTATAGAAACTGGAACTTCATTATCTGGATAATTCTCTGGATTGTATGACCAGTTTCCAGAAATTGCTTGGTCAAAGAATTTCTGCATCACAGCAACAATGTTAATATAACCAGTGTTACTAGACATATCCCAAAGAAGTGTATAATTCTTTTTGAGACTTTGGTAGCTGGGAACAATTTGCTTAAGAGGTCCCTTCTTTGATTTCTTAACGGACAAGTAATCTCTAGGTGGCTCGATTCCGTTTGTTTCATTTGACACAACGGAACTGCTCTCCGATGGCATCTGTGCCGACAATGTTGAGTTCCTGAGACCGTTAGCCACGATTGATGCTCTAAGATTCTCCCAATCATAATTTAGTTCATTGGATACTAGTTCGTCTACATCTTTTTTGTAGGTATCAATAGGAAGAATACCTTGAGAATACTTAGTGCGATGGAAATATTCACATGGACCTTTTTCTACAGCTAGTCTGTTTGATGCTTTGAGCAGATAATACTGAAAAGCTTCAGTTAGTTCATGTACTGATTTCCAAGCTTCTTTGTCTTCATACTTAAATCCTTGTTTCGCAAGATAATGAGCAAGTCCAATGTATCCAACTCCAAGAGAACGTCTATTCTTTGTAGATATCTCTGCAGCATTTACTGGATATCGTTGATAATCAATAAGCTCATCTAGAGAACGAACAGAAAGGTCACATAGTTCTTCCATTTCGGAATGGTGATTAATCTTTCCAACATTAATTGCAGAAAGAATACATAGTGCAATTTCTCCTTCTCCATCAATATGTTCAATCGGGTCTGTTGGAAGTGTAATCTCTTGACAGAGATTGGACATATTTACTTTATCAATAAATGAAGAGTGTGTGTTGCAATGGTCAATATTCATGATATAGATACGACCTGTTTCTGCTCTTTCCTTTAGAAGGTCTAGAAAAAGTTCTTGAGCGTTGATAGTTTTTCTCGGAATAGCATCATTTCGTTCTGCAGCCACATACATATCGTCAAACGAATCAGTCCCAAAAGCATCATAAAGACCAGGAACGTCGTGTGGAGAGAAGAGAGAAATATCTTCATTCTTGATGAATCGTTCATAGAACAGTTTAGAGATTTGGATACTGTAGTCTAACTTACGAACACGGTTATCTTCGGTTCCTTTATTATTTTTTAATACGAGAATATCCTCTATTTCCTGGTGCCAAATAGGGAAGTGAACAGTTGCAGAACCACCACGGATGCCGTTTTGAGTGCAACATCTGACCGTCGCTTCAAATTTCTTGAGGAACGGAATAACTCCTGTATGGGCAACTTCTCCACCACGAATTTTGCTATTGATACCTCTGATTCTGCCCGCATTGATACCAATTCCAGCCCTCTGAGCAACATACCTGCCGATAGCCATGTCAGAACTGAAAATAGAGTTGAGAGAATCGTTAACATCAATAAGAACACAAGAAGCAAATTGGCGAAGAGTTGTTCTAACGCCTGCCATAATTGGTGTTGGGATGTTGATTCTGTGCTTGGAGATTGCGTTGTAGTATCGTTTGACATATTCTAGTCTAGTTTCTTTTGGATACTCTGCAAAGATTGTTGCAGAAATTAGCATATACATGTATTGAGGAGTTTCATAAATTGTTTTTGAACTCCTATCCTGTACTAGATATTTGTCTACTACTTGACGAAGACCAGCATAGGTAAAAATATAATCTCTTTCGTGGTCAATCCATGTATTAATTTTATCCCATTCTTCATCGGTGTATTTGCTAGCAAGTTCTTTATCATAAACACCTTTTAAAATACCAGTAGTAAGATGCTCTCCTACTGTCGGGAACCCGTTTTTCCAATTAGCTCCAAAGACTTGCTTATATAGACCGAACAGGAGAAGACGAGCAGCAACAAACTGATAGTTTGGATTATCAAGGCTAATGAGGTCACTAGCTGACCGAACCAGGATTTCTTGGATTTCATCAGTAGTAATTCCGTCGTAAAATTGAAGTCCAGATTGAATTTCAACTTGGGAAGCACTAACTCCTGCCAATCCTCCACAAGCACAATCTACCATACTATGAATCTTATCTAAATTAAGTGGTTCAAGAGTACCATTACGTTTTTTAACTTTAGTACCATTGCTCATACTTTTTTCCATTGAGTAAATTTAAGTTTTGCTTCTAGTCCTTTATAAGTATTTTCGGCTATCAATTGCTGTGGGACAAGTCCAGCAATTACCATATCGTTTATATCTTTTTGTTGGATATTAGATGGCCAAATGACAATCTTTTCTCCAGACTCAATCAATTTTTCATAACGTTGTACAATCTGAAAATTTCTGGGTTCATTGTCTAAAATGAAAACTCTATCCTTGTAAATAGATTTTTCTAAATCAACATCAGAACCACACATAGCGATTGCATTAGAAAGAAAAAGAGAGTCAAAGGGACCCTCTGTGACATAAATTGTATTGTTAAAATTTACAGTATCAAGTCCAAATAATTTAACATACCTGTCATCCAGTATGGTAGTAATGTAGCGTAGATTTGAATTTTTGTCAATAGCTCTACCTTGATATCCAAACATCTTGCCACTTTTTGATAGAAGTGGAATAACAATCCTGGCTTCTTTTTTATTGTTTTCGATATTTGCCCAAGCATTAAAATCTTCAGCGTAGTAAAATTTAGAAAAGTATTTTTCTGGGATTTGTCGTTTGAGAAGATATTCTTTTGCTTGGTGTGAATTATTTAGTTCTGATATTTTTGGTAAATCTATGTCTAGAGATTTCTTAAATATTGGTTTGGTAAACTCTACTGCCAGTTTAGGATTTGCTGTATTTGAGCCTCTACCAGTAGTACCATTTTTAAATCTTTCCATGACATATTCATCATGGAGTCTTGCGTCAATATCCTTCAAAAAATTAGCAAGAGTTCTTCCTACTCCACAATTGTGACACCTAAAAAGCATTTCTGACTTTTTAAGATAAAAGAACCCTCTTGCCTTATTTTTACTTCGTGAAGAATCTCCACAATAAGGACATCTGAAGTTATATAAATTTTCTTTCTTTTTAGCGAACTTATCTAGTCTAGCAGAAATTAAATTGATGTATTTTGTATCAATGTAAGTCATCACAAAAGCTCAGTATGCACCAATCATACCACACCTAGAGTGGGTTGTCAATCTGCCTTCTTGTGAGTATGTCCATCATGCTGCATCTGCATTTCAGATGGAGCCCACCATCCAGAAGCTAGTGTTGAAACTGCTGTTGTTAAAACTGCTAGAACAACTCCACATCCAACAGTCATCCATTTAATCTTTCCTATTTCCTTTACTTCTTTCTCGATTTCATCAATTCTTTCCGAAACTCCATCATGCTGTTCTTTATTTTCAGCTCTGAGTTTATCAATAAGATTTGTTATTACTTCATCTGTTTTTGAACATTGTTCAATCTTTTCATCATGTATAGCCAACATCTTACTGATTGTTTGACTAGTCTCACTAATTTTCTCGATGGCGGAATCAATTTTTTTCATCATTCTCTCGTATACACTAAGCCTTTCTTCAAGTAACGCTAGCTTAGTTTCGGTTGAAGAATTTTGAAACATTTGTTTCTCCTACTTTGTTTTAACTTGTCCTTGATGATGAAAATGTCATAATTTTTTCAAACCCAGCAGAAGATGAATTAATAGTCTTAATCATTTTAACTCTATTACTTGCATTCAAATTTCGATATAAATCTACCAATTGTTGTGATTGGTCTGGAGAAACCTGTGCCTTTTCTCCATTATCAAACATTACTACAGATGGACGACCAGACATTGCAATTTGCTTTAACTGGTCAATTACCTTTCCTCCACTTTCATGGAGTAAACCTTCAGAAACTTTAGTTTTCTTTTTTCTTTTTGAAGCTGGAATTCCAGGAGGCTCTACGCTTGGTGGTAGAGAAACTGCAGCTCCAGTTCCAACTGAATTTGCAGCTACTTCTTCATTGTAATTCATATCTTTTGAAGTTCCTCCAGGCAATATTGGTCAGTTTGAATATGAGGCAATGTAGTTGACTCTATTCTGTTTAAAAAAACCATAAAAGATTTTAATGCTGGCCAGTATTTGTTTTCTATTTTAAAAAACAATAATGGAGTGGCAGCATCACCAAAAATATTATATACTACAATTATGTGATTTAACAAAAGATGAGGTTTTAGAATTCCTTGATTTACATAACGTTTGAGTAATCTTTTGATATACTTAAACTTTTTCAGGTCTTCAAAAAAATCATCTTTTGTCATCGCATTTGGATTGTCATAATTTTTAATTGCAAAAAGCAAAAAATTATCATCATTTAATTCATTAAATCTCATAATATATTACTTATCAAACACTGGCTACGAATGTTAGGGTTGCAGAATTGGAAGTAACTTCCTCTGTTCCACCAGCAGATGTAATCTTAACACGGAACTTGGTGCCACTTAGAGTTGAAGTAGCATTAGTTAGTGTTAGAGTTGCTGAGGTAGCACCAGAGTATACACCACCATTGGTAATATTAGTCCAAGTAGTTCCAGTTGCAGACTGTCTCTGCCATCTGTATGCTAGAGTTCCAGGTGTTCCTGTAGTTGTAGTTGATACTGTGAATGTTGCATCATTTGTACCTACAGTTGCAACTGTAATGGTCAAATCGTTTGTAGTATCAACACCACCTAGAGCACTACCTAAAACAGTGATAGTTTCATTTGCAGCATAACCACTTCCCTTGTTGGTTACTGTTACTGTATAAGAACCACCTGCTCTTGCTACAGTAAACTGAGCACCAGTTCCAGAACCAGATGCAGTTCCTGTAACCGCAGTATATGAAGCAGTTCCTGTTGCTGCAGTACCTGCACTGGTGACAGTTAGAATTGCACCATCAGTATAGAATGATGCGTTAGCTGGCTGTACAGAAATTGTTACTGCTGATGCTGCATCTGCTGCAATAGTATCATCAGACTGAGTTTCGTTTGCGTTTGTATCTGGGTTAGATAGTGCAACTAGCTTTTCTGCTTTATGGCGAGTATTTCCTGCAGCATCAGTATATGTGAAATATGACCACCAACCAGGACCATCAATACCACGAGTACGGTTCTCATTTAGTGCAGCTTCTGTTTCATCAACAAAAACAATTGTTTTTGCCTGTGAAGATGCAGAAATAGTCTTTTCGACTTTTGACTTATTTGCGTTAGAATCAGTTCTTCCGTAAAGAGACATTTAAAAATCCTCTGAAATATTTTATTCTGTTATTATTTATAAAAAATGGGGAGTTACCTCCCCAGAATTAACTATGAAATTTAGGTAATAAGTATCAGCAATTCTTTAGAAGTGCTGCTCTTACTGTGGATGCAATTACATTATCTACATCATTATCTGTAGTTTTCACATATCTATCAAGCAAATCACATACTAATTTTTTTGTTGCACAGCTATTTAATGTAGCAACAAGAATTGGTTTAACTAGTTCTACGAGTGCTCTCATGGTTTTTCCCAACTACGGCTATTAACTATTTATCTTAAATTTGGGTTTCTCTCTCTTGCAGATAGTGATGGATGGTCATCTCTGTATCTTCTTCTTGGAGCTTCATCATCGTACTCATCTTTCTTTCTAGTTGCTCCTTTATGAAGTCCAGTGTCTCCTGGTGCTTTTTGTTTTTCTAAAGTAGCATCTTTACTTAACAGTTGAGCACTTCCAAGTCTACTTGCCTGAACTTCTTTTGGAGTTCTGGTTCTTCTGAGACCACCTTTTTGTGCTTCTCTCTTTTCAATAGCTCTTGCAGCCCAACCAAGTTTTGTTTCATCAAGTTCGACTTCTTCCATTGCATGTCCCATTGGAAGTTTTCCTTGTTTCTGCAACTGAAGTCTTTGTTGTTGAAGCATTAGCTGCTTTTTTGACATCATTTGTTGATTCTTAAGTCTCTGAGAATCTTTAGCTGCATCTGGAGTTACTTGCTCTGCTTTGTATTTTTTCCAAGCAGTTGCATATGCAATTCCTCTTTCTTTTTTGGTTAGCCCATCTTCAGAATATCCTTTTTTGATGTGCTTGACCATTCTCTCATACTTTTTGCCTGGAGGTGCTTTCTCTTCAATACTTTCAATTTCTTCTGCAGTCATTTTAAATGTTGGATTAATTATAACTCCATCCTTTACTTTACCTTTCATTTTTGGTTGATGATTGGTAGTTAAGGTAGAAGTTGTTTTAACAAATTTTTTAGTAGCTTCATCCTCACTAGCTTCAGTTAGTTGCTTCCAATTAGCAAATTGAAAATCTGATTTGTTATAAATTGTAGAAAGTTTTTCTTGAATAGTATTCAATGCAGTATTAGTAGTTTCTACTTCTTCAGATAACATTAAATTAGCTTGCTCAATAAAATAATCAAAATGTTCTTGGTCAATTGATTCAAAAATTTCATTGACTTCATCATAGTTAAATGCAATCTCAGATTCAATAAAGTAACGAGTTAGAAGTTCTTTTTCTTCTTTTGTCATTTTTTTAACAAAAGCACCAGCAGCTCTTCCTGCCGCAGCAGCATTTGACTTACCAGCTCTCTTGGCTGCTACAGCTTGTCCTGCAGCTGCTCCTGCAGCTCCTGCAGCTTTGACTGCAGTTCTACCTGCAGCCTGAGCAGCTCTACCTGCCGCAACAGTTGCTTTTCTTCTTGCTCTAGTTGCTGATGCAGATTTTTCAGCTTCTTTGCCCCTTGCTCTAACTGCATCATAAGTTGCCTTAACTTCTGCTGCACGTCTTGCTCCTACTTTCTTTGCAGTATCTACCGTTTTTCTGAGAAGTGCAGTATCTCTTTCAGCTCTTGCTTTGAGTGCTCCAAGAATACCACCCTTAGCTTTTTCTTTTGTTTGTGTTGCTGTAGATTTAGTTTCTGGTTGTGATTTTTTGACATTAGCGATTTTAGATTGACTCTTTAGTGCTGAAGTCATTCCAGATGACTTGCTTGATTCCTTTTCCTTTTCTGCCTTTCTTGCTTTGTGCTCTGCAGTTCCACGAATAGCAGATGCCTTAGCACCACCCTTTAGTGAACCAATTGACTTTCCACCTTTGGACATTCCAGAACCACGAACTTTAGTTCCTCCTGCACCTCTTCTCCATTCTAAAAGAACTTCTTCCTCTTCTGATAAAAGTTCAACATAATAGCAGAATGCATCAATTCCCATCTCTTCGATTAGAATATCAATGCCATATTCATTAAGACCTTCTGCGATAAAATAATCTGCTGCAAATTCAGCAAGTTCTTCAAAACTAAAGTCTTCTTTATATCCTTTTGCCTTTGGAACTCCTTTTGAAGGAACACAATTTGGAACTTCACGACCACCTTTTTTCTTCATTCCAACTTGAGTGTATCCTTTCCAACATGGGTCCTCTTCATTTACTAAATCATACTCTTCAGGAAGACCTTTTGAACCACCTACTTTATTATATGCAGCTCTACGCTTAGCATCACTCTTATTGTACTGATGATATTCTTTTTCGCTTGAACTAAGTTTTGGAGTATTTACTGGTCTTGCACCTGGCTTAGTTGGTGCATCTGGTTTAGCACCACGAGCACGACCTAAAGTATAATATCTGGGACCAGTTTCAGAATCTCCTGAAATTCTCTTTCCTGCGTCAGAACGTCCAGCTTGATACTCTTTCTCAGATTGACCATGCTTACCTTTGTAGAGTTCGTCTAGTTCAAACTCTTCTTTATTCATTCTCTCCTTTGCTCTAAGTTTTCCAACCTTTGAGTAAATACGAGATGCTTGTGCAGCCTTCTTAGCAGCAGTTTGTCTATCACCAGCATTTGCAGCAAGTCTTCTTTGATTATCTGCTTTCTGTGATGCAGTAATTGCAAGAGCAGCAGAAATTTCATCAATCTGTTCTACTTCTTCATTACGTTGTCTACGCTTAGCAATAGCAGCAGCAACTGCACTTCTGCGCTTGCGAATATACTTATCATTCTTATCATTTGGTTTGCCATCATTATCAATATCAGCATCTTCACGACCTACTGGGTCTAATGCTTCTCTACGAATATTGCTCTTAGCATTTAATTTTGCTTGAATACGTTGCTTCATTTCTGGCATAGAAGCAACATTATATAGAGCTAAAGTTGGAGCACTAAATGTTGTGCCATTGGTGTACACAGACACACCCATATAATCTCTGATTTTCTTATCTTCAAGAAGAGTTAGAGCATACTCTAAAGTAACGTCAATCAAATTCTCTCGTAGATAATTTTCTTGAGATTCCACATCACCTGGAAAATATGATGCCACAGTCTCCACCATTTTTGTAGCTCTATACATCATGTCTGGAGAAAGAGACATGAATTTTGCCGCAATTGATAAATCCATATGATACTCTCTTTGTAAAAAATCTATATTTATTATTATTTATCTTTTCGATTAGCTTTACTAAATGACTGAATTTTTTCTCCAGGTGTCATTTTTTGAACGTAACTTCTGTAATCATCAGTTCCTATTTCTAGTGGTCCAGGATGATAACTCAAATCTTTAATCCAAGTTCTATGAATTTTTTTCTGCTCATCAACAAAGATTACATAATTTGAACCTCTGGTTACAATTTTTCCAGAGATTCCAGTTTGCATATCTTCAACATATTCGCCAAGATTAAATATATTTCCTTGGTAATATTGTTCTCTAAGATTTACTATATCTAATTCTGGAGCAACATTCCAAACTTCTTCAGAAAGCTTCATTGATTTTCTGACTTGCATATAGATTGCACGACATTCCTTTTTACTTACATTACCAGGAAGTCCTTGCTTAAAAGTTTCATAGTCATTTTCAAGTGCAGCTTTACGCATCATTGAACTAGTAATACCTTCAGATTTATCAGCATCTGGGTCAGTAATTCCTGCACCAACAACTTCTACTCCATAAAAATCATAAACTTCACCGTTATACTTTTGTGCTATCTTTTCGTATTTTTTTACATTTTCATCACCACACATTAAAATCACATGATGATATCCTTCATCGTGCAATGATGATAAAATATCATAAATGTTATCTCCGTTTTCTTTGTCATCAATAATATTCTCAGCATAATCTGGAAATACATGCTGCATGATATTTAATTTTGTTTTAAAGTCTAATGGATTCTTCTTACCATCAGAAGTTCTACTTGGATAAATTCTATATTCCGCATCTAATTCTTCTGCTTGTTCTTGTACTGCAGCTAGAAGTTTTTCATGTCCAAGTGTAGGTGGATTGAATCTACCAAATGTAATTACTATTGCAGGACCTTCACCAGGGGCTGGCTCCTGTGGTTGTGCAGAAGCAGCAGAACCAGCTCCTGCAGTAGGACTACTTGCAGGAGCTGGTTTAGTAGAAGCTGGTACATCAGCTGCAGATTGAGGACTAGAAGAAAGAGGAACACCGTTTTTAATTTTATCTTTTTCAGATTTTGAGATGGGTACTAATTTACTTCCTCCCATTTCACTCTTTGCAACTATTTCACCTCTTGAATTAGAGTAATATCCTTTTCCAAGATGAACTAAACCTTTCTTTTCTGCTTCCTTTCCCGCTGGTGTTCTAGCTTCAATTACAAATTGTTTAAAAGTTTTCATCAAAAGAAACTGTTTCTACATCTATTATTTAGGCATCCAAGCTAGTTTCAGCAAAGATTTTGCTCGCATCACATTAGTAATTACAACTATACAATTATAAATGTCTGTTGTATTATCTCTAATAAATTTTAGAATTAAATCTTTTTCTGGTTTATACAACTTTGAAGTTTTTCTCTTCATCAAATAATAATTTATTACCGAATTAGTTAATTCCTTTGGGTCTGCTAAATTCTGTTTTGTTTTTGGATATTTTTCTACAAAATTTGTTAATAGAGAATAGATAACAAAATTTTTATTCCTTGATACAATATCCAAAAAGTTTGAGCACAATTTAGAGAATCTACGAGCAGCTGAGAGGTAGTTATCAAATTTTTGTTTATCTTTTTCTTGAATACAAAATGATAGTGATTCAAGTAGAGCTAATGATTCATCTACACTTTTACTTCCATTGCTAAACAAATAAGATTCAATTGTGCCCAAACTAATTGAAGTCATCAGATATCTCCTTCTTTACGATTCTCTGAACGAAACACTCGGAAAGCACCTTCTGGATATCGAGCAGTTAGCTTGTCTACATTAGTCTCTAGAACTTCTTCGATGTTAGTTCCTAGTGCAATACATCCCTGAGCAATATACCACATAACATCACCAAGTTCTTTAATCATGTGAATTCGTGATTGCTCATTATATGGTTTACCTTGGAAAGCAATCTTTTTAACCACTTCAGCAAACTCACCTCCCTCAGCAGTAAGACCAATAGCAGCAGTCAGAAGTCGGTTCAAATCAACGCCAGCACCCATTACATTGTCTTCAGGCACTTTACGTTCTAGTTCATTTACCCTAGTAATAAATTCTTCTGGGTTGCTAGAAGCTAGGCTAGTAGTATCTCCAACAAATTGTTGATAAGCATCAAGACTAATTAGTTTCTTTGTCATACTTTAAATCCTTCAAATGTTCGTGTTTTTTTAGTAAATTTCTCATCATACTCAGAGTCTTCCTTCTGACCAGAATCAGTGATTTTCCCCTGAGCACCATCCTCCAAATTATACAGCTTCATCTTGGCTCTGTCAATACCAACGACAAATCTCTTGAAAACAGTTGGGTCATTGTATCTGTTCTTCAACTGCTTTACCATAATTTGATTTAATTGTTCCAATTCTTCTGTACTAATGAGAGCAAACATAAAGTCTGCAGTAGCAGGAAGACCAAATGATTCTGATGTATCTGTTAGTTCAACATCAGAGTTACCATATCCAGAACGAGTAGTTTGTGTGGCACTGACAATAGGAACATTACATTCTACTGCAAGACCACGAAGTTCTTCTGCAATAGCTTTGACATAAGTATATGAATTTACCAATGTCCCTTTATATCGAGAAGATGAACAGATATTCAAGTAATCAATAAAAATAATATCTGGGCGAAATCCTTTTTTTAAAGCAAGTTCGTTCAACAGAGATTTAAAATGTCCAACATGAGCAGAAGCAGTTGGATATTCTTTGATGATTAATTTTCCTCTGGTCTTTTCAGATAATTTATTTAATTTTGTTTCATACATTGATTTTGGAAGTTCCGCAATATCTTGAATATTTACATTCAAGAGGTTTGCATCAATTCTTTCAGCAATGCGTTCTTCTGCCATTTCAAGTGTAATGTAGAGAACGTTGCGCCCCTGCAGGAGGACGGAGCTAGCCATGTGGCACATGAATAAACTTTTCCCGACACCTGTACCAGCAAGAGCGATATTGAGAGTCTTGTTAGGTATACCACCTTTGGTAATTTTGTTAAAAATGTCAATGTCAAAGGGAATTTTCTCTTCTTTTTTGTGATAGAAATCATATCTTAAATCTGAATCTGAAATGTAATCGTGACCAATATGGTCATCAAAAGAAACTGCAAGTGCATCAGAAAGAATAGAAGGAATTGAATCTTTACTTCTAGTTTTATCTTTTCCATCTGCAATCTTAATGGATTCTGTCAATGCCAATAAAATTGCTCTATCTTTACACCACTTTTCAGTGGTGTCCAAAAGCCATTGTGCATCAACAGATTCATCCTTTAATTCGGAAACTGTAGTTACAGATTCCTGAAATATTGTATCTGATATGTCTCTTCTATTTTCAATCTGAATATTTAATACAGATTTGGTTGGAATACTATCGTATTCTGCAATAAATTTGTTGACTTCTTGAAAAATAATTCTTTCGGAAAGAGTATCAAAATAAGATTCCTTAATAAAAGGAATTACTTTTCTGGTGTAAGTTTCATTAAAAATTAAATTTGAAAGAATTTTAATTTCAATTCTATCCATCAATCATCTTCTCCATCATCAATATCTGTTGGTGCTCCAATACTACCATAAGAAAATTCTTTTTGAGCACATTCGTCAAGTGCTTGCATTAGCTGGGGGGTGAAGAATCTTTCTGGGTCAGCAAGAATCTGCTTAGCATAATACTTACTCCCATCAATATCATAACGGTTCCCAGACTTAACGAAGACTCCGTACTTCTCACCCAATTCCAATAATCCATGATAGCGTTCAAGTCCTCGTTCATCATAAAATAGTTTTGTTTGTACTACAGAGTTTTCCTTTGTAAACCTGGACTTCTGTGCCTTACATGTAATGATATTGCCAACCACAGTTGTTCCATCTTTCTCCTTTGATTTTGAAAGATAGATGATTGTGGATGCAGCATATTTAAGACCAGTTCCTCCTCCCATTTCTTTCATTGGAACATATGCTCCAACAACGTCATAAGTGTGGTTGGTTACAATGAGTGGAATATTAGCTTGACCAAGTTTTAGGGAAAGAAGACGGAACACAGATTTAATTACCTGTGCCCTGGTCATATCCCTAGTCTCCTTGCCAGCAGAAGCATCCTCAACCTCTTTGGTGGTCGAGAGCATCCCCAGAGAGTCTAGCACAAAAAGCAGCGGGGGTCTATCCTCTTTTTTAAGCTTCATATATTCTTCCACTACCTTGAGTGATTGAGTACGAAACTCTTGAACAGTAGTGACAGGAACTAGACCTACACGCTTAGTATCAATTCCACGACTGACCATCATATCCTTTGAGATAGCAGATTCAGTCTCAAAGTAAATAACTTGTCCTTCTGGATTTGATGCAAGAAAATGCTTTACAATTGAAAGAGCGAAGAAAGTTTTTCCTGTGCTGCTTTCGCCAGCGAGAGCTGTAATCTTATTAGCAGGTAGCCCGCCAAAAATACTCCCGCTGATGAGAGCATTGATGATATAACTACCAGTGTCAATAAAGCCTGTACAATCTCCTGCGGCGATTCCTTCGTCAACGATTCCTGCATATTCATTTTTTAATTCTTTAATTACACTATTTAAGAATGCCATAAAATACTCCGTTACAATTTGTTAAATAAATGCTTCTAATGTTCCTCGTTTTTCAGAAACCCATCCAATAGAATCTAAAACATTCCTCAGTGGTTTTAGAAAACTTGTTTCAAATTGCATATTATAATCAATATACTCATGCAATCCAAATTCTTCTGGTAGATTTTGAAAATATGAAATAACGTTTTCTCCAATAGGATTTGGTTCTTTTAAATAGACAAACTTAATTTTTTCTCCCTCTTGAATGTAAGGATACTTGTTAGAAAGTTTCATCTTTTTAAGAAGATGATTATATAAGATTGCTCCTCTAACTTGAATTGGAGTCTTCTCTGCATATAGTTTAGCAGAACTTTTATATTTGTCAAGATTGTTGAGACCTCTGGGAAAGGAAATATTAACAACATCTTGTTGTTTAGTTTCGTCTTTGATTTGTTTGATAAATTTGATTACTTCATCATTATCATGATTGAGAATAATTCTAAATGCCTTTTCCAATTTATCTCTATAATATGATGGAGTAGAAGAACGAGCAGTTTCCAGACCCATAATTTTCATTTTTGGTTCTGCGTAACGAACTCCTTCACTATCCCATACATTAAGAATGTAGCGTTTCTTTGCTGTCCAAATACCTTTGTCTGCAATGTTCTCACGCTTCATTTGCATCTTTTGTTCAAAGGCATTGACATACTGTGCCAATTCTTTGTAAGAACTTTCAATATATTTCTCAAGTTCCATGCTACAGACCTTATCAAGGAACGAAACAATGCTTTCAGTAGTTTTCTCTCTTCCCTTGAATACAGCGTCAACAAAAGGACCCATATTAAGATAAATGGAATCAGTATCAATAGCAATAACATAATCTTCGTTCTTACTCTTTAGAATTTTATTCATATACTCATTTAGACTCTTTTCAATCCATCGAATAGAAAGTTGTCCAGAAAGAGTAATAGCTTCTGCGTTGGTAATCAGGAAATACCTGAAGTATTCATTTCCGATGGCACCATAGGCAGAGTTGAGTTGAATCTTACGTGCCATCTGAATGTTATTACAGCGGGCAATCTCTTTCTTCAACTCAACTGAAGGATTCTTTTCGTATTCTTGCTTAGCAGCAAGCATCTTCTTCTTGTAAATGGTTCGGTCTTCATATGTTTTCTGCATGAGCTTAGGTAGAAATCCTTGCTCATGAGTATCATACATTGCTCCATTTGGACATACAGTACTGCAATCTAATGAAGAAGTGTCAACCTGCTTATCGAGAAGTTTATCCACAGATACACCAGACATTCTTTCTGTCAGAAGAGTTTCTGGTGAAATATTGTATTGCATGATAAGGTGTGGATATAGAGAGTTAAGGTCAAAGGAAACAACCCAATTATGTTTTCCTACGATAGGGTCTTTGACATGAGCACCTTCATATGCATATTCCTTTTTGTGAGATTTCTTTGGAGGAACTACAATGTTTTTCTTTTTTAGGTAGTTGAAGATAATGTTATCCCAAGTTTTTACTTGTGAATATACATCTTGATAATTCTGTTTAGCATCATACGCCATAGTAAGACAAAGCTCAATAAGTTTCATCTTATCATCTAGACGCTCAACAAGCTCTACGTCACGAATGTTATAGTCTACAAATTTTTGCCAGTTCTTAGTATAGAATTCTTTAAAATTTTCAAACTCACTATGGTCCAACTTTTGCTCACCAAGTTCTACCATTGCAATATGGTCCAACCTGTAAGATTCTTGATTGGTATAAGTAAATTTTTGATACAAATCAAAGTAGTCTAGACAAGAAATTCCAGCAATTTCATAGACAATTTGTTTTCTTCCACGAACAATAATTTCTCTACTTGAAACTATATTCCAGGGAGAAATTGATTTGAAGTGTTTTTCAGTTAGAATTCTATCAATTCTTCTCATAATATATGGAATATCGTATAAGTAAACATTCCATCCAGTTACTACATCTGGAGTATTATGAGCCCACCAAACAAGAAAATCTTTGAGCATTTCTTGCTCAGTCCAAAAAACACGATACTCTACATCACTTCTTGTTGTTTGATATTCTCTGGTTCCCCATACATTAATTTTTTTGCTGATTAAATTTTTGACAGTAATGCATAGCATTTCTTCTGATGCTGCTTCTACATTTGGAAATCCATTTTCACAAGCAACCTCAATGTCTAAGGAATAAATTTTCAGATGAGTAATATCAAATTTAATTTCATCCTCTGGAAATTCATCAGCAATATATTGAGATAGATATCTCTCATATCCATATATTTGAAAATTATCTACATCTTCATATTTTTTCATAAATTCTCTAGCTTCCTTTACCCTAGAGAATTTAATTGGACTTACATATTCTCCATCAAGAGTTACATATTTAGTTTTATTTGGAGAAGGAACAAATAAAGTTGGTGAGAATTTTGTCTGAAAAATCTCTTGAACTCCATCATCATATCCTCTATAATAAATTGTATCTCCAATAAGTTCTATATTTGTAAAAAATCTCATTCGGAAATTAGCTTAGTGTATAGATTTAGAATTTCTGGCTTTGGTTCAATGATGGTCATAATTTTATCAGAATTTAATAAGATATCCACATCATTAGTAAAAAGTGGATACTTTTCTAATTGAGCATAATCATTCTGTACGGTTATTGTTTCCTTTCCATTTTTAATATTTTTTTCTTCTGTCTTACTCAAGAATACCGCATTGTATGGAGGGAAATGCTTATCATCTTCGTCATAATCCCAATAGGTCAATGTTTCAACTTTGTATGGATTTTTCATGTACAGAGAAGGTTCTTCATCAAGCTCCTCATATTCACAAATAATATAATCATTAGTCGTCAGTTGAATTAATTTAATATTCATGATAAGGCTTTGGTGGACATCTCTATGTATGATAGCACACCAAGCCCCCCTTGTCAAGAAAAAAGACCCAGCCCTGATAGTTGCCAGGGTGGGTCGGCGGCGACGATATTTGGGGATTTCCCAATTCTATTTATTTAATAGTGTTTTCTCCAGGGAAGTTTGAATCTCGGTCTTCTGTTAAAAACTGTGGGTCGGTTTTTACCCCAGGAATTGACCAAGTAGTTTTCTTCTGATGCTCTGGAATAATTCTTTCGATATCTACTGTTAGAAGTCCATGATTAAAATCTACAGAGGATACTCTATGCTCATCGGAGAGTTGAATCTTACGGGTGAAGGAACGTTTTGAGAGACCTTTGTGTACATACTGTTTTCCAGTATCTCGTTCCTCAACTTTGCTGGCAATTGTGAGAACGTTTTGTTCTGTAAAGACTTCAATCTCTTCTGGTTTAAATCCTGCAAGAGCGACTTCAACTGTGTAGTTACTGTTGTCATGTTTGACGATGTTGTAGGGAGGATAGTTAACATTGACGTTATGATGCATTGCATCTAGTCTGTTAAACATTTCATCCAGACCTACAGCGAGTGGAGCGTAGTCGTTCCAAAATGTATCTAATGATTGAGTGGTAAATTTCATTTTCTGAATCTCCTTAGTAAGCGAGAGTTTTAATAGAGACCCCGAAGGCATCTCTTCACAATTATATATATGCGTTGACCAAAATTGCAAGTTCGGATTTCCGAAAATAAATACTATTACACTTGCAAATTATAAAATGCTCTCTACTCAGTATCGCCTGAGACTTCAGGCTATTTGTGAAAAAATTGTAAACGGAGAATCTGTAGAGTTATCCGATATGATATGGGCAGAGAAACTCGCCGCAGCAAACAGAACCGCTGGCACAATGCTTAGACAAGCAAGAAGAAAATCAGAAAATCCTAATATGCAAGAAGGAGATTTAGATGATTTTCTAAATCAATTAGATATTGGTGGACTTGGAAATGAAAGATATGGTATAGGTGGATTCAATACAGTTGATGATATTGTAGACTTTTTCAGTGAAGGTAGAGATAAGCCAGATGACTGGAGACAAAGAGATTAAATAAATAGATATACGTTCATTCGCTATTTTCAAATAGCGAACGGAAGTAAGCCGACTCGGAACGGAACGTTCATCTATGGAAGCACTTCTTTTAACGTGTTTACAGTCACAACTCCTGTTTAGGAGGATTGATATGGCTGATTTGACTCCAAAACAAAAGAATGATTTGATATGGGAAATCAAACAACTCACACCTAAAAAGTGTACCCTAGACGCAAAAGCCGACTGAAGGAACGCTCTTTAACCTCAACCATTAAGGAGAACCCTAATGTCACAAGCAACTTATCGTGGTGTAAAATACGACACAGAAATTAAAAAAGAAGAATTTGCAAGTAACTGGTTACTGTTGATTCGCAAACAAATTGAAAGAGAACAAAGACTACATGATGCACAAATTGCTATGGCAATGAAATAAAAAAAGAGGGGGCATATGCCCCCTTTTTAATTACTCTGCTTGTTTCTTTTTTCCAATATTATATTTGGATTCAAGAATCCATTCATGCTTGTCTTTAAATGCTAGTACCTTAATTTGACTTAGCGGAGCTGCGTCAATAACTTGGTCTGCATTTACAATTTTAACAAGTCCCCAATCTTGTAGTAATTGGGCTACTCTATTTTTTCTCTGAACATCATTCAGAAATAGATTTGCTCGCTTTCCATCGAGTGCGAACAGTTCTTTAAAATGAACGATATAATATCTACCTTGTTTATGTAAAATATGGCAAGATTGATATAGCTTTTTTTCTTTACGAGAAGCAACACCAATTCTGGTTAATGTTTCTCGTACCTTTAAAAAATCATCTGGTTCATTTAAAATAACTTCAACCATCTGGTCAGCTGACCATGATACTTCAGTATCAGTATTCATTTTTTCCTCCACGATTCATCTTAGATTTAATAAATTCAATTTGCTCGTCTGTTAAAATTTTTAGAGCAATTTTAGCTTTCTCATCACTATAGCCATAATATTTTTTAATAAGTTCAAGAGAACTATTATTCTCCTTTTTCAACCAAGGCGAGAAACGTTTCTTTGGTCTGATAATATTTATATAAAAATCATATTGTAGCTTCTTGTCTAAGTTACAATAGAAATTCATTTCATTCGCAAATAAAATTGTATCTAAAAATCCAGAGAAACACTTATTAATAACATAAGGAGGGTATTGAGATTCATTGGAAGAATCGTCATCCATTAAATTATTCTTAGTCTGATTGATAGAATTTAAATAATCTTTTAATTCTGCCACAATTACTACACGATAATTTTCTTGTCTGGAGTAATAATATTACTATACATCTTAGTATATTGTTCTACAATACTTTCATCTGCTTCAGTAATGTATACTACGAATCGTTTGTCTACAGTAATCTCGGTTTGTGCTTTACTAATCATCGGAGACCATGGAGCAAATCCAAGAGTCCCTTGACCAGTAGGAACCCCGACAATTGCGTTTTCAACCACAATTACTTCAAAGGTTTCTTTAATTAAATTGGCAATTAGGTCCTCACCAGAGGACATACGAATAAGTTTTACGTTCATTTGAATTTACAGTCACACATAATTTCGGTAAGGCAAGCTAAAAGATTAATTTCCTGGTCTGCTACAAATGGCACTTTTGATTGATAATTTGCAATAATTATAACAGCTTGAGGAATAGATGGTGCTTCCAATGAAGTATAAAGAGAATCATATATATTGCGAATAATTCTGTTTACATCATTATCTAAGTTTTCTACCACCCACTTTCTAACTGAAGCAAAGTTTTTGTCTTTCATAAAACCAACTAAGGTTTTAATATTTGCATCTGAAAATGTTGATAAAATTCCACTATCAATAATTCCACCAGAAGAATATCTCTGTAGCTCATTTAAAATTCTACGCCAGTCTGGAAAGAATTTATTTATTACTTCAACAATAACTTTTTCATCATATTGAACATTTTCTTTCTCAAGAATAGTCCTGATACGGTTGAAGAATTCTGCAGCAATTCTTGCTTTTTCTTTTCCTGTGATGTTGAAGTCAAAGACTGCACACCTTGAGTGTAGAGGCTCAATGATTTTGTTTTTGTAATTGCAGGTGAAGATGAATCTGCAATTGCGATGAAACGTCTCAATGTTTGCCCTAAGTAAGAGTTGTACATCGTTGGTTGTGTTGTCAGCTTCATCAATAATGATGACTTTTGGTTTACCAGTTGTTTCCAGTGATACGGTCGATGCAAAGTTCTTTGCTTTGTTTCGTACCGTATCGAGAAATCTGCCCTCATCGGACCCATTAATGACATAACAATCAACTCCTAATTCTTGACATAAAGCCTTAGCAACAGTAGTTTTTCCAATTCCTGGAGGACCAGAAAGAAGTAGATTTGGAAGTTCTTGATTATCTACAAAATTCTGGAAAGTTTTTTTAATATTTTTTGGTAATATACAATCTTCAATTTTTACTGGTCTGTATGTTTCAACCCACAAAAAATCATTACGAGACATTTTTTTACTCCATAATTGAAGAATCTGGTTCTAATGCAATAAGATAAGTTAGTTTATGATTAGAACTAATAAATGTTGACACATTTGGGAATGAAATCTGTACAGTATAGTTATCTGGAATGATTTTCAGATTTTCAACTTTAAAATTTGCAGTAAAAATTTTACTAGTAGTTCCAACAACAACTGAAAAATTATTTGAAGTTACATCTTCTTTATCTTTTACAATCAGACTCATTTCAGTTCCATCACCTGTCAATGAGATATCGGTGAGGTCATAAATTTTTGCTGCTTTGTTGATAGAATTTAAAATATCGTTTGAAAGATTAAATTGAACATCAACAGTTAGGTCAGGTAATTCTTTCTGACTTGTAGTAATCAGAGAAGCATCGCAGTAGTAATACTTTACTTTAGATTTGCCACTACTGATGACTACATACTTTTCATTGGAAAAATCAAAATCTGCATCTTTGAAAATTGTCAGACCACCAAGAAATTGTCCAAGGTCATAAATTGCAAAGTTATGTTCAAAAGATTCTTCACATTCATACACTGCTATAATGTTTTTTTGTGGAGAAACTGTCTTTAGAACATTACCTTTTTTTACTACAATTGATGAATTGATATTTGAAAAATTTTCCAGAACATTCTTAGTTTTATCAGAAATTTTCATATTCACTTAAACTCCTGTAGACCATTGTTAGTACGAGAATAATGCCTATCGAAATGAAGTAGAAGCATTGCGTAATGAATCACCTTCATAAGGTCTCGTTTGTTGTGACCATCCTTATCACCATATCGGCTGCCATACTTAAGAATATTAGCTTGACAGAAATCTGGTGCAAGACCTTTTGCTGCCATTAGGTCAATAGTCTGAATTTCGCTATATTCATCCTCGTGACCACAATAATGGCTTCCATAGGTGCTCACAACATACTCTTCAATATCTTTGAGGATTTTTTCCTCGTTGTACTTCCATTGCATAATTAATAATCTCCAAATAAAAAATGGGGAGAAGAACTCCCCGTATTATACACGATTTAGAAAACGGTGTCAACCTCTTCATTAGTTTCTACTGTTGCTTCTTCAGTAATATCTGTAACAGAAGCATCAATGTTCTTGTAGAGGTCTAGGAAAGAACTCTTGGTGTCATCATCAAATCGGTTGATGCAAACGTTGATTGCCTTCTTGCGATTTTTGAAGATGGCGAATGACTGAACAATGTGAACCAGACGACGAGTGGTAATGATTTCGTCTACACCACCATCATAGAAGGTCTTACGAATGGTATCTGCCCAGACAATTAGCTTATCTACAAACTCCTCATCCACAGTCTCAAAAGTCTTCATCAGGTTCATGAGAATTTTTTTCTCAGTAGACATCGAAGGATATGCCTGCTCAAAGGTGATTGGGAAACGCTCAAGGAAAGCTTCGTTCATCACATTGGTGCCAATGAAGCGACCATCATCAGAACCTTTACCTTTGGTGTTTGCAGTAGCAATCACATTGAACCCTGCAGCAGGCTTGACATACTGATTGATTTTCTTGAGGAAAACACCCTTACCTTCCAGCACAGACTGGAGGCACATGATTTTGTTAGAGGCAAGGTCAATCTCGTCAAGTAGTAGAACTGCACCACGCTTGAGGGCATTTACCACAGGACCGTCGTGCCATACAGTCTCACCATCTACCAGGCGGAAGCCACCCAGAAGGTCATCCTCATCGGTCTCGACAGTCACGTTAACCCGAATCAGTTCACGCTTTAGCTGGGCACATGCTTGCTCAACACTCACAGTTTTACCATTACCAGACAGACCAGTAATAAAAACAGGGTAGAACATACCAGACTTTACAATCCGCTTCACATCAGTGAAGTTACCGAAAGAAACATAGTTCTTATCTTTCTGAGGAATAAAGCTAACTACTGGAGTTGCAGGTGTTGCAGACATAGAATTAAAAGTTTTTTCAAGAGTTTCAACAGCAGTCAGATTCCAAACTCCACGACCAGATTTATGAGTCTCTAGAGCCTTACAAATAGTCGCAAGTGAAGTATTGGAGCTTGCAGCATATTCAATCAGTTGTTGGCGAGTAACAGTTTCGCCATAGACAGCAGAAAGATTTTCGATAAGTTGGTCAGTCAGTTGAGTCATAATAAAATTAACCTCGTGTGGTATGAATGTAGTATAGGGGAAAGGGGGAGGGAAGTCAAGCGATTTGCTCGACGAATTTAGATAAGATGATTTTATTGTAAGCCTTCTTACCCATTTGTTTTTTAAATGTGGTGGTCACATTACCAGTTGCTGGAATTTGAGATTGGTCATCTTCTGTAGGAGTAGAATCTCCAATTTCAATGAAATACAATTCATTATATCCCATTGAAATTGAAGTGAAAGACCTAGTTTTAGACCATTCAGCAGATACACTACTCCAGGAAGAATACTCATCTTTTAGATGACGAGCAACAAAAGACTTAGCTGCATAGAAATCAATAAGTCGGAAACCAACTGCATTAGAGCCAGTTACTTGACGATAGTAATCGACAAATGAAGATGTAACTCCAATACTTCCATTTTTAGTAATGTTCATCATTGTGATTTTGTGCTTCCTGTCTTGGAAACAAAGAATATCATTGTGCTGCATCCAACCAGAATGAACAATATTTCGTTGCCCATGATGTGATGGACGATTATATGAAACTGAATTTGACTCTCCATCAGTTAGAAAAACTGTATTTACTTTATCTACTTTGTAAGTTTTTTTGAATTGGTCGAACAAAGGAATAGCAGCAAATACACATTCATTCAGAGGAGTGCTTCCCAAATCATAATGACCATACTCATAAGGAAGATATACTCTGGTGTCTAGAAGATAAGAAAGTTTCCAGATGTTTTGCATTTGCTTTTCTAGTTGAGCAGTATTCATTTTGCTGCTCAGAAAATTCACCAGGAGAAAATCATTACTGATATAAATTTGATTTTCTTTAATTTTTAGAGTTTTGCTCCTAGACAACTTAGCATAATTCTGTGCAACATTCTTATCGTTGAAAGAATACACTTCAAAAGGAACTTGAGTTTTTTTGCAGAATTGAATCAAGTTAAACAGTTGCTTGACAGTTCCCACAAGATTTCCTTGCATAGAGCCAGACCAATCAATATACATGATTAGACCGTGAGATTTACCTTTAGGTAGTACAGTAATCCTCTTGAAAATATCATCATTCCATTTATAAGAATGCATTTTATTTGTATCAAGAACACCTGTTCCAGCAGTAGCAGACCGATTATATTCGGTTGCTCGCTTCTTCATTTCAAACTCTTTGATGAGATATGAAACTGACTTTTTAGATTCTTCTTTGTACTTTTTGTAATCAGATTCTGATTTCTTGTACAAAGATTTGTAATAATCTTTGTTGGCATATCCAGTAGGATTCGCTTGCCGAACAAGTTCAGCAAAAATATTAGGAAGGTCTTCTCCAAATTCTTTCCAATTAATAATGTGATTATCTACATTAATTTCTGGAGGAAGTAGATAGATATAATTATTACTATTCATATTAGCAAGTTGCTTCTGGTTCTTAGACCAGGCTGCATCAGTTTTAGAGCTAAAGTCTTGCTCAATCCCAGAATTATTAGAAGTAGACTGAGTAGCATCGGAAGGAGAATTTTCCTTTTTGTCAGACCCCTCATTAGGAGAACTATTACTTTGATTCTCTGTTACTTGACTATTTTGAGATTCATCAGTCTGAGAATCCATTTGCTCAGTTTCACCATCGGAGTTATCACAATCTCCAGTAGAAATTTCAAGTTGCACTTCAGTTTCTTGTTGAACGTGTTCAACAAGTTCTTTAACGATGTTGATAACATCTTCAAAGGTTTCTGCTGCTGCAATTTTAGTTACAAATACTTGTTCTTCTGGAGAAAAATCAATAAAGACTCCACTACTCACATTGCCAAGTTTAAAATATAGATTAATCCTGTCAATAAATTTGAGAGAATTTACATCAATAGACTTAATTTCAAAAAAGTCTTGGTCATTCAGTTCAGAGTATCCACGATAAAATGCACGAGCAAGACCAGGATACTTTCGCTTCATTAGCTTCTCAATACGAGCATCTTCCACCACATTCATATAACTATGAGGAAGATTCAAGTCTTGCCCAACAAGGTCTGGAGTATAGATAGCATGACCTACTTCATGACCAACAAGAAGGTCATAAACATCATCAGAGGTACTATCCCAGACAGGAAGAGTCAGAACACGATTATGAGTATCGAAGCTTGCAGTAGCAACTGAACGATGTTCTACAGTAAGGTTCTCAGTTGCAAGAAGTTTCGCAAGAATACTCTTGGATTGTTTGATGTCGGACATGGGTGCCTCAATTCGTTGCACTCATAGTAACAGGTCCAACCCTGCAAGTCAATGGGTTGGACCATAAGGATAACTTATATTTCTTTAACCTTGCTGAAGTTCTTCACTTTCTCAAATTTCAAAACTCTTTCAAACTTATCATGGAGAAGGTCTCCTTTATGGGAGATAACAAATATATTACTTCCATCATCAATACCACCACGAATAATACGAAGAAAATCTTCTGTTCCAGATATATCAAGAGAACTATCAAATACTTCATCAAGAATCAATAAATTAGTATTTGCAGAATTTTTTAATTTTGCAATTGCTCTCCAAGTAAACATCAAAGCCAAATCAATTCGCATTTTCTCTCCTTCTGAAAATGAAGTATAACTAAAATCATCTCTGAATCTAGATTTGATAGTCTCTTCAAAATTTTCATCAAGATTAAAGTTTACATAGAAGTCCATTAATTGAAGATACTTATTGATAAGCTGATTCATTACTGGAAGATACTTTTTAATAATTTTTGATTTAATTCCAGTATCTTTAAGAAGACTTGAAACTACTTCGTAATTATTTTTATTCAATTTCATCTTATCCAGTTTCTTCTTTAAAGTAACTCCTTCAGATGCAAGAGAAGTTAATTTTTGTTTTTCAACTGCAATGTCTTTATCAGACTCTGAAATTTTACCAATCTCTTCCTTCAAAGAATCAATAAATTTTACAAGACCTTTACATTTATAATTTTGAGAAGCCATTTGAATTGTCAATTCATTAATCTCTGACAAAATTTTCTGAGATTTATCAATGATTGATTGAGACTCTTCAATTTTAGCTTCTACTTCTTGAATTGATTGTTCTAATTTTTCAATCTGAGAATTACATTTAGTAATATGTTTTGTTTTAACTTCAGCAGTTAAATCTTGTTGGCAAGTTGGACATGTATCATTTTCATTATAAAATTCTTTATTGTTCTGATAGTCAGATAATTTTGTCAAGAATTTTGTCTTGTACTTCTCTAAATCTTTAATATTAACTTTTGGAATATTTGCTAACTCTTTATTTTTTTCATCTAACTGTTCGCAGATAGAATCGTATTGAGTATTACATTCTAATATCTGAAATTCATAGTCTTTAATTTGTGTTTGTTTATCTTCAATACTTTTTTGAGACTGATTTGAAATATAGTCAATATGATTCTTTTGCATCTTAACTTTTTCCTTCAAGAATTCAATTTCATTCTCAAAGGTTTTAATCATTTCATTATTTGTCTTAATTCTATCTTTTAGAATTACATTCATCGTAGAAAAGATACGAATATCCAAAAGGTCTTCAATAATTTCTCTTCGATGTGCAGCAGGAAGTTGCATGAAGGGAACAAACGTACTGCTACCAAGAATTACAATTTGAGTAAATGATTTGTAATTTAGTTTCAGAATATTTTGCTCTAAGTATTTCTGTTGGTCTGAATTTGCAGCAAGTTGGTCTAATGGATTTCCATCTACATAGATGTCAAAAATATTTGGCTTGAGCCCACGAATAATTTTGTACTCTTTTGAACCAATACTAAATTCAAGTTCTACTTTACAATCTTTTTCATTTACAGAATTGATTAACTGATTTTTGTTTACTTTCCTAAATGACTTATTGAATAAAGCAAAAATTATAGCTTCAATAATAGTGCTCTTTCCAGCTCCATTGGAACCAACAATTAAAGTAGTTGAAGTTGAATTCAAATCAATACTAATTGGTGTATTACCTACTGCAAGAAAATTTGAATAAGTGACCTTTTTAAATAAAATCATAACTAACTGTTTCTGGTGGAATTACAAAGTCTTCTGGAGTAATTACGCAATAATTATATCCAAAATTTTTACATGCTGCAATAGCATCTTCTTCTTCAATTTCAAGAGATTCCATTTCTGGAAACCCATCTGCTTCTAACAACCCAATATAGCGCAAAGCATCGTCGTGGTCAACAAACAATTGAAGAACTTTACTTCCATCGGATGTTTCTACGGCATATGCACCTTCATGTTTTTTTCCTTTGAGTGTTAGAATATACATTATTGAACTTCACATGCCTCCACATAAATTGATTTTACAATAGTTTTTAATTGTGGTTTATCATAATTATCTTTCATATCTTCTATAAATTTCTGAAGAGTTGATAATGTATCTTCATGCTCTGCAGTTATTATTTCATCGTCAGAATCAAATATTGTATTGTCTTCTATAATTTTTAAATCATAGATTCCAATAGAATAGAATTTCTCAATAATTTTATCAAATAAGTAAGTATCTGTTTTATTTTCTACTATTACTTTAACATGAGTATTTTTGTACTCAGATAAATCAAAATTTATATAATCATTTTGTTTATCATTATAGTAAAATTTTCTAAACATCTTATATGGATTTTGGAAAAATTTTATTTCTCCAGTATCTAAATCATATAAATGAAACCCTCTTCTTTCATTATAATCACTCCATGTTATTTCATATGGATTTCCAAGATAATGAATATTATCCATTACCGATTTGTGATGAAAATGACCAGAAAAAACTTGAGAAAATTTTTGAAAAATATTTCGTTCTAATCCCCCATCAAAAGTATGTCCTGGATGAGCTTCAAAGCCATTGATTTCAAGGTGTCCCATCACAACATTACTTTTAGTATTTTGAAGGTGAGACATTACCTTGGTCTCATTCTCTGAATTAATCCAAGGAACCATTGTAATGGTAGTTCCTAATATATCTATATCACAAACTTCATCGTACACAGAAATATTATCATATGAATTTAATAACAAAGATGGTGCATTTAATTTATTAGTATTTTTAAAATAACAATCATGATTTCCAGTTATCATGTGTACCGTATAATTTTTCAGCTTATCAAAAATATTTTTCTTAGTCCATTCAAAGCTTTGATAATCAATTGATTTTCTATTATCAAATGCATCTCCAAGATGTATTACTGTTGATACATTATATTTCTCTAGAGTAGGAAAGAAAACATTCTCGTAAAACAGATTGAAATAATCATGAAATTCTTTGGAATTTTTTCTTGCACCATAATGAGTATCAGTAATAATTGCTACTAAATTCATAATGTCAGTTCTCCGTGTTAGCGATTATTGCGATATTCAAGATTTTCTTTAATACTATTCATGTCAGACATATTAAATCCCATTACACTGCTGTCTGCAGCAAATACTTCATCAAATCCAGACCTTTCAAGAAGTTTTGTTTTAATTTCTAATTGCTTCTTTTCTTTTTGAATTCTGCGTAGAAAAGCAAAGTAAATAATCTGAGTAAAATATGCAAATGGATTAGTAGACTTTTCTGGATTAAAGTTATCAATATACTGCAGACAATTTTCAATGCCATCACATATCATGTCATCCTTAAACATGTAGTTGACAAAGTTAGGACGATATGATAGATGAGTAGCAATCTTAAGAAAACACTCTCCAATATAGTTTGGAACTTTAGGTTTGGGTAGACCTTCTTCCTTTGATTTTTTTACTTCATTTCTGTAAATAACCAAAGCATCTAGAAAATCTTTGTTATTTACGTAGTGTTCTTTTTTCTTCATTCAATGTGGTCTATGCAACTGTGGTTATTGTAACACAAAATCAGAGCTTTTGCAATACCCCTTGACAAGACCCTCAAATATGTGTATAATGACTCTGTTGAGGGTCAGATTTAATTTAGATACTTATAAGTATTAGATATCTATATTAAGTTTAAAGGACTGCTCTAGTATCTTTCTAGCATCATTAATATTAATTTTAAATCCTAATTCTTTATCAAGTGAAACTTTATTATCATCAGTTTCATTAAGGTACTTTCTTAAAGTATTACGATAAAGTCTTAGGATTTTTTCATCTGCTTCTGCAACAGTAAATACTTTTTGTGTTTCAATAAAAAAGATATCTTCTTTTGAAAACTTAATCCAAGGTCTCATATCAACCTTATACATTTCTCCTGCAGGAGTCATTATTAATTCAACATTGATTTCAAAAGGATTTTCAACTACAAATCCATTTTCACTTTCGCATGATAATACTGTTCCTACTAGCTCTGTTCCATCTATTAGTTTTAGTATTCCGTAAAATTCATTCATGATTTTTCTGGTTTAAAATTTACTGGAATTATTTCATATTCAAAATGTTCTTCAGAATAAATTTTAATTCTTTCAATTAAGTGATTTAATGTATAATTCTTTTTATCCTTTGTGGAAAAATCATCAGCAATATCAAATAATTTTGCTTTTGATTTATTTTCTCCTTTTCTAAGAACTCTTCCTATTGATTGTAAATTTCTAATTCTAGATTTACTTGGAGAAGCAAAGATTATATTATGTAAATTTCTAATATTGATACCAGTAGAGAAAGTACCATATGAAGCAATAATAATACAGTTAGATTCTTTTTCTGTTAATTCACGAATTAATTCTCTTTCTTCTGTATCAACACCACCATATACGAAAAATACTTTTCTTTGATTTCCCACTTCACTATTTATTAAATCATATAATACTTTGCCATGCTTTTCTACCATAGCAAAAAGAACTAGAGTATTTCCCTCTTGGTTTATTGCTAATTTTTTAATATAATTGTTTCGTCGTTGATGACGACAAATATAGTCTATTTCCTCTTGATACGACTCAAATGACGAATACCCATGTTGTAGTAAAAGGATATTGATTTTTAAATTAGAAAGGTATCCTTTTTCAATTAATTTCTTGGTTTTGACTACTTTATTCACTGGACCGAATAAACCCTCTAAAACTAGCTGGTTTACGTTCGCTCCATCTAGGGTTCCAGTGAATCCAATTCTATGTCTACAGTTATGTAATTTTGTCATGATTGAAATCAATGACTTGGCTTTGAATTGATGTGCTTCATCACCAATAACTGCATTATATTTTTCAAAGAAAGATTTAGGTAATTTATAGATTGATTGCCATGTTGTGATAGTTACTGGTTTGTTGGTTTGTTTCTCTTTACCAGAATAAATTTTGTGGCAATATGTATCACTATTCCAACCATAGTCATTAAAATCTTTTGATAACTGTTCTACCAATGATGTAGTAGGAACAATTATCAATGTGTTTATATCTTTATCTGTAAAATATCTAACGATAGAATAAATCATTAATGACTTTCCAGATGCAGTAGGAGAAAGCAATAATTTTCTGTTGGTCTTTAATGATTCATAGATTGCCTTATATTGATAGTCTCGGATTTTAAATGGAATATTTAATGTTTTAATATAATCAACTATTCCTTCTGGAGTAATATCTTGATTATTTTCTTTTGGCATTCCATAGAATTTATTATCCTTATCAATATAAGTATATTTTCTAATACACAGCCATTCTGTTAGATAATCATATAGTCCGCAATAAATTAATCCATCCATCGGACTGAATAATCTTATTTTTCCATCCCACAATCTTTTTTTGTATTGAGGCATGAATTTAGCATTAGGTACATCAAATGTAAAATATTCAGATAACTCATATTTGATATGAGGTTCACATTCTACAGTTAAATATACTTCATTCTTCTTTTGAATAATAACATCTGCCATTAAATACTTCCTTGCATAAACTTCTGCCAATCAATGCTATTTTTTATTTGAAATCCTCTTGTATTGATATTCTCTAGAATTTTTTCTAGAACAAAAATCATCTCTTTATAATAATTTAAATTAGCTGAAGATTTTTGAATTTCTTCATCTGATTCAATGTACAGTTGAACATCCTGTTTTAGTATTTTTAAATCAAAAGGTTTTTCTTTGTAAATTTCTGCGTCTGCTTTTCCTGTGTAATATTCAAATTTATCTCTTAACAGTTTTTTATAATCTTGTTCTTTCTTGATTTTGATAAGTCTTACATCAGAAAGAAAATTTAAATACTTGCTATGTAATTGTGGAATTTTAATAGATTCGTGGTCTAGAACATCTTCATCCATCACGGAATCTTTTTTCCATTCATCCTTAATAAAGTTAATATCAATCATAGTTTATTGTCATTAATATCATATATGTTGTATATAGTATACTTAAAGCTGGCGTCAACTGCAAAATACTCTGTGTCGGTATAGGTTGAGTCGAAATTTAATCCTCCAATATTTACTGGAAATAAGTCTTTAAATACTATCTTAAATTTTTTATTGAAATTTGAATCTAAAACAAATAGAATACCATCACTATAAGTTTTATCTTCTAAATCTTCTCCTGGCAAATCTTGAATATCAGATTCATATTCTGGATGTCCTAATTTTCTAATCCAATTATGTATTGTCACATAATTTTTCATCTTTTCATCAACTAAAAATCTGATATTTAAATCATCAAATGAAATTTCATCTCCTGGATGAGGAATAAAATTTAATCTAGTAGCCTGTGATGCTACTGACAAATTAATTGAAGGAACATTTGCTGATTGACAGTAAAATGAAACTTGAGGATATTTAATCAACTCAAATTTAAATCCAACTCCAGATAAAAAATTAGTTGGACATTTTGGATTATCTATAAAATTAGCTGCCATGATGTTTTATTTTTATTTAGGAATAAAAAAAGGAGCCCGAAGGCTCCTTAGAAAGATATGTGAAATGAATCACATTAGGTTTAGAACTCTGGTTCTTCTGTAGTAAACGTTGTCGTTTGCAGTTAGAGCACCAGAACGCTGGGTTAGACCACCTGCGAATGGGTTTGCAACCATTCCGTAACGGGTCTTGAAGCCAATCTTTGGCTGGAAGGTGTCCTGACCGATGGAACGAACCATCTGGAGAGGTACATATGGGCAATAGAATAGACCTGCATCATATGCATTGGTTCCCTTATAACCCATTACATAGTAATGGTCATTAGAGATGTTTGCGGAATATGGGTCAACATATACCTTGATACGACCATTGATTGTACCAGCTAGAGTTGATACGGTATCGTCTGGGGTCTCGTTTGGATTTAGTAGTGGGGTGTAGTCGAGAAGCTTAGCAGCAGCTAGAGCACTTGCAACGTCTGCAGAGCAGATGATGAAGTTACCCTTCCCTCTACGAGTCTCATGACCGATTGCGTTTGCATCACGCTCAATCTGGAACATGAGTCCCTTCCACTTCTCTACTGACCAACGACCATTGGAGTCAACGTCGAGGTCGAAAGAACCAGCATTAGCTACGTTGTTCTGAGCACCTGGCTTAGCAGTTACATAGATTGTACGGATAACTTCACGGTTAATCTCTGCAAGAATCTCTGTTGAGAGAATGTTTGCAAGCTCAGTCTCAGCATCAAGACCATGGATAGCCTTGAGGTCTTGTGCTAGTTCTAGGGTGTACTCAGCTTTTAGAGCACGGCTCTTTGCTGTTACAGTTACCTTCTCGATTGAGAAGCTCATTTCACGGAACTCTGAACCAGACTCACCTAGAGCTTCAGCAGAGTTGGTGTTCATACCACCAACGTAACCGTAGTTACCTGCAGGTGAAGCATTTAGTACGTTTGGATTGGTTGAAGTCTCGCCAGTTGCAGCAGAGTATGCACCACCAGCAGCAGAGAAACCTGAAGGAACTTCGTTGAAGAAGGTCTCGTTATCGAATACGTTTGGAGTGTTGCCGTCGCCATTACGGTCGGTTCCACGATGAGCACGCATTGCGAAGATTAGTCCAGTAGGACCGCTCATTGGCTGAACACCGCAAATGTCATAAGCAATTAGCTTAGGCATTGAACGGCGGATTAGGCTGATTAGAACTGGGTCAAAACCTGCAACAGGACCACCAGCAGCAGCGCCACCAGAGAAGCCATGTGCGCCTGTACCAGCACCACCTGAGGTGAATGAACCAGTGCTATTTGCTGCTACTTCTGAAATAACACCACGCTCTTCACGTAGGAATTGCTCTTGGTTCTCAAGTAGAACTGCGGTTACAGCCTTACGGTGTCTATCTGTGATTGGGGAGAGGTCGTTGTGCTCTAGAATTGGAGCCCACTTTCTCTGTAGTTGTTCTGAATTAAACATTGGGGTAAAACTCCTTTTTAGTTTGAATTTATTTGTTAGGAATCTATTAATATTTATAAAAAATCTAAATTATCATTGAGCCCAACGAGATACTGCATCTACATATGCAGCCATTGGTCCTTCAAAGAAATCTTGATTCTTCTCAACAAGGTCTTCCACATAATTGGATTGAGCCTTAGGGAAATAATTTTCCTTAATAGTTTCAATCTTGCCACGGAAAGATTCTTCACTAATAAACTCAACACCTTCGGAAAGGTTGAACAGTTTTTCTTTCTGTGTTTCAGCTAGACCTTCGGATACTTCTGCAATAATTCCATGTTTAATATAAGAGCCGATTTCTTGGTTTAGCTCAACATTGATTTCAATCTGTTCGTTGAGTTTTTCCTCCATTTCATCTAGTTTAGCTGCCATTTCGGCAACTACATCCTGTTGCTCTTCAGGGAGATTAATATTGTTCTCCATGAAGAGATTTGCAAGACCAGCCATTAGATTTTCAGCAATTTCGGTCTTGATGCCGTTGTCAATAGAAAGCTGATTATCAGCAATCCATTGCTCAGCAACATAATCTAGGTGAGCATCTACACGGGTCTCAAGTGACTCAGCAATTTCTTCAATTTCTTCTTGAAGTCTTTGCTCGTATAGTGCTTCAAACTTTTCTACTTCCTCAACTACTTTAGCTTTTACAGCTGCTTCAAAAATAGTTGCGGCTTTTTGCATGAAGTGCTCAGAGAGTTCTTCGCCGTGGAAGAGAGCATTGAGGTCTTCAGTGACATCAATCTCAATTTCCTCTGCCTTCATTTCTGTCTTTTCCTTTTTAGAAGACTTTTTATCTTTTTTGTCCTCTTTCTCTTCACCTTCATCTTCATCTTCTTCTTCATCTTCTTGAGCTTCATATAGTAGCTCTTCATCATCTAGCTCTTCTTCTTCTCTCATTCCCTTTTGACCAGGGGCTGAGCCTTGAAGACGCTGCATTGCATCTGGTGACTTTGCACCAGCATTTACTTTAGAAGATGACTTCTTTACTCTTGAAGAAGCTTTCTTGCCAATTTCATCACCTTCTGGTTTGGTTGTTGAAGAACCACCTAGTTCTTCTGGTGATGCACCCTGGCCAGGAGTGCTGTGTTGTAATTTTTGCATACGGTCTCCTGGTTTTGCGTGAGCAGTGACAACGTTTCCTTCTTCTAGAAATTCGTCAAATTCTGTATTTAATACATTGGACATCGAAAAAACCCTCTAGAAATATGTGATATTTTCTAATATTATTTATGAAATTTTAATGTTACGTAGAAAACTTTCAAAAACTTGTAGTTTTCTTTCAGTTAAACTAGCTCTTGAGCTATTATAAATTGCTCTTTGATATTGGTTAATAACCTTTTCTTCTAGCATTCCATTATTCCAAATCCATTCCTTTCCTTCCATGATTCCTTGAACAAAAGCATCAGGAGCGGAAGGGTCTGCTACGATATCTGCAGCAGTGGAAAGCATGAAATCGTCTTTTACAATATTGATTCCATTTTTTTCTTCAATAGAACCAATTCCTCTTGAAGAAACACCTAAAGTAACTCCAGATTCAAGAAGAGACTTAGCAATTTTGCCCATTGGAGTTTCTAGAATTTGAGCTTTGCCAATAAAATTAGTTCCTTCTGAACGAAGAGAAACAATCTTATGTGACACTCTATCTAGGTTGATTGTTGGACTGTCTGGATGACCTAATTCACCTAAAGCACGACCTTTTTGAACATAATTTTCATTATATGATTTAACTTCACGAGATAATGTTTCCATTGGATACATTCTTCCATTACGGTTTTTTAATTCCGCCTGAAGAAATACACCTTCAATGTAAAGGTTTTTTCTACCACCTTTTTCTTCGGTGATAACTTTAATATTTTCTATAGTTTCGGTGATTAGTTTCATTGTTCGTAAGTTTCTTCTGGTACTTCTTCGTACTCGTCTTCATACTTTATTACTGGACTACCTTGTTCGTAGTAATCACTATCATCTTCATAATTACTTGTGCTGAAAAGATTCTGAGCAATTTCAACTTTTCTTACTCCAATTTGCTCAGCAGCTTTTCCATATAAGGCATCATAAATTTTTTCATTTGCATTGAGATTGTTTCTAGTAATAATACTATCAACAATCTCCTGTGATAAAGACATAAATACCTCAATCAAAATATTAAAATTACAATAACTATTTATTAAAATTTACCTTTACCGTAGTCAGAGGGTGAAATATAGTTTTTAAATTGAGAATCTAATCCACCTCCAGCAGGACCAGCTTCACCTGATGCAGCAACATCTGTTGGCATTTGTTGCTCTTGACCAGGAGGTAGTTGTCCCTGCTGGTCCATCATCATTTGATTTGGGTCCATAATTATTCCAAGTTGCTTTTCCTTATCAATTTGCATATCAATTTCTTCAATTTCATCATCAGTTTGTTTTAGAATTTGTCTTCTGACGTATTCTACAGAGAAATATTTTCCAAGATATGGTTCTACTTGATTTACAATATTAAGTCTATCATTAAGAATTTCTGAATTTTTGAGTTCAGTAAAATGATTATCGAAGATATAATCATACTGAATAAACTCCTTCATTTCCTCCCAATCATCTGCAGTGATGATACCTTTGAGAAGAAGTTGAGTTCTTAGTAAATCGTGGAATAAATCACTAAAACGCTTACGAAGTCTGCCTACAAACTTAGCAAACTTAAGTTCGTCTCTGGTGATTTCGTTAGTTCTGCCGATTGTAAATGAAGATTCTTGCTCTAGTCTTGATAGAGGAATGTTGAGAGACTTGTATAATTTTTTCTGGAAATACTTAACGTCTTCAAGTTCTCCAAGATTCTGTCCACCTGGGAGTGTAGTAATTTCTGTTCCACGACCACCTTCTCTTCTTGGTAGCCAGAAATCTTCAAGCATACTTAGATGCTTACGGTCATCACGAATTTCTCCAGTTGATGAATCATATACAAGTTTATTTCTGTATCTACCCATTACTTCACGTAGATACTGTTCTGCTTTTACTTTTGGTAGATTACCTACGTCAATATAGAAGATACGACGTTCTGGTGCTCTTGAAAGTCTGTAAATTACAAGTGAGTCCTCAATCATTCTGAGTTGATTGACAGACTTAATAGCCTTATACAGATAACTTAGGACCATATTTCTGTTATGGTCAAACAGTCCAGAAGGAACGTATGTTATAGCATCATTTGAAATTTTAATTCCATTTGCATCAGAACCCTTGTATCCTTTTGGAAAATAAATATAATACTCTAAAAATTCACCATAGTCATATTTTTGACCCTCCATTGTGGTCAATGAATCTACATTTTTATTTCTCTTAATTTCTCTTACACGTTTAATTTTTAGAGAATCAATGTAGCGAAGTTCTTTAATGCCTTCCTTTGGCTTATCGAAATCAATAATTTTATGATAATATAATCTTCCATCAATATACCAACGACGGAAAATATTATGACATTTTTTGTCAAAATTAAGTAATCTTAAAATATTGCCAAACTCTTCTTTTATTGCTTTTTTAATTTTTTCACTCGCTTGTAGATTTGATAGTTCTACTGAGACTGGAGCGAAGTCTAAATCACTACTAATTGCTTCGTTGATAATATCATCAATTGCACCATCAATTTCTGGATGCAATGCAATTTCTCTATATTTTCTTACCAATTCAAATTCATTATTATGTTGACCTACCCCATCTAGGTCTAAATACTGACCAAAATAGGCACCTGCGGCTACTACCGAGGTGCCATCATCATCATTGGGAGGCGCTGGTGAAAACGCCTTTGCTGGTTTTTTTCTTCTGTCCTCAATTGAAAACCCAAATAACTGAGTCATATTATAATGTCTCTAACGTTGTTCTATTATTTATTATATATCAAAGAGATGGACTTGTTACTTCAAAGAAGTTATATTGGAATTCTACTGTGAATTCTTCAATTTGGTCATTTGCCTCGTATGATAAATCAATTGATGAAATTGAAGAAGGCCATGCATCATAGAACTTATATGCACGAATAACATCCATTCCATCAGTTCCAGCAGTGTTTGGATTGCTTGGAGTTCTATTTGGAGTAATACCGTCTCTTGATAGTTGGAATACTGTCATATCAACACAGTATGAAGCTCCACCATTTGCTCCATAACCAAGTTGAGATACGTTTTCAGTTAAAGCATTAATTCCTCGTGACCAAGTTTCAAATGCTTTACGAACTTCAAAGCTTCCATCATTGATTACGGTGACAGACCATGGTTCAAATGTTCTGTCTCCAGCAACTTTAAGCATTCTTCCTCTATATGGAACTTCAATAGTTCCAATATTTGATGCTGGAATTTGTGCAGTTTTTACTAAAAATTCAGATTGAGTAGTTAATGTAGTTGAAGCTAGTGATGAACCACCAATATCTGCAACTTGTGATAGATTTGGGAAATTTAATCTTACTAGGAAAAGATTTGGTCTTGCCCCACCTTTCTTTAAGTAAGATTTGAAATCTGAGATACTTCTTGCCATTGTTTTCTCCTAGGTTTTCTATAAAATTAAATTAGTTTACTAACTCACCAAAAGAAACACCAGTTCTTGTTGCAACAAATGTAATTGTAATGTAGTTAATGCTTCTTGCAGGTTTGATATAAATTTCTGCATTCATTTCATTTGAATCAATTACATCTGGTGTGTTGTTACTTTCATCACATACAACTAAGAAATCATAAATACCTCTTCTTCCCTGAACATTTCTGAGATAAGGTTCAACTGCAGCTTTGAATGAGCTTCTTGTAACTTCATCGTTAATTTCAAACAATTGGAATTTAGCAAATCTTCCAATATTCTTCTCTAGTTCGATGAATAGTCTACGAACATTGATTCTATTAAATGCGCTAGGAGAAGCAAGACCTGTCTTATCTCCAAATAGAACAATTCCTTGTCCTGGGAAGGAAACAATTGGATTTACTCTATTTGAATAAAGTCTATCTCTTTCTGATTGCTTTGGACTATATGCTAGCTTAGTAGCATTCTTTAGATTTCCTCTATTATATCCAGCAGGTGAGAACCAAGTTTCTGAATTGATAGTTGAATTGATGCATAATCCAGCAACATCTGCAGCACATGGTACATATCTGTAAACATCATTATACTTATCGTAGATATACTTATATCCACTATCAAAAATAGCGTATGAAGAACTTGCAATTCCTCCGAAGAATGAAATAATATTTTCTGTTTTTGTAGTAGATGTGTCGCTACTAATTACATCACTTCTTCTTGGTGATACTACAGCCATACAATCTTTTCTATGCTCTGCAATATCAATTAGCTTGGAAGCTCTTTCTGTGGAAATTTTTCCAGGAACTAGGAAATCAACATCATTGAATGTTTCAGAATCTCTTACTAAATCATATGAAGATGTAATCGCAGATTCGATAGCAGCACTATCTGTTGAGAATACATAATCAGTTCCTCCACCTAGGCTAAATCCAATTGTGGATGCTCCGCCAGATGAAATTAATGAATATAGTTTGTTTGAGCTATTGGATGTTCCAACTACGCCTTCAGACTGTCCAGTTCCTGCTTCTAATGTAACTTTATCTGTACCAACAAAGTTGATTCCAGTATCATAGCCAGGATACACATACTTAGACTTTAGTGCCATATTAGTATGATAATATACTAATGCACCATCTAGAGTAGTTGCATCTTTTGCTTTAGAAACATAAAGATACTTCTCTAGAATTGTATTTGGATTTCCAGTGAGTGTTCCTTCTTCATCAATGACAAGAATATGCATTTCATCAAATTTTCCGCCCTTAGAGGAAACTGATGCTGAAGTTCCTGGCTGTGGTGCAATATCTCTCCACTTGAGTCCAGTAGCATACTCTAGAGTATCATAATAAGTGTTATCTGGAGCTGCTGAAATATCTCCTTCATCAATTAGAACATTAGGTGTTCCTGCATTATCTGTAATTGAATAAGTTGAATATCCAGTAGTAGGAATTCTCTTAGTTGTATCATTAAGAGTAATGTACAACTTATTGTTAGTAGCGTCTAACTTATATACCCATCCAGTTCCTACAGTAGTTGCGCCATTTTTGATGACAATAGCATCACCAGCGGCAACGGTTGGGTCGGTTCCAGTGTAAGTAATTACTTGGTCTGCACCATGGTCAACTGCAACTACTTTAATAGAATTGAATCTAGTACCAGCGGTTCTTCCAGCAAAACGGAATGCAGTTGATTGGTAATTTGAATAATCAAAATCACTCTTTACTATAAAATCTGTTAGTGTGGTTGCTGCATTGTATGCACTTCTGAGTTTGTTAGAACCACTTGAATATGATGGTCTAATTACTCCTACAATACCACCATACTGAATTACAGTTGATGCTGCAAACCATGACTCATAGTTGTCATTATTTGGTTTTCCAAAAATATTGATTAACTCTGTTTCGCTAGTAATATAAGTTACTGTATCAACAGGACCAGACTCAGCTGCAATTGCTACTATTGCAACATTTTGGTCAGATACATTTACGGTTGGAGTTAAATCAACCTCTTTTATAGTTACTCCAGGTGAAGCAAATGACATGTTTATTACCTCTATGAGATTTTTTTCTCAAAACTATTTATTTATCTTTATATTTTGAACTATTGATACTCCCACATATAAGCTCTATCCCCATATTCATCTACATTCCACCCATTTCCTCTGCTAGGAATGTCCACGAAATCTCCATGGTATCTAGAATTGTCTGCGACTATCCATTTGTCTCCAGAATTATCTACAAAACTAGTTTCTTCATCTGTCAAGCCATCCAATACAAAACCAAATGGAGCCATATCCTGCTCAATAGCTTCTCTTTGGTCTTCAAAAATTCTTTTTCTAACATCATTTGAAGTTAACTCCCTGAAATATGGTTGTGTAGATAACCAAGAAAAAATTACCAAGCACATTGCTAGGTCATCATTACATCCATCCTCTGCACCAAAAGAATCATTCCTTTGAATAAAAGTTGTCAATTCACTAATTACATCATAATCATTAATCAATAATTTATCATCTTCAATCATGGCCTTTAAGTTAGCACAGCCATATTTTTTAACTGCCTTGGTCATTTTTACACCAAGTTGTGCTTTATTGGAGAATCCAGTTCCAACAATTTGACCTGCTCGACCTTTCATTGCACACATAAGAAGATTATCATATTCCAAATCAAATTGAAGAATATCTGCTACTTGTCCTCCAATATCATTTACTTCTACAAGAACATTTGCATTATTATAACTTCTTCCAACTGTATCAATTATATTTGGAAATAGAATAGGTTTGATTTCATTGTTTTTATATTTTGCAACTAACTTATATGGAATGGTAGTTACATCCATAACAGTAAATGCAGAGTAGTCATTTCCAACTCCTCTAGCAACGTCTACAGTCATAACATAATCATGACCTTCTATTGATTCCTCATATACGTCTAATCCACCACCTTTCTTCATAGCATCCTCATAAACCATTGTACGAAGTTTATTTGGATTAATTAATGTATCTACCGAACCTAGGAAGTTACATTCAAATTCTTGCTCAAACTGTCGTTGAGAAGTGTTTGCAATAGTTTCTTCTTTCCACTTTTGGTCTCTTCCTGGAACATCCCACCAATTAACTTCAAGTGGAACGTAACTATTTTTACCTCGTTCTGCATCATGCCAGAACTTGTAAAACATGTTCATACCCTGTGGGGTAGAAATGATAATAACTTTTGTAGTTTTACCAGATGAAATAGTAGGATATACAGAACTGAAGAACTGTTCTGCAATGTGGTTTGGAACGAATGCAAATTCGTCCAGGAAGATGATGTTAAAAGAGTTTCCTCGGACAGCAGAAGATGAAGTAGATGCAGCAATAATCTTGGAACCATTCTCTAGCTCCAGTGAACCTCTGTTCCAAGAACCCACGCCCTGCTGTAGCCATTTAGGCAAGTTTTCATAGGATAACTGCAATCGCTGTAGAAGTTCTCTTGAGGTCTCCGCTTTATTTGCAAGAATTGCTATTTTTACGTTTGGATTAAAAAGAGCATAGTGAAGTAGGTAAGACACCACAGTTGTAGACTTACCTGTTTGTCTTGGTAACTTTGCAATGTTGAATCTATTTTTATGAAAATTTTCAATCATTCTTTCTTGAAAATCCCACATTTTAAATGGGACCAGACCTTCATCAAGAGAGACAATTTTTATATATTTTTTTGCAAAATATATTGGGTCATCCTGACATTTCAAATACTCTTCTAATTCTTGAGCAGTAAATTGAATCTGAACATTAGAAGGTTTTAGATTGGGATTACCCTTATAACTAGATTTTTGACTCATGATATTTTTTATAAATTAACAGTTCCAAGCTCTTAGTGATTTATTGATTCTTGAATTAGGGTCGTTTGCTGTTTTTGATGAAGTTAGTTTCTTTTTCATTCCACTCATGCGAGCACAGAATGATGCTCTGCGTGGATTTCCAACTTTCTTTGAAGGTGCTTTTAGGTCGCTTCCTGGATTTTCTCTTTCGTATGAGCGGCGACCCTTTTCATTCAGACCGCCGCTTGGTGCTTTCCCGATTTCTTTGTCCATGCAGCTCCTTCCTTCATTGGAAGACTTGGACCTTTTAATTTTTTCTGAGCTACTTCTTTCTCTCCAGGATTTGTTGTTCCTTTAGCTAAATTTCTAATTTTTGCTTGTCTTTTTGCAGCACTATGACCAGCACCAATTTCAAAACTTACATTATTAGCTTCGCTCATGAATTGAGAGAATGATTTTTGCTCACTTAACTTTTCATCTGAAGATAGATATTCTGCTGCTGTATCAATAAAATCTGCTGCTCTAGTAATTTTTGACTGAACCCAAGCAGGAAGTTGTTGATTTGACTTACGAATAATCTTACGCAACATTTGAATAGACCTTTCCATTTGGTCCATTTCAATATTTGCCATGTATCCTTCATGGTCCTTTATCTTTCCACTTGAAATTTCCTTGTGGTCTTCTTCAATATTCAATTTACGAGTGTACATTTCCCATGCACTTGGTCCATAAGAACACTCTCCTTTTGTTTCATTTTTTTCACAAAGATGGCAATAACGAACTTCTTCTTTTTCTTCTTTAACGGATTTCTTTCCGTCTTTCCATTGAGTTTTTAATTGCTTTTCCATCTTTAGTAAATGCTTGTAATAATTAGGAAATTCTGATATATGCTGAAGAGCAATTCCATAAGCTTCTTCATGTGTGGTTACATGCTCTCGCTCTACAGTAGAACCAATCTCTGCCTGTCTAATAACATAATCAACAGAGACGCCATGTTTTCTGGCAATTTCTTTTTCTGTTGGAATTCTCTTCTTAGACATTATCCACCTACGACTTGAACTTGTTCAAATACAACAGATGCTCCAATAGCTTCTAGTTTTGCAACTCTAACTACTTGAGCTGGAACTCCAGTGGAATGAGTAAAATCTGAAGTTGCAGAAGATGCATCAATATCAGTAGTAATTGTGTTTCCAGTTTTTGCAGTAATTTTTTTCCCAGCAGATGCTGCAGATTCAAATGCTGAAGGAAGAATTGAACCTGAATCTACTACTGCGATATAATCTCCTACTCCAAATGGATGAGTATCTGTAGTTACTCCTGCCATACCAAGAGTATATACACAATTTAATGAATCTGATGCCTTATAAATTATTGCTTTTCCAGCTTTTCCTCCAGAAACTAATAAAGATTCTGTAGATTTTAATACTATTGCAGGACCATCATTAATTTTAATTGTACAATCACTCCCAGCAGTTACACGAAATACTCCACTGGACATTTCTGTATAACCAGTTGCTCCAGCTGCAACAGTAGTTGTTGATATTACATTAAGTACTGACATTAAAATACTCCTATTCTTCTGTATTATTTAGTTTTGATTGTTTTAGAAACTTCTGTAGTTCTGCTGTACTGCCAATAAAAACAGAATTATTTACAGTTGATGGTCCTCTAGTACCAGATTCTTCTTCAATGTCTTTTAATTTTTTCTGCAAATCTATTAATTTTTCTGCCAATTCAGAAACATTTTTGATTCCTTGGAATGCAACTTCATATGCTCTTGGGTGGTCACTTTGCTGAGCGACATCCATGATTCCATTGATTGCTTTTTGTCCTTTTTCAATTAAATTGTATAGTTGTGAACGGCTGTATTCAAAATCAGCATTTACTTTTTCTGATGTAGGTTCGTCCTCAGACTTTACAATTTCTACTGATGAAACTTCTGGTTCTATTGGAGTAATATTAAATGTTTTGTCTAGTTCTTCGTAGGATGCCATATCTATTAGGTCGTAGTCCACATTTCATTAAATCCAAAATCATCATCTGGTTCTACAAATGCATCATCTGCAGCATTAATAACGCCATCATCATTATAATCAACCAGAGCTTTTGGAGTTACACTATATCTAATGTATCTTTCTGCATTAATTGCAGTTCCAATATCTACATTTACTTTCTTAATAATTTCAGATGTAGTAACTGGACCATAGATATATGATTTTGCAGTAAAATTCAAACTATAAATTATAGTTCTTCTTGTTAAAAAACTACCTTCATAGTCATCTCGTATTCCTATATTTTGAAGTACAATTGGAATATCTTTATATTCATCAGTCTCAGACAACATATTAATTGAGATGTTAAATACTGGCTGAAAAAATGGAAGAATTTGTTCAAGAATTTGAACAGCATCATCATTTGTTTTACTGATAATTGCCAAGTCAAAATCTAAATTATATGGAACTGGCATATAATGTGAATATGTTTTTTCAGTTTCTCCATCCTTTGGACTTCTGCATACTTGAACTGGTCCCAATTTTCTGGATGAATCATATGATATATTTTTTAATTCAAATGAAATTCTTGGAAGTTGAATTTGAGTAGGTCTTCTTTTATCTAAGTCTGGTTCTGCCTCAATTCTTGCCAAGAATTTTTCTACTGGACCATATGCAAATGGTACTTTGATTGTTTGAACTACTCCATCTTCAGAATTTTTTCTTCTCAATTCAATATTATTGAATAAAGTTCCAAATCCTATAATAGTTCTTCGTATAGATTCGTTATAAAAATGTTTGCCTAGCATTAAAATTCTCCCATGTTAGTAAATTCACCGAATGGATTTTTCTCAGACCAATCAACAATAGGATTAGCATTATCTTCAAACCATTTATTTTCATTGAAATCATCATTTTGATTTTCAATAGAACTAAATGTTTGTATTACCCATTCTGCGTTGCTTTCGTTTCCAATTAAAGTTTCATTATCTTTAAATGTTCCTACTATATCTATAAGCTCAATTTCACTATTTGTTACATCATATCTGATTACTTTTCCTGTTGCTCCACTTATAGAACCAGTCACAGTTTCATTTGTTTTATATACTCCATTTGCAGCCAATACTGCCTGTGCAGTAGCTCCAGTACCAGAGCCATTAATTATTACGCCAGGAACAGAAGTATAATTACTACCAGGATTTACTATATTGATTGCAGAAATTTGACCATTTGTTATGGTTGCAGTTGCTGTTGCAGTAGTTGCTCCAGATATTGTACCAAAAGAAACGGTAGTATTTGTTCCATAGTTATTACCACCAGATAGTATATCAACTTCTTTAATTCCCTTGGTAAGAGAGAATGTAATTGAATATCCTTCATCTCTTCTAATATTATCAATTTCAGGAACTCCAGTTTCAAATCTTTCACTGGAATCTTCCATGACTTCACATATTAATTGATATGTGGCAATTTGGTTTAATTGTCTAAATGGTTTATTATGCTCTACAAATTTAATTTGGAATAGTTGATTGGTTAATGGAAAATATATCACATCTCCTTCATTTGGTCTGTGATTGGAAATTAAATTATTAGAAGAAGAAATTAAATCTTCCCATCTTCTTTTTGAAATTATAAATGTTGCTTCCTCTGCAATTCGTACTCCAAATCTTGTCATTAATGCACCATCGCCTTCAAATCCCTGAATATTAGCGAGGTACATTTCTATTATATAATTTTCATCAAATTTTGCTAGTGGGTCTTCTCCAAATAATCTATCATCAGTTACAAGTTCTCTTGGTAAATAATATACATCAAAACCATATATTTTCAAAGATTCTATGATTAAATCTTCATACAATCTTTGTTCTGAACTAGTTCCGTGAGAAAAATATACGTTTTTCATTATCCAACCATATCTAGTGGAGGTAATTCATATGTACTTAGTAGTTCTTGATATAATTTATCTACCTCTCCAATTGCATCATCATATATTTGACGACCATTAAATGTAACTCCACCTGGCATTTGAATACCTTCAAATTTAATGAGATTTTGTCCCCATTGTTTCTTAATGAGTGCTGTTAAATATTTTTTAATCCAAATTTCATTATATAATTTATTAAAATCATTTGGGTCTAATGCTCGATAACAATCAATGACAATAAAATCATCCTTAGTTTGCATTCCCCAATCTAAATCAATATACAATCTGTTTTGTACTTTATTATATCTAATATCTTTATTTCCTTCCAACATAAAATCTAAGGTCTCAAGATAAGTCAAGACCATATAGTAATTCATAATATCATATGAATAAAAGTTATAGAAATCGTTCAAGAAGAACTGATATCTAAAACCAAACATGTTATTGACAAAAGCATTAGATACTTTAAAGATGCCTTGAACTCCAATAACATGGTCAGGAACAGTTAAGTATCCTCTTCCCTCTTCAAAATTTAAAGTTCTGGATAAATCAGAATCATTTGTATCAGTTTTAGTAGTGGTAAAATTTCTTTTCTTTCCATTATCAATATCTTCTTGTGTCACTTTATATTTTAAATACATTCTTTCCATTCCACCATATGCTCTTTCGTTGTAAAGCTGTATGGTGTCATCAATCAAATCTTCAATCTGGTCGTCATCGACATTGATTTCGATAACTGGCTTACCAAGTTTTCTAAGACAATATTCTTTTAATTGTGCTCTACTACTTGGTTTTGCCATCATCCTTACCTACTAAATTTGTTTATGCTGACTCAGTAAAATCTGAATTTTGAACTTCTTTATTCTCTGAATCTTTTTGAATTGATGCTAAAATATTATTCAAATGAATTACTTTAGCTTCTAACATAATATTTTGAGTTGTCAATTCAGAAATTTTCTTTTGCATTACAGATAATAAATTGTTCACTTCATCCGAATTCATAATTGTCTCCTAATTAAAAATTAATAAGTACCACCATCGAGGGTTGTAGTCCAAACAGGAACGCCAGAAGCATTCACAGTTAAAATTTGATAAGAAGTACTAGCATCATTACTGCCAGCAGCAACTGTTCTAGTTAGTCTCTTATACTGGTCAAAGAATGCAACACCATTTAAAATACCATCATCTAATTTTACAGTTTTGAAGTATGCACTTCCTACTGTGCCAGAAAATACATTGTTAGTATTGGTAGCTTCTGGAATATATGTGAAATAGTAATTTACTACATCTTCAGAAATTCCAGACTCATCAAATCCAAAGAATCCAGTCTTCAATCCAGAACGATAGTATTTAAATTCAATACCACGGTCTAGATTGTCGTCTCCACCTTGAGTGAAAATTAATGCAGTACCAGAAGAAATTCCACCAGTAGTTGCAGTACTGATTGTAATTGTTGTTGAGTTATCAACGCTTACAATAGTAGTTCCATTAACAATGTTGGCATCTCCAGAAACGATGTCCCCAGCATTTAGACCAGTTGTATTATCTAGGGTTAGTGTTGTAGCTCCATTTGAAGCAGATGCAGTTAATACCTTTTCACTGATTGCATCTCCCAATGTAAAAATTGGGTCATTTACTGTCATTACAGTTGAATTAACTGTTGTTGTAGTACCAGTTACTTTAAAATTACCTCGTACAACAACATCTCCACCAGAATCTCCACCTGCTGGATATGGGTCTAGTGTAATAGTCTGACTTCCAGACTCACTATAAATTGTAGTTCCCTGCAATCTGAGTGAACCAAAATCAATAACTGTTGAAGAATTTCCAATATTTAATGCTGCAGCATCACCAGCAAAATTAACAGTAGTCGCAGTAGCATTTAAAAGATTAAATGTGGTTTGATTAGTTGTTAAATCTCCACCTTTAATTTGTAAATCATTATCAATTACAACATTTGCTGAACCGATAGTAATTAATTCAGATGAATTAGTTGTATCAATTTTAATATAACTATTTGTTCCTTCTTTAATTACTAACGCACTAGGAGTATTATCTTTTAGATTAATATTTGTTGCTACTTCAGTTATATTAATATCTCCACCTTGTACTGTTAAATCTCCAGAAACAGTAAAGTTTGAAGGAGATACTAAAGTACCAACGTTTACTGAACCAGCAACGTTTAAATTTTCTCCAATTCCTACACCACCTGTAACTACTAATGCTCCAGATGTAGTGGTGGTTGAACTAGTTGCATCGCTTAGTGAAATTGAAACACCAGAGGCAAAATTCCAATCTGCTCCAGTTACTTCTAATCTATCATCAGTTGCTTCATCATATTTAATTTTGGTATCCTTACTAGTTCCAAATGTTAAATATGTGTCATCAGGGATTACAATCTCTCCAGTTCCATTTGGGTCGAGATTGATATCTCCATCTGTATTTGTTGATGAAATTGTATTTCCATCAAGTCCAAGATTATCTACATAAAACTCGTTAACCTTTTTAGCAGAGTCTACTATCAAAGCAGAGTTTGCTGTAAGAGTTCCATGCCCATGGTCAAGCATATCAGTGAAGTATTTTCCACCGATAATTTCAATATTTGCTGCAACACCACCAGTTTCAGTTCCAGTTCCAAGGAACATCTTACCATATGATGTTACTATGGCAGATTGAGCATCTGTATAATTTGATGTACCCCAGGAATATCCTAATTCACCCTGACCTAAGTTTGGTGTTGAAGTTCCTGAGGACCTTTTAATTTTAATTATAGTTGCCATTTGTGTTTTCCCTGATGGTTTTAGTAGTTACCGCAATTAATGGTTAGCCCATTTCTTTCTATAGTATTTGAAGCAACCCAAGCACCAACAGAAGAATCATATTGAAGAAGTGCTCCATGTTGTGCATTCAAAGAATCTACATCACTTAAAGTAGATAATTTTTGAGCAGAGTTAGCTGAAATTGTAATAACCTGTGGCTGATTTGATACTGTTACACTTGTTTTCATTTTGTTACCCCTGGGTTAATAGTAACAATTCCTTCTATAACTCTGGTCTTTTTACCAGCTCCATTCACTAAAACAACATCATATAAGTATCTACCGTATTCCATATTAGAAGTTTGGCTAGATGTCAAATCAAGATTAATAATTCCAGTAGTTCTCAATACATTAAAGGATACTGTAAAATCTACTGAGGTACTGCTATAATAAGATTTTCTTATTTTGGCAATCCCTGTGTAACCAGTCAAATCCCAAGGTGCGTTATTATCGTCATACACAGTAATTTGTGCATTAAAATCTGCTCCTTGGTCAATATACAGATTTTTTACAGCTGCCATTTAATTATATTTATATAGAGAGGTTTCCTTAATATTTATAATACCTCTAATCTTTTGAATTAAAATTTTTACACATCATATTTGCAACAACTTGCTGCTGTACATGATACAGTCTAACTAACTGTTTTGCAATATTTTTAGCTTGACTTTCATCTAATTTATCAATATCATTATAAATTTTTTGTAAGGTAAACTGTTTATTTAAAGGAAGTTCATTCATTAGACGATACCAATTGTACTAGCATGGTTTTAATATCAGAAATATCAGATTTTAAATTTTTTATTTCTTCTTCTAGTATATGTATCTTCTGTTTTTCTATCTGTCTTTGATGATACATCTTCATGTAATTTTCATATTCACTGGTGGAGCCATTTATGATAGCTCCACTTTTTGCGTCACGATATAAATTTGTATGTCCATCAACTAATAATTTTTCTGTCATATCAGACTGCTAATGCAATTGTTCTAAAATTCTTAACTTTTGGAACTGTAGTTCTGTCGTGAGAAATTAACACAATTTTGATTGCAAATTCTTTAAAATCACCGATGTTATTTTTTTCAAATTCAAATGATTTGTATTGTGTAGAAGTTGCAGAGATTGGATATGAAATTGAATCTAATTCAATGTATGACATTGATGTAAATGACCCAGAATCATCATCTCTCTTAACTTTAGCAAATACTTTAATATCACAATTTTGTAGTCTAATTGCATCAAAGAATACTTTGATAGCAGTAGAAGAATTTTCTAGGACAACTTTCTTACAAATATACACTGCATCATGTTTTCCTCCCTGTGGGAGTAATTCAGATGAAACATCTAATACACCTTCAGAGTCATCAATTCTGTTGATTCTGTTCATTGCGGTGACTACTGATGCACCCTCATAATTAATAACTGGACTTACATTATCTTTAGATGTAGATATATTAACTGCAACAGTTAAAGATTTATTAGAATCAAAATATTCTAATTCATTTGGTTCGGAAAGAACAGTTCTTGAAATATTTAATTCATTTATCTTTTCATTATTTACAGATTCAAATCCAATATTTGTGTATGCTGAATAAGGATTATTTACAGAATTTCCAGTAATGCTTGAGAATTCTAAAGATGTAGTAGTATTTGGAAGATTAATCGCAGAGATTTTTGGAGTTATAACTTCATATTGTAAGTTCTTGGAAGCTTTCATTTTACTACCACCACATTTCTTTGTGCTAGATGCAACTGTAGTTGTAGTAATAGTATACCTATCCATATCAACAATTCCACTTACAAAGTGCTCCTTTTCTAACTCATTAATAGGAATTCCATTAACTGTATAGCACTTAACTACACTTGATGCTGGATGAGATACAATATTTGTACTAAATTGTCCTCTTCCTCCAATAGGAATGGTAAGTGTATTTCCACTTCTGGTGTATGAAATAATTTCATTATCTACTTTAATATAACCACTTGTTGGGAATAGTGAAGCATCAGAAACAGTTACGGTAGAAGAAGCAGTTGTATTTTGTGTATTTGTAAAGCTACTAGTTGAAGATAATGTAGTATCTGGAACATCAGAAGTTACTGATGAAATTAATACTTTATTATTTACAGAATACATTCCATGATTTGGCTGCAACACAGTAATAATATTACTGGAAGAAGTCATGGATAATGCATTTGAAGTTAATTTAACTAATGGCAACACATCATTCTTGAAGTATGCAGTAACAGTTGAATTTGTTACGAATTTAGCACGATATAATGTATATTTAATGTCTTCAAATTGTTCTGGAGTCCATGTACTCATATTTTGTGATTTGAATACTGAACCTAATGTTGGTTGCTTATCAATAATTTTTTTAGTTTTAATATCATTTTCTCCCAACCTAGAAAGCCATGCTTTATATTCTAATGAGTTAGTGTAAAGAATAAATGCATATTCTTTGTTTTGTGCTAAGTATACAGGATTTTTAAATGTAAATTTAGTAGCAACTGATGCATCATTTGATACACTAATTTGTGAAGGTTGGAGTGTAACTCTACTGTTTGGAATTTCTGTTTGAGTAGGAGTTCCATTTTCAACTGTTACAATATAAAAATCTACTGGGAAATCTGTTCCCTTCTTCTGGAAATAAACATCAGCAGAAGTTAGGAATACACCACCTTCTTCTTCAATTTTAAATGATTGTGCTAGTGGGTCATGTCTTGGTGGTGGGTCTGGAACATAAACTACTCTTGAACTTGTAATTGGTGTTGTTGTTACTTGAGGAACATCAAATGATACTGAGTTTGTTGTTACACTAACTTGTGAACCTTGAGATTTATATGTGGTGTACGCATTTGTATCAGAAACACCATAAATTAATGAGTTGGTTGAGCTATCAGTTAAGGTGAATACCGTATCACCATTTTCAAAAGTTAACGCTGGTAATATAATAAATGCATAAATGTTACCATAATTATCAGATTTTAGTCTCTGCTTTTTAGATAAAGTAGAAGTTGCAGTAGCGTTTGAAGTTATTCCAGTTATTTTTAGGCTATTTTCTTGTAATGCTGGAGGTGATATTTTACTGATATTTGTTTGATTAACACTAATATCATCTATTACTAATACAGTTGAAGTGGCACTATATGCAGCAGATGTTGTAGTATCTGAATAAGTGGATGTTGATTTTACAGTAGCATATAGGAAATTAACACCATCACCAGTTATTTTTACTTTCTCTCCAACAATGAATGAAGTAGAGCCAGTTGACATTGTTATTGGTAATCTCTTAGGGAAAATATATGAATTCATATCTTTGCCATCGGCAAAGAAATACATATTTGTCTTTGGCTTAATCTTAGATGCAGCTAAATCAATAATAATTGACCTTGCATATTGAATTGTACTGATTCCATTGAATGTTTCAGTTTCAATATTTTGCTTTAATGTACTAAAGCTATTATTTACTCCTGTTCTAGTTTGAGTTACGTTAGTTCCACCAGATACTCTTGTAGACCCTGTACTGGTCCAATTTCCCCACTGGTCTCCATCTGCACTACTTTCATCATATAAGAATTTAACTGCAGATGATAAATCAATAGTTACTGTGTTTGGATTTGGAGTTTTCTTGGTATCATACCAAACATCTTGTGAAGGACTGATTTGAATTTCTCCAGTCCAAACTATAACATTAAATGGATTTAAATTTTCTACTCTACTTGCATAACTATTTTTTGAATATTCTACTGAGGTATAATCTAGAGTGATTGATTTACCTGTTAATTTTGATTGTGAGTTAGTAGAATCATAGATTAATTTAACATTATTTACAAACGGATATGGTCTTACAATTCCTTCTTCAGTATCTAATGATACATTATAATCAGAATTTAGTGTATCTGAAAATTGTTTTGATTTAAAGTTATCTACTAAGAATCCATTTTTAAATCTATTTCTACCTTCTGAATCAAGAATATTCATAGTATTGGTATCTAATTCTAAAAGACTTAGTGAAGTATATTCTTCAACATTTTCAAGTCTCTTATCAAGATTACCAATATCTTTCATAGTATATCTTTGAGTTTTTTCAATCTCAATCTTAATATTTTCAATATTTTTTACATATGGTGGGCAATAAATTGTAGCTAATAATAATCCATTATTAACTGATGATGGTTTTTTTGGATTATCTGATGGAGAACCTTCTGAAATTATAAAATTGCCATTTTCATCCAAATATAGTTGGTCAATTCTTCCCAAGTAATAGCTATAATCTGCAGTTAATACTTCTCCAGGGTATGAAATTGCACCAGTAGAAGTAGTTACTGAATAGCTATTCAATGATGATTGATTTTCTTTATATGGAGATGCAATAGTTCCAGACCCAGTAACATTAGTATTATGCTTGAATCTAAAATCAATAATATCAGTATAACTTGTTCCATCATATGCTAATGGGATATTTTCATATTCAATTTCTGTATCATGGGATGCTACTGAATAATAATCACCTGTAGAACCATGTTGGAAATAATCATATACAACTACAATTTTTGCAGTAGGAATTGGTGCATTATCCTTTCTTACCAGTTTTGAAATTTTATATGTATCCTCTGTGTCATTTTTAATTAAGTTAAAATCATCAGTAATATCTACATAGGCTCCGCTGGTAGCAGAAGTAATTGTTTTATCAAGAAGTGATGAATTTGTGATGAATGAAATTTTTAAACTTGGATTATAGTTTGAACTATTTGTTAATTTTTCTGTAGTTAGATATTTGATGTATAGTGTATTTGAAGAAATAGCAAGAACTTTTGCCTTGATATTTTCATACACAAAAATATCTCCAGGTACAATTTCAGATGCACTATTTACGGTAACTTTATCAAAAATTTGAGTTAATGTATCTGAAGTAGTTTTTTGATATATTGCATGAATTTTATATACGTCTGAAACTCCCAATGAAATTTCTTTATCTACATATCTATTTCCATAAATGCTGCTAGTTCCAGTACCAGTTCCTTTGTTTGAAGAAACCTCAAAAAATGTAAATTTCTTAGTGTCTTTTGAGATTGGATTTGCAAGATTTACTTTTACCTTATAAAAAACGTATGCAGTTCCTGTAAGACTTGTTGTAATAGATAATTGATTTCCTGAAACCACCACCGTAGGAGCAGTATCAATTCCAGTTGCATTAAATACTACAACATCAGTAGTTGGTGTATATGATGTGCTTACGTTAATTACTGCATTGCTATTATTGATGGTTGAATATCCTTGTAAAATGCGATAATAATCAGAATCTGAGATACTTCTAACTGAAGATTTTTTTAATTTTGTAAAATAATTGGTTGAATTGGTTCTTAGCTTACAAACCAATTTTTTGACACTATAGAAAGTGCCAGTTAATGAAGGTGAGCTAGGAATAGTAATTGAAGAACTTGTAACTGTACTTGCAGTAGTTACAGTATCACCAATTTTTATCTTTTGATAATTTGGAATTTCGTTATCAAAATTTGTTCCTGTTCCAGTAAGAATATTTGAAGATACTGCAAAAACACTTCCACTAATGTTTGATTCGTATAAGTATGGGAATACTACAAAATTAGTTCCTGTTTCTTCATCTACTATTTTATAAACTTGCTCTAATTTATAATCTACTACATTGCTAATTGATAATGTATTGCTATCCTTAGAATTGGTTAGTACATCACCACTTCTAAATACTCCAGAAATTTGATATAGTACTATGCTAGTACCACTTGTTACAGATTGAACTACTGCTTTTGCTCCAGATGCAGAAAATACAAAATCACCAGCAGATAGAGATGTAGTTCCTATTGATGCTGTTACATAAGTGGTGATATCTGTTAAATATAATCTTGGTTTGGAAGCAGGAGAAGTTACAGTAACAAATTTTGCTCTTCCAATAGTGTCATTATTTGAATTTTTTAGAAGTAAAACTTCTCCAAAAGACAAATTAGATGAATTGAAGCTATCTGCACTTGAACTAATATCTAATTCAATGTAAGAACCAAAATTTAAATTTACTCCTGAATTAGATACTGATGTATATGTTCTTGGTTTTAAAATATTAATATTACTCTTTAATTGCTTATTAATTTCAAATCCTTTTACATAAGCTTTTCCTGATGATACATTTAATGTATAATAATTTTTTCCATTTATTGAATCTTCTTCTGTGCTTGTTGGGTCAACATCAAGAATTTTTTGTTCGCCATCTGGAGTAAATTGTCCAGCAACATAAACACCACCATTTTCCCCATTATCTAGGGTTTCATTAAACTTGAATGTAAAATCACTTACAGTATAATCACCAGATTCATCATATGTTCTTCTGGCAAGAGTTTTTTCTAACTCATTATAAACTGAAGTTGTGACGATAGTAGTAGCAACTCCGTTCTCAATTCTTAATAGTTCAATGAAGTTTGAAGAATCTGAAAATGTAATATCTTGCTTTATTAACTTTGCTTCTAGTTTTAGTCTATCTGCACCAGGAGCAGTGTAATTGGAATATCCAGCAGCATTATCATATAAATCTTCATCTTCTTCTGCAGTTACAATGCTTTCATTTATAGCAATTCCTACTTTATATGTTGGAAAATTGTTGTACTGGTCTAGGATAATAGTTTGTGGATTAATTTCAATAAAATAACCCTTTGCAAAAACAACTCCAGATGTAATGGAAGCTACGCTACCAACATATTCAGAGGAATTTTGGAATGATGTTACTGCGATAACTTCATTGGTATTTTTATCAACTAAAATTTCATTATTTTTAAATTTCTTGAGTTGAGTTCCGTTTTCTGTTTTTCCAGAAGCAGTATAATTTACATAAAATGTAATAATATTTTTTTCCGATTCATTAACACCAATTGAAGTTAAGATTTGAGCTTCTACTTCAGAATCAACTCCTTTGATTATTAATCCATTGTAATTTTCTCTGAATTCTTCTACACTAACTCCATTAATTAAATTTTGAACTAAAACTGCATTGTACTCTAAATTATATCCAATTTGCCCAGGAATTACTAAAGAACCTTCTTTAAAAATGTGCTGACCAAATCTTTCAATTTGATTTTGTAATATTGACTGTAGCGTAGTTAATTCTCTAGCCTGTACGGAATATCCAGGTTTGAATAATACCTTATGGTAGGAATTTTGTTGAGAAAAATCATCAAAATAAGGAGCTAGATTTAATTTAGTATCTTGCATTTGTATTCAACACTTAGAGTTTTAGTTCTTATATATTTATTTTAAAATTCTATGACTAATTTTATATCTTCAATTTGGTCATCTGCTCTGGTAACAGGGCTTCTGTTTTCAATGTATAGAATATTTCCACTATTTTTTGTAATTTCTGAGTTAGAATATCCACTAGAGAATGTTCTTCCAACAAAAGTTTCTCCAGAAGCAGTACTAAAAGATGTCCTTGGGGTTAGTCCAACAGTATTGCTAGCAGATTTGATTGCATTTGCTCCACTAAACGAAATTAATTTGTATGCATTAGTATTAAGTTGAGCTGCAGAAATATATTCATTTTGATAATAACGAAGAACCTTGTTTACACTATCCCAATGAACAACTCTTCCTTTTGCTCCTGTGGTATCTTGAGTAATGATTTCTCCAGGAATAAAACTTGTTGTAGTTTCTAGTGGAAACGCAATTGCTTTACAGACAGTTCCAGTTGGAGATAGGAAATCATCGCCAGAAATTTGTGGGTCTGAAATAAGTCCAAACCTTCTAAACTGCATATCTACTGGAATATCTCCATCACCATCTAGGAAATCTAAACTTTTGTTAATCATAACTCTATATCCACCAAGCTCTGCTACTGGGTTGGTGCCATGTCCACCAGCAGGAGAAATTATTGCAACAATTTTTGCATTTGTTGCAGTTCCTAAATCTACTGTAGTTCCCCCAAAAGTACCACTAGAATAAGTTGTATAACATTTTGTTAAATCTATAGTTCCAAATGTATATCCACTACCAACGTTAATGATAGATGCAGAAGTAATTTTTCCAGTATTTGGAGAAGTATTTCCTACTGTAATTTGAACTGCACCATTTGTACCATCACCAAGAATTGGAGTGTAGTAAGTTGTAGCTGTAGTATAGTTTAATCCACTTCCAGTATTGCTTACAATGCATTGTTCGATGGTTCCTTCAGTAGCAGCGGCAGAAACATTATCATCTTTCTTGATTGCCATGAAGTCACTGGATACAAATTTAATGTAATCATTAATAGTTAATGAATACATATATTTCCACTTATATCCATCTGATGTATTAATAATTGAAGTGCTGGTTCCACTTGGCTGTACAGTGGATACTCTTCCATTTGGATAAGTTCCAGGAAAATATCCGTTGTAGATGCACTTATATACTTGATATTGGTCATTAATCACATAAAATTGTGAATCATATAATTTAGAAGCACCAGTTACAGAAAGATTTGATGGGCTATAATCATGTCTATACATGTCATATACTGTACCAGTCTTCCAAATTCTCCTTCTGATTACTGGAGATACATCAGTTGCAGTTATTCTCTTCAATGAAATCATATCATCAAAAATTTCATTTAATTCATCAATAGAATCTACTGGAGATGGAGCAGTATCTGTTGTTAATGAACTATACTTTTCTGCTACTGTAGTTGGATTCCAAGCCTGAGGTCTTCCAATGAATAAGTAAATTTTACTTCTGAATGCTTTAGCTGAATCATCAGAATCAGAACGTAATTTCCAAACAGTTCCAGTACCAGTTCCTACTGCAATTGCAGTGAAAATAGTACCTTCAGTTGCTCCTTCAGGAGCACCAACTAATTGCCAGTTAGTATTGCCTAGAGTTTTAATAGTATAAGTGCTACCAACAACAATGCTTGTAGCATTTACAATTGTTGGTTCATAAGGTTCTGCAAGAGATTCTATGAACTGCTGGGAAGCAAATATTCTAAAATTATCTGATACAATTGACGCCATTAGTTTATAAGCTCTTTTTTATTATTTATTAGATAAATTTATCGTAAACTACCAAATCATTTATAGAATGACTGGATGCTGTACTACCAGCAACACCTCTTGTACATCCACTAATTACATTTGTTGTGCTATCAACATATGTGTAATCAATTGCTTCATTGTCAATGAATACTCTAAAATTATCATAACCATATCCACCATTTCTAACGTTAACTGCAGTAAAACTTCCAGATGAATTAATCACTGGTTCTAATACACATCCACTTCCACCTCCTCCAGTAACAACCAATTCGGTGTCTAAATCATTGTAGTTACTTCCTCCTTGAGCAACTGAAACTTTTACAACTTTTCCTCCACTGACAAATATAGTAAATGACGCTCCACTACCAGTAGCAGAAACACTAGATACTGTTATTGTTGGTGGATTTTGTTCAAAAATAGAAGTTCCAATAACACTAAATGAAGTAGCTGAAGAATTCATCGCAGCAGATAACTTAGTACATTTTCTAACTTCATTACTTGTGAGTAACTGTTTTCTTTGTACATAAGCATAATTTGTCAATTTAACTGTTGGAGTGACATAAGTATTGTAACCAGGATATTGGAAGGTAAATGTGGATTGAACTTTACCATTTTCATCAACAGAACCTACTACTTTTGGACCAACTCCGCTACCAATAGTTCTAATTATTGGAGGATTTACATATCTGTATCCAGAATTTGTTACATTAATTGAAGTAACAATTCCATTTTGAATACTTGCAGTTGCACTAAATCCAGTAGCATCTAATTGAGATGGAGTTGTTGTTGGAGTATAAGTTTCTGTTTCAAGGATAGTTGGACAAATTATATTAGTAACAGTTCTAGTTCCATATTCTCCAGCAATTTTAATAGTATCTCCAACAGAGACTTGATTATCATAACTATCAACTTTAATATCATCCACAGTTCCTACAAAGTCTAATAGTACAATTTTTGATGTAGTTGATGCAGGAGCAACATTAAAAATAATTTGATTGTTGTCAACGTAATAATCATAGATTGGACTTAATAGATTTCCATCTCTAATAACTAAAATTTGATTTTCATATTTTCTTGGTCTATCTATAATTTTATTTGGATAATATGGATTTCCATTATATGTCATATTAAATGCCTTTGTTGTTCCATTAAATCCAGAAGTAATGCTGGTTAATTTTCTAAATGCACCAAATGTTTTAATATGGATGACATCAGTTGGAGCTGGAGGAGTTACAAAATCAATCAGAGTTTTATTTGGACCGTTTAGAGTATAATCTACTCCAGGGTCTAATATTTTATCATTTTTAGTTACTATAATTCCAGTTGGTTCTGGAATTTCTGGATTGTTTACAGTTGTGTCTGGATTTCCTTCTGGTGCCAATAATTCATTATATGTACTACTCCAAATAAGTCTAAACTTATCTCTAATATTATCAAATGGAGTATTTAATTCATCTAGAACTTTTGCTCCTTCAAATAAATACGCCCAAATATTACTTGGATATGAAGGCGGAGAATCTAAGTAACTATCAAATGTAATTGTATTAGAATTTACAAAGGTAAACCCATTTCCAACAGTTTGTAATACACCATTATATGAAACCACCAGACCTTCTCTTTGATATGTTGAAATTGATGAACTTAGTGTATAGGTATTTCCACTTGTATTTGTCAATGTAATATATTGATTGTTATACATTCCAATCATAAAAATATCATCACCAGTACATGGAATATCAGTTAAAAATGTTATTATTGATGAATTTGTAACAGTATAGTCAAGTCCTGGTTGTTTTACAACTCCATTGATTGAAACTAAAATATCTTGACTATCAGTATATGAATTGTATAATTCAAAATTTCTTAAAATTCTGAATGTGTCATTTACACAATCAATGGTATCAGATAAATTATCTACTATTGCTTGACCAATTGCAGTGTCATATAAAGATACTGTTGCTCCGTTTGTGATTTGATTGAATGTTATAGTAGTTCCTGAGATTGTATATGTTGATGGATGCTGAACAACTCCATTTACAGCAACTAAGACAGATTCTGATGGAATTGTGCTATTTACTGTAAAATGTAATGGAGTATATGCTACTGAATTTCTAGTAATGTTATATGTGGAAGTTCCAGTAACCATGCTAATGTTATCTAACATATTTGCATGAATTAAGTAAACTTTTACTGTCTGAGTATTAATATTTACACTTTGACCTAAAGTAAGAACTTTAGTTGATGAGTTATAAGACCAAGATGAAGGAGACTGTAGTACCCCATCTACAAAAACTAAAAATGCATCTGATGTATACAATACAGTCGAATCATATGGCATAGAATTTACTTGACCAGTAAAATTCACAGTTCCTGCATAAGTTAGTGTTATTGTAGTTCCAGCAGAAGCTTGAGTAAAACCAATTTCAGTGACGGTTCTCTTATTATAATATGCAAATATATTGTCTGTACTATCAGGGCAATCAGTAAATGTAATTGATGCTGAAGTACTTCCTGCATTTGTTACAACATAATCAGTAGTTGGAGTCTCATATGAACCATTTTTAAATACAAATAGTTTATTTGATGCTGAAATATTTGTAGTATCTGTTATTGTGTATAAGTTACTATTGATAAATGTTATTGGGAACTGACATGTATTCCCATCAAATTGTTTGAATGAATCTAGTACAATATTTTGATGATTAGTTGGAGTTAACTGTCTAACAAAATAAATTGGTTTAATTAATGTAGTTTCCTGTGGCTTATCAACAAAAGTAATTCTATGCTTAGATAGGGTATATGCAGTTGTATCTGGTCTCTGTAATACTCCATCACGAATTACAAAAACATCACCAGCATTTTTAGTGTATTGAGGAACACCATCCTTAGAAAGAGCAAATGTATCTTTTACTCCATCAAATTGATTTGTTATTGGTTGTAACCATCCACCGCCATATGCTCTAACAACGTTATCAGAATCTTTAATTTTATATGAACTATTGAATGAGAATACTGTGGCTTTTGTATTTGCTGGATATGCTTGGTTTGAAGAATTTTTTATAACAATATTTGAACCACTTGTATAATATTGATTTTCTGAAATATTAGTTCCATTTATAGAGACTAATAGTGAATTGTCTGTAGCTGGATTTAATATATTAGGATTAGTTCCTCCCAAGCAAGTCATTTTAAATGATGTTAAGCTTCCATTAAATTGGGAACTCAAATCATCCAAAATTTCAACAAAACTTGATGAATATTCTGGAGTTGAATATCTAAATTTTGTATCTATACCATATACTTTTGTAGATGTAGCATATACTGTTCCATCTAGAACTTCTTTTTCAAGTTCATAGAAATTGTCTCTTGTTACTACATTATTAGATTCTACCTTTTGAGTTACATTTTTTCTTGTGCAAATGTTGTATAGAGATTTGATGGTATTATCTGGTAAACCACTTAGGTCAAATTGACCACATTCAATTTGCTCATTTACTTTAAAAATAAAAATGTCAGAGCGAGGTAATTCTTCACTGAAAGTTATTTGATTAGTATTTACATTATAAGTATAATCTGTAATTAATTCAGATTGATTTATACCATTATAGAATACTACCAATTTACAATCATCATCTACCGAAGAACTCATTGTAAAAGTAGTATCAGAAGCATTTCCTGATAGTGTTATCGTTGATATTTGTGGATGATAGTATATAAAAACTTTTCCAGTTTTAACTGTATCATTAAATGTAATTGTGTTATTTGTAGTACTAATAGTATATGTTGATGGGTCCTGAACTACGCCAGACATTGATACTATGAAATTTGAACTTGTAGCAGTTGATACTACGTCATAAATCAAATTATCTTTGAATAAATTGTATGTACTTTGTGTATTAACTAAGTTAAATGAATCTAGTAAATCAAAATCAGTTTCAAAGAAGAAACCTATTAATTCATCACTTGAAACTAGAGGAAATTTTGGAATAAATGCAGTTGGGTTTTCTTCCGTTAGCTGATAACTATAATTTGGTTGTTGTAAAATTCCATTCCAGAAAATTAATGATTTTTTGTATGAAGAGATGGCAGAATTTGGTAATTCTAATCCTACTGGTATTGATAGAATAATTTCACCAATTATAAATCCTGGTCCAGAAATAATTTCTACAGTAGCAGAATCATCTAAATTGCTATCTGTTGCATTATTGAATACTTCTGTAACCATTGCAATAGTTTCACTTGAAATTCCAAATACTAAATTATATGGAACAAATTTTTTCTCTTCACTATTTGAGTTATTAAATAATAACCTTTGTACGTTGCATGGAGGAGTTTTTAATTTTAGATTAATTTCTCCATTTAAAGATATCTTGAATACTAGAGAACTTTGGAAGACTTCATTTAGATTATCAAATAATCTTCTAGTATTTTCAATATTATATTTTCCAAATAGTTTAAATCCTGCAGAGTGAGTATTTTTTACTACTGCATCAGTCCAAACTTTTTTATTTTCTGGGTACTTAATTGTATATGAAAAATCTTGATAGTAATTACTATCAATTATACGTTGAGAATTTTCACCAATCATTCCAACAGAATCTAAAAATTTCCCTTGTAATTTTTTGGAAGAATCTGATTTTACATAAATTTTTGGATAATTTACATCATAAATTTTTCCATAATTGATATCATAAATTTCTAATTTAACTACATCTTGAATTTTTAATTTATCATTTAAAATTGGTAATAATTCAACAGTAGAATTATTATTGTCAAAATATAAAACTTTAGACTTATTTGTTATGGTTGCAGTACCTGACCCTCTTCCTGGAACTTTTGCAATAAATTTAGTTCCTACGGTAGCACCAGATGGAGCACCTAGAGATTGCCAATTTGTATTTCCTAAACTTGAAATTTCATATTCAAAATTTGGAACAATTTTATTTGCACTTACTGTTACAGTATTTGATAGAATAGAACCTACACTCAATCCACGTCGTCTTATTTTTGCTTTTAGTGTAGCACCAGAACCACTACCACTTGTTATTTTTAATTCTGGTTCTCTTGTGAAATTATAACCACCACCAATAACATTCACCGAGATAATTTCTCCTGCAAATACATATATGTCAAATTTGCACTTTTCAGTGTCCTCTGTGCTATTATTTACTGTTACACTAACTTCACTAAAATATCCAGAACCTCCATGAATAACTTCTACTTCATATATTTCAAAGTTGTTTTCAATTTTTGCAGTATATGTTGTGTTAACTTCATAGTGTACATTTTGATTTGTTGGGAAATAATTTCCTACAGAAGAATACTCAACATTTTTAATATTACCAATGGATTTGGAATTTGTTTGTAAAATAGCACCAGAACCAGCAGAAGATTTAACTGATGCAATATATGGCAATAATCTATATCCAGAACCAGGATTTGTTATATCTACAGTTTTAATTGGACCAGTAGCAGTTTTTGATTTTGTGCTGTATACAATATTAGTAAAAATACAGTTAAGAATATTTGTATTATTCTCTTCGATATAAAAATAATTATCCTGCTCATTAATTTCTGTTACCAAATATTTTCCATAAACTTCTGGAGAAGAAGCGTAAATTTGGAAAATTTTAGTACCAACGTGAAGATAGAATGGTGTAATAATATTTGCTGCATTAATAGTAATATACTTTACTGACCCATTGGTTGTTACACTTATATCTTTATCAAATAATCTATCAGTACCAGATTTATCGAAACTAAAGAATGGGGAGCTTGTAGTTGTAATTGCTAATTTAAATTTTTTCTTGAAATTTAATGGAACAGAATATAAAGTTTTTCCAGAAATTCCAGAAATATTGGATGTGAGTTGATTTACATTATCCAAATTAATTTCATACACATCATCATCTTGAGAATAGTCAATATAAACATAATCACCAACTGATAAATCATGCTTTTCTTTTGTCTTTATTTTTACAACATTATTAATAATTGATGTTGTAATATTAAAGCTATAATCAACTTCTTTGCCTTCTACTTGACCAACAAACGCAGTAAGGCCATTTCCAAATGTATTTGTATTATCTACAACTAATTGGTCTCCAGTTTTATAATAATTTCCACCATATTCTACATAAATTGAATCTACAATTCCAGATGAAATAGAAGTATTTACTAGTGTAGTAGTTTCATTTAAATTATATTGTCTTGGGAAATTAACATTTTGTGGTCTATTTAATCTTATATAATTTTTAGGAATATTGTCATTAGTTCTTCCACCACAAGTATTGAATACATCTGGAGTTGAATAATAGTTAGTGCCTACAAAATATGGGAAATTTGCACTAGCAAAATACGCATAAGTTCCTTCTGGAAATTCTGGTGTTACGCAAAATCTTCCATTAAATTCATCTAGTTTTGAAGTGGAACTTCTGGTAAAATCTTCAATAAATGTTCCTAATGCATAAGTTGTAGTAGATGGTCCACCACTTCTAGCTTTAGTCCAATTAGTAGAAGGACACAAATCTATGATGCTACTACTTGAATTCAATGGGTCACTAAATCCATATCTACCATAAATTGGATTTCCATCATAAGCCCAACCAATAATTGGAGAGTGAGCAGTGGAAGTTATTCCATAGAAAGTTTCAAAATTTGATGTTACTGTTGTTTGTAGATATGCAGTAGAATTACTTGAATCACTGATATTTTGCTTTGTTACAATTTGTTCATTAAGTGTGCCACTTAATGCTCTATCAGAATCTGACGCAGAATACACATATCCACCATAATTATCAATAATATTTTGAATGCTAGGATTTGTGAAAGTTGAAACAATGTTAAAAGTCCAAGTTTTGATATTAGTTGTTAAAACAGCTAATCTTCCTTTAGCAGTAATTTGTACAATTGGATTTATTGTATAATTTTGTCCACCATTTAATACGTTTAAACTAACTATTTTTCCAGTTGAAGAATTTATTATGGCTTTTGCTGTGGCATTTTGACCAACACCTTTAATGATAACATCTGGAGTGACAAAGTAATTAGTACCCTCATTTACTAATGTAATTGATTGTACAACTCCATTATTAACAATAGCTTCACCAGAAGCACCAGTACCATTTAATGATTGAACTACTGGATTTGATGAGTAACTAGTTGAAGTGAATGTTGAATTGGTAGAAACATTAATTACATTTGTATATAATGTTGATACTATACTTCCGATAAATTCTACAATTGATTCTTGATAATTTGAATCTGTAGAATCATCATTAATTAATGGAATATCATAGGTTTCAGATTTACCTCCACCTGATATTCTGATAATAGGAGCTTTTGTATATCCATCTCCAGAATCTTTAATTATAATTGAATCAATTATTCCATTTTTATAACTTAAATCTAAAATTGCTTCTCTATAAGTATTTGAATTAGTTCCGTTAGTTGCTGCAATTACAGTAATAGTTGGCTTTTCTGTAAATCCAGATATATTTGAAATCTCAGATTCTGGTAGATTATTTAAATTAATTCCATTAATTTTTGCAGAAATTAAGAAATTAGTTACTGTTGATGTATTCTCTAAAATTATATCAGTGGATTGATTTCCATTCTTTAAAATTTTAAATTTTGGATAATTTTGTGTAATGAATGAAGTTTCATTAGTAGGTACAACATATTCACCACCATCTTGAATTGTTATTTGCTGTAGTGGTCCATAGTTTATAGTATTTCCTTTTGGAGATTGAATTTCAATACCATCAACTGTAATTCCAATTGCTTTTGATGCACTGATTGCAGAATCTGATTTTGGAAAATAAGGAATAATTCCAGTTGGACGCTTTACTCTCTTAACAAATTTTTGTATGTCGTAATTTCTAGTTTGATTTAATGCAGTATTAGAAATTCCATATTTTGGAATTCCAGATGATGACACATATAGATTTTTTTCATATTCATATAAACCTGTAATTCCAATATAAGAGTTTGATGGTGCTCCAGCAGGCTGAGCAGCAGTTTTTATTAGATGTGTATCATTAACATTCCATGATGAATGCAGTGGACTTGAATAGTCTGCATTAATTTTATCAGTAATTGAATAAATTAATTTATTGTGTAACGCACCAGAATTTTCTATGATAACTGGAGATGTAAGTCCAAGAACTCTTATTTCATATGTTTTATTTTCTGAGGTATCAGTTCTTACTGCATGGAAATACTTATGTATTGCACTTCCAATGTAACTCCATTTGGCAGAACCATCAATCTTTGTTCCACTTACATGAACAGGTGCAGTTGATGATGTAGTGCCAGCTTTTACGCACTTATACAAGTTAAATCCATAATATCTTATTTGACCAATGGTTACACTGGTGCTTGCAGACCATTGCTTATCTACTGATAGTTTATATCTTCCATATGCAACAATTTCGGTTCCAACTACTAATGTAGTTGAACTATCTCTATTACATTTAAAAAATTGATTTGCACTTCTTGAGGCATATTTAATTTTTTGCCCATTACAATATAAAATTCCATTTGAGATTGGGAATCCAGAAGCATCTTCTACTGTGATAGTAAAATTAGAAGTTGATGTTATCTGAGCTGTTAGTACAGTAGAAGCTGGAGAAATTAGTTGAGTATTATTGTACTTTCTATTTGTGTTTAATGAAATTTCATATATTTCTCTGGAATCATCTACTTTAATTATATTGTTTCCAGATAATGTAACTTGTGAAATATTATAATCAGTATCTGCTTCCTGAACTATTTCGACAATTTCTGGAAAAACATTTTTGTCATCTAATTTATATAATGAATCTCCAATACATTCAACCTTTACTACGCTTTCATTTAGATAGTTAGCAGAAGATGCTTTAAATAAATTTTCTCTTGGTAATTCTACAATTGGGTCAATTGGAATTATATTTACAGATGGTTGACCCTTGATATTTGGATTTGAATCTTCAGTAGTGTAATTTAAATCTATAGTTGCAGTTGGAGTTTCAAATCCAATACCATAGATTTTTGCAGTTTTTGTGAAAGAACCTGTAATATTGTTTAAAATAAGTTCTTCTGTCTCTTGAATCCAATCATAAACTTCACCAGTTCCAATTATATTGCCATTATATTCACAAGTTACTAGTTGGGATTGATAGAATGTTCTTTCTCTTACTTCTGCTCTAATAGAACCAACATAGTTCTCACCAATATTTTCTACGGTAACGCCAGTTATTGTTCCAGTATTAGCATTTATTTGAGAAGATGAAATTGTTATTTCTGCTCTTTCTGGACGAATATTATTTGCGTTTTTCTGACCAGTTCCAGAACCATAAACAATAACAAGTGGAGGATTCTCTGGGTCATACCCTTGACCACCACTTACAATTTGAACATTTCCAATTTTTCCTGAATAATTTAATATTTTTAATTCAGCACCATTTCCTCTTGGTTTAATTTTTAATTTGACTTGTTTTTTATTGTATAAAATTCTGAAAAGAAACTTATGAGATACTTCAGTTCCTTTGGAAAGATAAAAACTCTTAATATTTGTAATTAATGTTGATAGATTAATCTCATCATTTAATACTTCTGGAATATCAGGAAGAATTTCATATTTTACTCTTCTTAAAAATTCATTTACAAAATTAAATGCAACATTAGTTACTGGAGATAATTCTGAATGAATATCTGCAGATGAAGAAGTAAATTCTACTTCTTTGTAATCATTGAATATAAATGCAGAATATCCTCTTACACAATTTTGAAATTGTGTATCAGTTTTGGTTTTGTAGTAAATGATTTCATTATCAATTAAAATATATCCATCAGTTTCTGGAAACCCGAAAGTGCTAGTTACAGTAATTGTTGTGTCATTAATAGTCAATTCTTCTCTTAATTGAGTTTTTTCTACTAATGAAGATTTAGTAAAGTGAGTTACACTGTAATAGTCAATTAAATTCTTTGTTAAATCAAGTGGATTATATTTCTGTTCTAGTGAACGATAATATAATTCAATAAATTTTAAGAATTTAGGATTATCGTCTTGAACAAATTGAGGAAATTGCTCAAAGACTAGATTTGATACATTTGAAATTTTTTCTTGTAATGTATACATTTTTATACTAGGCACTTATCGGTGGTTTCTGGAGTATAATTTGAAATATCTGGAACTGGAACAGTTTCCTCAGTTGTTGTACTGGTAGAAGTATCAGGTTCTTCTACTTCTGGAGTTGGAAGTTGCTCATCATCTGCGGTAATAGTATCAGTATCCTCAAATATTTCACCATCATATTCTATATCTATAAATTCATTACTTGGTGCATCTACATCAGGATTTTCTGGAATTACACTAATATCAATATTATCATCTTTACAAGCAGTTAATGTAAAGGTTCCTTTTCCAGTACCAAAATCTATTGTACCAACTTTTCCTAATACTGTGCCATAAATGGTACTAATGTAAATATTATTATCTTCAGTTTCGCAATTGTCAGCTCCAACCCAAATAAACACAGGAGCATCAGATTCTTCAATACAGAACTGGCTACTTACCATAGAGTATTGAGAAGTTGGATTTTTCTTGATTTGCTTATTAAAATTGAAATTATACTTAAATTCGATATTGCCATATAGAGGTATAGTTTTTTTCAAATAAGTTTTGATTATAATGTTTTTGATTGATGAATCTAAATCTTTAATGTCACAAGTAACCTCTGTAGAAATTAAACTTCCTCCAAAATTTTTAACATCACTCTTATTACTATAATTTAAGATTGCACTATCAATAATTGATTTTAATTCTTCTGGAGTTTTTTTAGTCTTTGATTTAGTATATGAAATATAATACTTCATTACTACTTTTAGAGTTTCTGCATCAATAATTTCTGGAATTACAGAACCAATATTATATTTTTTTAATTGATTCTTTATTTTGTTTTTATCAAAATCACTAATGGTTCCTCCAATCTTTGGTTTGATTGATATTATTACCTTTCCATATTGAGGAGGAGTTAGGCTCTCTCCACCAATAACTTTAACTAATTCTGCGTTTGGATAGATGTTTTGAATCTGTGATTCATAGTCTAGAGTAGTTACTGCTCTGTGTTGAGATGCAAAGTATCTAGGTGCTCTATATTTTATTGACTTGATAGATTCAAATTCAGAACCTCCATCAGTTTTTTCACTTACTAAAGTAAAATCTACATTTACAATTCCAATTGTAGAAGTACTTAACCCAGAAATTCCACTTAATGAATATACTGGGGTGAAATTAGTTTTGTTTTTAATATTATTAACAACTGCTCCTGAAGTAATCACATATTCAATGATAACTACTTCTCCATTAATTAACTTTCTTCCTAATGCTCCATCGCCAAAAATGACTTCATATTTTTGGTCTTGAATTTCCTCTACAAAGAAAATTTTATCATTTGGTCCCAATTCATCAATTGAGTACACTCTAGTATATTCTTCAAATGATGTTGAAGTAGAATCATTTTTTACATATACTCTAATAGTAGCAGAGTCTACAAAATTGTTTGGAACGAAAAATCTTTGATTCTCATTACTATCATCTACAACATAAGAAATATTGTAGTTTGTTCCCTGAAGTAATTCTACATTTTTAAATGTTACTGTAGTTTGACCAGAAGTAACAGGTTTTGTAATAGAGTCTCTAATAATAAATGGATATGTCTTATTATTGATTACTGTAGTTAAAATATTTCCAGAATTTAAACGAACATAATCTAATGAACCAACATTAGATGCAGTTATATCAACAGTTACTTTTGCACATGTGTAAGAATTTGGATTATATCCTAATTTTTTGGCATGTGAAACTATATTATCTCTCAAAACAGCAGTATCTAAATTTAATTCATTTGCTGCCATATTGATATTATATGACGTATACATTGTGTTATACGCCAGAACATCAACGAGCATAGATAAATTAGAACCTTCAAAATCATAATCAGAAAAATCTGATTGATTTTTTAAGAAAGTTTTAATTGAATTTTTTATCTGCTCAAATTCTAGTGAAGCAACTGAAGGTAATTCCATCTATTAACTTTCTCGTACTAGTAGAAATTCTACCGTTTGAACCGTAGGTGGTAAACCTACAATCAGATATTCAATGTATACAGTAAATTCATTTAAATCATCTTCAACGGTTACTGAAATATTTTTTAAAGTAATTCTTGGTTCGTATGTTTGTAATATTGTTTCGATTTCTTCAATCAATGAATTTGAAGAAAATGTAGTATTTAATTCAAACAAATATGTTGTAGTATTTGTTCCAAGAAAAGGTCTAAATAATCTTTCTTTTAATTTAGTAAGAACTAAATTTTTGACTGACTGCTTAATTGCCTCTTCATTTTTAAGCACAACAATATCACCAGTTTTTGGATTCTTAGTAAAATTAAAACTAATATCTTTAAAAGACCTAGAGATTTTTCCTAGTTCTTCTGAAACTGTTGACATTGAAGAAATTTAGAATGTTTACTATGTATATTAAAATTTAAGAGTTATCTTGAAAATATTCACAATAATTCAGTTGATACTTTTTAAATTTATTTGGTTTTTGTGGAATATAATCGGTAATAAGTTTAGTTGTACCCCACATTTCTTTCATATATTTAACATCCCTATCGGGATTTGGGTTAACTGCCATCTGTCTTCTCCATAATGGGTCGAACAGAACTTTTAAAGGGGTTGCTATCCCTTCATATTATATTTAGTTACTTTTTCCGCAAAAAAACGGGCTAAAAGCCCGCATTTTTGCCAATTTTCAGCTTCCTTGGCCCCTATATCTCTTTTTCCTGCCATTTCTGCTAGAAGCAGACAGTTTGGTGTTCTTGCTTCTTCCTTGTCGAGTTGTTTTTGGGTTTCCAGGAATATAGCTTGATTTGTTGAAACTTGGTGATTTTGCCATAGTAATAAAAAACGATTAGTTTGCAAAGACGGTCGTTGGACCTGATAGTATTGTACGTGGAGAAGAGGGAGCTGTCAAGTCCCCTACATGAGCTGTCATCCTACCTTCTTTAAAAACAGTACTCACTGAGATAATCTGTCTATACAGAGGAGGACAACCAGAATCGCAACTTGGAATTCCAGGAACAGGAGTTAATACGTCTCCTAGTTTAGCAGTTGGAAGTCCATTAGTAAAAATTCTACTTGCTACTGGAGTTACAGTATTTGGTGGATATGTACAACATGGAGGTCCAAATGAAACTGAATCTGGAAATCCTAAAGTTGCTACTTGTCTCATGTTTCGTCTCTCTTTTTATAAGGCCAGAATTGAGATAATTTAAACCCTACTTGATAACTTGTAATTACAGAATTTATTTCTGGTGCATTTTCAAATGGAACAGTAGTACTTTCAAAGGTATAAGCCTTTCCTGTACCAGAACCATATCCAGTAGCTGTAAATATAGTGCCTACAGCTGCATTATCAGGAGCACCAATAGATTTCCAATTGGTGGTTCCTAGTGTATGTATTATATAGTCAACACCAGGAATGAATTGCCCAGCGTCGATAAGGTTTTCAAATGTTGATGTTGTTTGATACACTCCTCTAATACAATTACTAAAAGATGTATCAGTTTTTCCTTTGTAGTAAATAATTTCTTCACCTAGGTAATAAAACACAGATTCAATATTTTCTGTAATGTCTTCTTTTCTTTTCTCAATATATTTGGGAATGATTAAATACCCAGATGAAAGAAACCCACTGGTACTATCAACATTAATTGTTGTTGCAGTTGAAGATAGATTTGAAGTTAATGATGCATATACTGGATTATCAATAAATCCATTTCCTTTATTGAGAATTACTTCACCAATATAGTTACTAATTTCTTCAACTCTAAATTGAAACTTTTTACCATAATCAATTTGTTGGTTTACTCCATCATTCCATACTTGTTCTGGATATGGTCTTGCAGATAGACCATCATCCCCTGCAGTAGGAGCAACCCATGATTTAGAAACAGTTGTTGGAACCAATGGATTTAATGGATTTGTAATGTCTGCAACCGCATCAAATGCACCAGCAGAACAAGCAATGTTTGTAATATATCCGTTAGTTCTAGTTGTAGTAATGGTATATCCATCATTGACGATGTTATCACCAGTTACTCCATTAAAAGTAACAGTTCCTTCCCATCTTGGAATTGATTTAATAACTACATCAATTTTGTTTTCACTGCTGTCTACTATTACACTGTCGTCAGTCTCAAATACTACATCATTTAATAAGTATTCAAGTTTAGAGAATTTTGGTGGAATTCTCTTAAATTTAGTTAATAATAAATCTACTGATGATTTATTCTCACCTATAATTGTAGCTGGAACTTGAGGAATTTTAGTATTGACTGGAACAGACTCTTCAATACTTTGCATTGCCTTCATTAAATTATTAACTAATGAATTTTCTCCTCCAATAAATTGATTGTACATTTCTTGTGGAAGTACAATTGAGGATGAAGACAAAGTATTTGAAATAGTATTGTTTAGATATTGAGATAGCTCATCAACAGAATATGCAGATTGTGGACGTACATCAATACAATCATCCTCTACTAGAGTATTGGTGACTGTATTAATCATATTCTTTGCCATAGAAATTTCTTTGTATGGATTATATACTTTCGCATATGTCTGAGAAATTTCATCACCACAAACATCATCTGTTACTTTGGATACTTTTTTTCCATTTAATAGAGTTTTGTTGTGAGTAATTATTCTATCTTCTAATTCTGTATATGAAAGATTTTTTGAGTTACTTTCACCAAGCCAATAAAGTAGCTTAGTTTTATCTACAGGTCTATTGAAGTTTGTCCAGTAAATGTTATCAATAATATAAGAAGTTTCTGTCTTTGGATTTACACAAAGACTTGTATTTGTTAATAATGTAGTACCATCATTTAATATAATACTTCCTATAATGTAGTCTGCATCATTTTCTGGAATAATTTCCTGTTCGCAGTCTGTACTTTTATTATAGAATAGTGGAAGATATTCTAGTGTTTTTTTATCTTGTGCAAAATAAGTTCCAACTACAGCAGAACGATTTGTAATTCCTTTACCTGCATATACTTTTATACTTGCACCAGAACCAGTGGCAGTATATGTACTTGTAGTATTAAAACTGGAACCGCTACCAGTTAATTCTGCATAACAAAGTGTAGATGCATTGACTTTATTTGTAGCTGCACTTGTAAAAACTACTGATTTAATTTTCTTACTTTTAACAGGATTTGATAATACAATTTTATTATCTGTAGAAGAAATAGATGTTACTGTAGTATCTGATTCAATACCAGTACCAACTACTCCATCACCAACTGAAATGTTTGATTTATCACCAACATAAATGTAAGAATTGGTATTCCCTGGCTTTGAATGCTTTACTACTCTTTTTCGTAAAGATTTATCTGTAATGTAGTTAATGACTCTACTTACAGTCCATCCGTTTACAGTATCACCTTCTGTAATTACAGTATTTGTAGTTGAAGTATATTTAAAGAATATTTTATTGTCATCAGTTCCTCCATGGTAAATGTAACTACCAGTAGGAATACTTTGAATGCTGCTGTCTACTTTATCTAAAGTTAAAGTTGCAGTAACATTTTTACTATCAACTGTGTATGTTGTAAGTGCAGTTGTTGTTGAACCACCACCTCCACCACCAGCAGGAGAAGTAGAAGTTTGAGTAGTTGCAACAAAACCACCAACTGTTCTGGTTAGATTAAATGTAGTGGGCCATTCAAAGATATGATAAAAGTATTCTTCATCATAAGAGTGATTTGCTCTACACTCTCTTTCAAATACAGGTTTTACACCGTTACTTCCATCTGGAACGTATTCTTGGTTTGAAACGGTAATTGTATCAAATGTTACATCACCATTATCATCCTCTCCTGATGGAGTCTTAATGGTTTGTGTAATAAACTTTTCTAACTTCTGAGCATTCTGTATGAACTTGTTGGTATTACTTGCAGGGTCTATCTCGTACCAATACTTTTTAGTGTGATTAAAGCTCAGTGTTGTACTAGAAGATACTGGAGGGTCTCCACTTGTAGTGGTGTATGTATAAGTATATGTCTTTGATATTTGCTCTTTTTTTGGTCTGCAATTTCCCATTTAAGTTAACTATAAAATTGTATGAAACGCTTAATAATTTCTCAAAAAATTGCGAAATTAATCTCCTACTTTATGTATACGAATACCTGGACTATCATGATGCTCAAAGAATTCCCACTCTAAAGTGTCTCCTTCTGCCCACTGCATCTCATCTAGTAACTCATCTGGAAAAACTAAGAAATATTCTCCAGATTTTTCATCATATTGAACTTCTGTAGTATAAGAAAATGTTGACATATGTGTATGAATATTTACAGTATATAGTAAAAAAATTTTTTTTACATTTTTTCAGAATTTTTTGAATTTTTCGGTGAAATTTTTTCCGAGAATTTTCAAAATTTCTCTGATTGTGATGTAAATGTATGAAAATTCCTCGGAATGAGTCGTTTTTGTGCTTATTTTAGTGATTTTTTGAGTCATTTTGAGGAATTTTGTGGGCAAATGGGGGAATTTGGGGAAAACTTGGAGGGACTTGGAGGGACTTGGAGATTTTTCGGAAAATTTTTTTGGGTGATTGAGTATCTTTCGGTCGTCTTCAAAGGTTTATAGCTTAGGAGGGACCCAAACTTTTTGTACGGGGCGGGGCGGCCAACCCATAAGGGGCGCTAATGACTGCCCTCTGCTCCCATAAGGACTGCTGATGCATCAGAAGGGCTGATGAATGGGGGCCGAAGCCCCCTGAATCTCTCATCAGACATCCATCTCCAGAAGCTTGCCCAGAAGGGCTTCCACATCCTGGCGGGATTCAAACAACTGCCAGGGCTGGCTGCGACGGTCGGCGGCAATCAGGCCAGACATCACCAAACGGCGAGCGATGCGAATCTCGGCGTTGGTCAGGGTCAGGGTCTTGGTGGGCATTGGTCGGTTCCTTTGAACTGAGAGAATCCTAGCATGGATGGGGGAGCCCCGAAGGGCTCCCGTTAACATTTGTTCACACAGGCGTGTTGCGGTCCTGGCTCCAGTTACGCAGCCTGCGGTTGCTGGCCTTGCTGTAAACTCGGTCGCCAATGGTACGGTCCCCCACGGTGATGGCGCTGCGGCCTGCAGCATCAGCGGCGGCCTGCAGGGCTTGGCGACCCAGCTTGCGCTCAGAGGGAAGGGCGACCTCAGAGGTGGCCAGGTCAAACAGCCACTGAGCACGGTGGCGGCCCACGATGGTGGGTTCCTTGATGGTTCGCTTGGCGAGGGCCACGGCAATGATGGTGGGAACAGCGGTGCGGGTCAGACGGTCGGAGCGGGTCATGGTCTCAGGTAGGTTGTGGGGGCTTCTCTCGCCCCCGTGTTCATATTATAGGGTATCGGGGGGAGGCTGGCGATGCCCCAGCCCCGACTTGTAACAAACTGAAATAATTATATTTTAGGCGACAATCTCATTGACTGTTTTTTTAGCATTACCGTGAGCAGGGAAAGCAATAATGAAGTCCCTGTCTGCTTTAGCACAAAGGCCACAAGTTGCACAAGTTACATTCTCATGAATAGTTGCAGGACAAGTGATAACTTTACGACCAGATTCTGTTTTATAGAATCGTTCGGTTTTATCAGACTTGACAACAGCCACTGCAGGAATGTTGTGCTCAGTCATGATAGCATCAGCCACCTCAACATCCTCAGTGGATGCATTGATTGTGAAGCCTTTGTTGTTAGCTTCCTTGATGACTTGCAGGTTGTGGTTGTTAAGAACGTGGTGGGTATAAGTGTAACCTTTGCGGCCTTTGTTTGCATCAGCCAGTGCAGATACCATGGGAGCATTAATGTCACCCAGGATATGTGGCAGGTCGCCAGATACATTGTGCCGCCAGAGTTGGCCACGCTGAAGCTTGCGAATTGCGTTCACAAACTCCTGGAAATTAACACCCCTTTCCTGTTCAGTTACCTTGCGCCAGTGAATAGCTTGGGGGCCAGACTTGGCGTAGCAACCTTTATCGTAAAAGGGGCAAGTGCTGGGGCAGGTCTCACGGCTGGAGGTGCTGGTAGGGATGGGGCCAGTCTTAGCGTTGCTGGAGACCTGGGTGAGAGCGAAGTTCATGACTTGGGTTTGAACTGAGGTAATCCTAGCAGGTGGTGGGGGCTGGAGAGCCCCCTGTTACAAAGCTTAACCTTTGGCCAGCCAGTCGGAGACTGACATAATCCAGCCCTCGCTGTGCCAGGTGCGGAATCGGTCAGTCTTAAACTGTTCCCACTGTTCGGCAGTCAGCTGGTGGCCTTCCACCATAACGGGCTCGGTGCTGGGCTTGGGCTTAGCCTGTCCCAGGTTAGCACGGAACCGCTCGGCGGCAGCATCAGCCTGGCTCAGCTCAGGGCTCAGGCCAGGGAGGTGCTCGGTGTTGAACATTGGTCGGTTGCGACTGCCCCAGAATCCTACAACATGGGGGCTGCCACCTGGCCAGCCCTGTTACAATTTGAAATATTTACATCTCCAGCTGCCAATCTTGGTCCTTTGTAACATTAACCCAGAAGAAGTTCCTGCCATTCATACTACGCAGGAAGACTTTATCACCTTTGGATTGTTCAACGATGCAATGTTCACAAGATTCCATTAGATTGGCGAATCTGTTTTTAGCTTTCTTTGAGATAGGCTTGACAGAAACAATTGTTTCCATTAGAGAAACTTCCTTTCAAACTTACGAAACAACATTAGCATGAACAGCAGGGCTAGAACTCCTGACATTTACAATTTGTAATGTTTGTTTGTGGGGGGATTGTCTCCCCCCTTGATTGTATCAGATGGCAGCCTGCTTGAGTTCTTCAGTGCGGCGAGCATCTGCAATGGTAGCACCTAGGCTAACCTTCATGAGTTGTTCATCATTAGTGAGCAAATCACTCAGGAATTGTGCATAATCTGCACTTGCAGCGAAAGCATAAGCCTTATCAGGATTCGACTGATAAGTGATAACAACATCCGTACCTTCTACAGTTACACTGTGAATGGCACTGGATTGGTCAACAGTGAATTGGCGATGAACAGGATTGATAGCAACAGTCATGATGTTTCAGTGAATGAACTTTAATAATGTACAGGATGGGGGCTGAGTTGTCAACCCCCTTGTGACACTATCAGAATTGGATTTCTTCTAGTGTGGGCTCCATAGATTCATCCACAGAATCTACAGAAAGCATGTCCAGAATGGTGAGAATCTCATCACCAGTCTGACCTTTGCGAAGCATCGAAATCAGCAGTTCTTTAGACATAATAATCAATAATCAATGTTAGAGTTAATATATTCTGCAAAGAATTGTTCATTGTTGTCATTCTCTGCAGGAATCAGCATGTCATCTTCCCAGTCGAAGACTTCAGCTTCAAGTTCAGCAAAATCGAAGGTGTCCATGGGTTGTTCAGTAGTGAACGAGTTCAGTATGGCATGGGTGGGGGCTGGTGTCAACCCCTGATTGATTAGAGTTGCTTATCATTGTCCATGGTATACTGTGAACAATGCTTTCACAAACTTATCTTCATCTAAGTAGTCTAACTGTTCGTCAGTTAAATTACTTAATAATTGAAGAATTGTTGAGATTGTTGGAGTCATGACAGAACATGAATATAATCAATAGAGTTAATGCACCAACCATAAGCACAGGTGATTTCCTCTACTAAATCATCTTCATCATCTGCCTCCCAAACTGTATTTGTGACCTCATCATGAAGGTCTGTTTGTTCTTCAAGTGTGGGAACATCGTCTTCATCATCCATAGTGAAATCGAAGCGAATGTTGGTGACTTGATACAACATTTGAGTGGTTCAGAATTGAACAATGATAATTTAACTCTAAAAGGGGCTGGTGTCAACCCCCTGACTGATTAGTGTTACTTATCAATCCTCCAGCAGCTCAGGATTGTATTCACGAACCTCTGTAATCAGTTCTTCATCAGAATAAGATTCAAGATTCCCCACCAATGTATCATAAGCAAGGGAACACACTGCATCCATATCCAGTCCATCTAAGATTTGCTGAGCATAATCAGCAATCAGAGAATCACGGTCAAAAGTGTTAGTCATGAGTGGTTCAGAAGTGAACAGTAGCAACTTAACCCAGATTCAGAGCCCTGTCAACCATTCATTCATAAGTGTTACTAATCTGATTGATAGTCTTTTCTAATGTATTCAGTTCTTGTTCATTTAGTCCAAGAACATATTCTTCAATAATATCTTCTATAAGTTTATAGTTATTATTATACAATTCATTCGTGAGTGATTCAATCATCTCATCTTGTTTCATGGATTTTGTGTTAAAGTATTGAAGAATTTCTGAGTAGTTCATTTCTTAATTACCAGGGCACCATACTTGTTGAGTTTACCTGCACATGGTTTGTTATCATACAGGCCAAAGTAATACTTACCAATACTAATACCAAACTGTTCATCACCTGATTTAGCCCTAGTATTAGCTCCAATGTAGAGGAATCGGGAATCAATTGAGAATTTCATGGGTTCAATGTGTGAACAGAGTCACTATAGGGGGTTTTCGGAGGGTTGTCAAGAGGGTTTGAATAAGTATATCTTATATGGTTAATAATCTCTAGATATACTTAATAATTATTTGTTACCCTCCACAGAGTCATTATACACATATCTGGGTGTGTTGTCAAGTGTATATGGTATATGGTTAATAATTTGTAATATGGAGTTTTCCACAGGTTTTTCCACAGGGCTGTGGAAAACTATCAAAGGGGCTCGGAGTGATTAGGAGTGCTTATATTAGTATTCCTTATGAGTGGCCTCGGAATGATTTGGAATACTTATGAGTTTTTTGGGGCTGGGGGCTTGACAAATTTCGGAAGTCATGGTATACTGCGGGCCAAGACTGCTGCAGCCCCGTACATTTCAGATACTTTCTCTGACACCATCGGACACACACACATACAAATACAGTATATACTTAATAATTCTCTCTCTACACATTATATACTTAATAATTTCTCTTATTCCTTCTCTCTATACATAACACTCAACTATATTTTTTATTACATTTAATGAATGTTAATAATTTATACTAATTTTAACATATCTTTCCGCATCACATATACTTTATCATTGAATCTGCTATTTGCCAACAATATACTGATACTAATTCATCAGCATCTACTTCTGCATCTTTTGCTGCTCTCTGAAAGTTTGTTTCTAATACATTTGATGCTAACTGTGCTAATGCTATCTTAGCAAATTCAATTCTTAATTCTTGCCTTGTTTCTTCTGTTAAATTCATGTGAAGGTACAATCCCGTTCAAATTAAGTTTAATGGTTAAAATGTAGTGTTTTTTGATTGGTTTTATTGGGCTTTGAGCTTGTTTTTTAGATGATTCAATGCTTGCTTACGAGCTTTGAGCTTACCTTTACAGATACCTTTGGTTTTGTGTGGTTTGTTTGAGTGATGTTGCCAATTTGGTGTGGTCACTTGTCTTGTGTTTGAGTTGTACTCATTCTATGAGTAAAACCACCCCGATGTGGAGTGGTTTGTGTCAGTTATTTATCTGGTCAGAATAACTCTTTTATCATTTGCTTCAGATGCCACCATGTAGACTTTGGCTTATCCTCTTCGATTGGTTCTTCTCTTTGTTCAAAATCTTTTGCATTACGACCACAAAGAGATTCATCTTTTCTAACCTCAATACAAATCATGTCAATTGCATATACAGTACCTTTGATGTAATCAAGTTCCTCAACATAATGTTTTTCGCAAACATGAAAAAGGCCAGGAATCAAACGACAATGCTTACACTCTTGACAAGCAGGAATTGTGGTCATGTGATTTGAGTTTACTTAGTTTTGGTATAAGTGTGAAGAGTACCGAAGATTTTGATAGTCTTGGGTTTGGGTTGTTGGGAATAGGGTTTTTTGCTCATCGTGATACCTCGATTGTTTCTCGTAGTGCTTTTTGTGTTTCTCGGTGATTGTGATAATTCATTATAATATCCATTACACAATAACCAAAGGCAAATGCTGCCATAATTGTTGTTAACATAGTTTTAATACCTCAGGGAGTAATCCAATCGTAACCAGAAGGTTCTACAACACTCTCAAATCCATCATATTCATCAATACGATAAGGACCAGAGACTTCTTCAATAGCAAGTTTAGCACACATTCCGTTTGCTTTGTCACCCAGTTCTTCTACAACTTGAACCAAAATAGGGTCGTGTCGAGCAACATTATAGTCACTCCAAGTTTGTTCAGAATACTTTTTATTGTAAGCAATTCGTTCTTCAATTGGTGTAGAATGCCAGGGTTCTGGTTTTTCAGGTCGTTCTTCGGGCGGAACCAACCAAACATTGAATCCCCAATTTGCATCTTCAATCCAAACTTGTTTGCCTTGAAGTTCCCAGTAACGTTGACACGCTTCACGGGACAGACCGAACCCACCGTAGCAGGCATTATAAACTACTTTTGTCATAATCAGTTATAAGTACAGAGTTGAGTGATGCGACCGTATTGAATACCTTCAGACCATTTGCCTCCAGCAGCAATACAGGATTGTTTGTTGGGAACAATAGAGTCGCCATTAGCAACACCCACGCCAATAGCAGCAAGAATACCAAGAATCACAAAAACAATCATCAGTTCAATGATAGTATAACCGTTGGGTTTAATCACAGTGCTGCAACCTCCTCCATAATGTTTTCTACATCTTGCTCATCACGATGACCGAGTACATCATCAGTGACTGGTGTATCATAACAAAGGTCATACTTATCTGCATCACCTTTGATGACTGCTACTTCATACAATCCTTCCGCAAATCCATAAGAACCAGGGAATCGTACTACACTCACTCCGTATCCATTTGGAAAGAAATGAAGTGCTTGTACACCATCCTCAAACTTAGTAGGATTGAAGTTCAAATCAGTGAATTTCATAGTGAATACCTGCATTGTGGGTTGGTGGGTTGTTGTTTACAAAGTAAATCGTAAGATTCTATAAGTTTTTTGTCTCTTTCAATGAGTACAACATTCCATGCAATAATGATAGCAAATGCACAGAAACCAACTGCTAGATACTTTTTCATGCGTTGTAACCTTCAGATTTCAGAATAGCACGGCGAGCTTCATATGCCTGATATTCAGTAGCAAACTCAGCAATCTTTTGAAAATCATCTCGCCAGTACAATCCCCAGCGAGTTGTACCATAAACTTGAACAATGCGAATCGGATTGTCGATGCCAAGAGGATAAGGTTTCATGCTTCAATAATGCAGAAGGAGGCACAGAACTTACGAACCCACTGAAGAGTTTGATAGTAGTTCCTGGGATTGGACATTACCATGCTAGCATTCTTTTGTGGATTGTGAGCAATAGCAACATATTGGTTGTCATCGACTTCTTCAATCCACATTTGATTCACATTACCCTCTTGCCAATCCCAACGTGATGTGGTGTAATGATACACTTCACGGGGCTTGCGGTTGGAGGTGAAAGTGAGAATGTCATTCATGGGTGGTGTTCCCTTGATTACCTTTGTATATTAGCCCACATGAGGGGGCATGTCAACCTCTGACTCATTAGCTTTTTTAATCTTTGCGGAACGTTTCCGCATTTCATACTCATGGTTCCGTGTAAATGCGTAAAGAATCACTACAAGGGCACCAGCCAGTCCTGCAACAGCAGCAATGGCGTTAAGGTCAGTGGGAAAGGTGGTGGTTTCAATCATTGTGAATTTCCTCTAGATGGTCAAGACAAAGTGTAACATAATTTGGTTCACGTTCAATCAACTCTCGATACTCTGCATAGATGGCATCAGCAATACGAAAGTTCTTGTGCATTGTTTTGTGTGTTTTGGCACGAATTGCACGTTGATTGAACTTCTCCATTTGTTGGAGAGCATTAGTCTCTGAGAGATAAATTGAATAATCAGTTTCTGTCATCATTACTTGGGTCTCCTTTTCCTTGGAGTGATTGAGCAAGAAGTTCAGCATACTTCTCAAGGTACGCCGTATCATAAGCTGCTAGGTGGTTACTTGTCAACTCTTTGTGCATGTTGTTGAGATTGTTCCAGTCTTCTCTGTTCATAGTTCTAGGTCAACGTATTCTAATTCACCCAAACCGATGTACTCAACACCTTGATATACAGTATGGTGATTGACATGCCAATGACCATGAATGAATAAATCTGGTTTGTGTATCTCTAGTATATTATCAAGAAATTGACGAGTTACAGATTTATCGTCATATTTCGTCATATTACACTTAGAGCATACTATGTATGTTAGGCTTTCTGGCATTTCGTGTGCCACTATCACAGATGGTTTAAGTTTCTCATATACATCGCACAGAATGAGAAACTCTTTGTATGATAGTTCTTCATTTATCCACCAATTCAATCCTTCTGTTCGATACTGTGCATCAATAGACTTTGCACCACCAATACAGAAGATATTGTCATGTATCATTGTGCCATCAGGTATCCAGAATGGATGCTTTTTACATACACTTGGATTGTCATGATTGCCACGAATGAACTTGTGGTCTCCTTTTTTCATGTGGTCATATGGTGGATTGGAATGACCAGAGAATCCTACACCGAAATCACCAACTTGAATAGATGTATCGCATTCATTGATGATTTTCTTGTATCTTTTCCAATTACCATGAACATCACCAATGAAGCGAATATTTTTCATTTTTTAAGCCATTTGTAGATTAGATAGATGGCACCAATGACAAGTGCAGCAAGAATCACATATCGGAATGCCCAGATTGCCAACAGGCCAAGGACCACAGCAATTCCAGTCCAACTAATATCACCACCAGAACTAAAACTTGAGCTGTCTGAGGTTTCATAAGATGTTTTGCTGATTGGATTGCAAAATTTAACTTCTTTTGCTCCATACATCGACTTGACTTGTGCAATAGCATCTTCACGCCAAGGTCCAGGAGTTTCAATCTCAACATTCTGAAGAACATTAGATTGGGTGAGAATCAGTGCTTTCCAATAGTGTGCCATGTTAGTGATTCACTCGATGGATGATACAACGCTTGAACTCTTGCCATTCAGTATCACTAAAATTATCGCTAGCATAAGGGATGCCAACATCGGCAGCACATTGCCTTGCAATACTTTCAGGAACAGGAGTCGATAGGAAATCATACTGAACAACTGAGGCGAGAAGAAATGCAATCATGATTCAGGTTGAAAACGATTGGACCAGAGCAACCCAAAGGTTTCTTTGAGGTTGTCCAGCATAGTGTAGCGTTGAATCAATGTGTTGTCAAGTGGTAGGTCATGCAGTCCATCATCATAGGGTGCCAGTATCTGGATTGACTCCAGAGCATGTGTGATGATGTCCATGATAAGCTCATGTTGAGACTCAGTGAGAGTCACTGTGATGTCACCTTGGTTCATAATCAGTTCTTAGTGTTAACAGTTACAAGTCCACCAAATGCAAGACGGAGACCAATCAGAATGCCCCAAACTTGCCAGAGGGAGAGTACAGTATAATTGAATAGATTTACAAGAATCCAGTGCAGTACCCATGCAACTGGAATCATTAGAATTGCACCAATGGCAACTGCAACAATTACAATTCCAAGAATTGCAACACCAGCACCAATGATTTCTGCCCAGGTGTAATTTTTACTTGGCATAATGCGACGAAAGCGACGGGATGAGTTAGTCATAGTTAATTAGGAAGGAATTTCACAAATTGCAGGAGTATAATCATAGCAAATCCATTCATTATCTTTAGTGAAAATATAGCTATACTCTTCACTATTATGAATATACTCTGTAATATCTTCATCAATACGAGGAGAACAATTATCACCACGCATTCTATAAGTCAGAACAATAGGATTACTTAGTTTTCTATTGTTCCAATCAGTAGATGATTCAAGGCAAGAAATGTCTCCTCTACGAATCAATGCGTGAACTTTTGCACGAGTATTATATTTAGATTTTAGCTTTTTGCCCAACCATTCAGGATAACCATCCCAATGATGATATACTGATTTCACAGAACCATTTTTGAGTTCAATGCCAATGCGAGAGCGAGTTGCCATTTCAATAGGGGGTGAATGTGTTGGGCGAGTTGTCTCTCACCCATGAACGTAATATAAGATGGATGGTCTGGGATGTCAATACCATTGTGCCAGTCGTTCAGCCGCACGTTCCCTGGCTGCTGCACGACGGTCTGCCTTGACTTGCTCAGCATACTGGACAACGATGCCTTCCAGATTCTTGGGCATGTAGGCTCCCAGACCAGTGACAGGGGTGATAGTCATGCCCCTGCCGCTTCCAGGGCCGCCTCCAACGGCTACAGAGCCCTTTACGCCATCTGCACCGTTGCCGAGGTTGCCAATTGCTTTGTGTTGATTGTGGAGTGCCATAGTGAGAAATCAGTCAACGTAATACTCAGGAGGGATGCCCTGCCTGAAAACAAAGTCTACCACACTTTGGAGCCGTTGCTGGGTGTTCTTACCATAATTTTTGTGAACAGGAACCGTGACAAACCCATGAGACTTGCGATAAGACATGTAATCTCCAGGGGTCAGGCGACCCTCAGCCATATCCTTAGCATCCTCACGGTCCACACGAATGACACGACCAATAGTTTGACACATTTCGATAACATTCAAATTTCGCATCAAAACACAGTGAGTCAGACCAGGACAGTTGATACCTTCACTGAGAATAGAATAATGAAACAATACAAACTTCTTGTGCTTGTTCAATCCCCACTGAGTCATAGTATCAAAGAATACTTCACGACTCACTTTCTTGTCATTAACATATGCACCTTCTTTAGATGTGATGTGAAGAATATCATAACCACGTTGTTTGAATTGATGCATCACATCAGTACGAAACAACATCTGACACAATACTTTGGTACTAGGTGCAGCGACAAGAAGCTTTTGTGCTTTACTATCATCCAGATTGTCTAGAATATCCAATAGAGTCTTGGCATCATGCTTAGCAGCATTATCTTTCTCACGCACACCATCAATTTCATGGACTTGCACCATGGGAGGAATGATGCTACCATTCTCGATTAACTCAGGTGCAGGAACATTCTCGATAACTTGTCCAAACACAATAGAGTTATTCATGCCACGACCTTTAGGATTCTGAGACAATTTAGGTGTGGCAGTGAAATAGTATGCAGAGTCTGCATGTTGAGACATCATTGCAGTAGAATAAAAGAAGTCTCGCTTACAGGCATTGTGAGCCTCATCAAAGTAGACTGTATCAATGTGTATTCCACTGTCAATAATACGATGAAGAGAATGATAAGTAGTAAAAAGTAATTGGTGTTCATTGATTTGTTTAACCATGTTGTGAAACATGGTGATATGGTCAGGATTGGTAGAAGAAAAATGTTTAGTCTCTCCAGAGTGAACGTGAGCAACTATAACATTCTTGATTTCTTGTGTAAACTCTGCACATAGTTGATTCGCAAGAAGAATGCGAGGTGCAACAACAAGTGCAGTGAATGGCTTGGTTGATTCAGATAACCTACGAATCAGGTCACGAATCATAATCAGAGTTTTGCCGCCACCAGTAGGAACATACACCTGGCCCATGCGAACCAGCTCCATCTTGGTGAGACTGCGGCTTTGATGGGGGCGAAGCTTCATGGTCAAAACAGCGATGGGTCTACCATACCACGGCAGACCCAGGCTGTCAACCATCACATCATAATAATGTGTGGAGCAGAAGTTACTGATACTTTTACTTCTTTATTTTTGTCAGTGAGTATTTTTTTACTCAATGCATCTATTAATACATTTGATGCGGTTATTCCACCAAATGAACGTTTTGTAATTGCTCCAAATATAGTGAAAAATATCTGTTTCTTTAGATATAATCTAAACTCTCTACCACCAGCAAGCCAGAAATATGACATCTGCAATGAAACATAATGATTAGATAAAATCTTTTCTGTTCTGATTATATCAATATTTGCAGTATATCTTCCTTCTTCTCTGATTGATTTTACACATTCTCTTAAGTAACTATCAAGCAGTGCTACATTACCAATTTCTTCAAAATATGGTTCTACTACTTTCTTTAGTTCTTTATATGAATGAAATTGTCTTTTCTTTAAAAATGTTAATGCTTTTCTTCCTTCTGGTGTTGTTATATCGGATTCTTTTTGTACATCAGATACTTTTAAAAATGCAGCAACACGTTTTCTTGCTAGCATTTCCATTATTGTATTATAACCTGCATATGAAGATATCATTGGTTCTAATGTTTTTGGTGACATTCCAGCAACCCATGGAGTCTTTGCTGCAGCACCCTTTTTAATATCAAATTTACCATTATAACTTCCAGAACCACCAGATGGTAATGGTTCTAGATTAAATCTGTTATCTTCAAACTGTTTATTTATTTTTGTATAGTTAAAATCAAATACTAATTTCCAACTAGATGAATCTAAGTTTTCTCTGATGTTCCATAGATTATATTTGACATCAATTACTTCATCAATTAATCGTTGCACTTCGGCTGGTCTTTTATCTTTAAGAAGAAGCACAAATTGTGAATATGGGTCAATATGTTTACTATCATATTTTCCTAATTTTCTTATATTACCAGCTATTTTGACAGTCGGCACACTTGATTTTGTAGATAACATTTTATGAGACACACCAATTAAATCTTGAGATTTAAAAAGTTTTGCCATCATATGTTCATATGTTTTATCTTTATTTTTGTGATAGTTAATTAATATTTCTTGGTCACTTTTAACGTTTAAAATATTATCTTTGAATTGCTTTTCAATATCATTTTTTTCTGCATAATTTACTATAAAAAAGTCCACTGGTGATAGAATCTGTGCATCACCTTTTATATCAAATACTTGTTTTATTTTCTTTAAACAAGAATCTTTAACTGTTTTTGTGAATGAACTACTTTGTGTGTAAATTCTATAATTCTTTCTTTTGGATATAATTCCAGAATGATATAATTTTTCAATTTGTTTGTATGCAACTACAACATGAGCGTGTGATGCATTTTTTGTATAACTATATGATGTTTTAATTGCATTATAATCAAAACCATATTCTAAGTAAGATTTATACTTTGACTTTACATCATTAACCTTCATATCATTAAATAAATTTTCCCACAATTTAAAATGTTCTGGGTCTCCTTTTCTTTCTGGTCTAGTATCCATGAAATAAGCAAAAGCTAAGCACATTAAATTTTCTTTTGCTGTAGTTGCTGCCATGAGAATACTTTGATTTTAAGTATTTAGAAAAAAAGAGGGGCTTTCGCCCCTCTAAATCATTCATAAGTTTTTACTACTTCCTCAGTCTTCGGACCTTTACCGTTGATGTGATTATCCAACCAACGCTCAACAGCATTCAAATCCACATCATATGAATCATATGTTGAAATGAAAGGATGAAAGCGAAGGTCAATCCACACACCAAAGATATTACGTTGAGCGTAATACCAATCCCACCTAGTAATGTCACCAAGAGTATTGGTGTTACGTTTTACGATACGGTATTTCATAATCAGTTAGCGAGTCCGCCAGGCAGGAAGTCCATCTTAGCACCGTTGATGATAACCATTTTCTGGATGCTACCATTCTCAAACGCTGCTTTCAGGATTTCGTTACGCTGATACTCCAGAGATTGAGTAGTCACAGTAGAAGCAAGTGCTTTGTTTTCTTCTGCTTTCAGTTGAGCAGTACGAGTCTTAACTTCCTGTTCTTTGTTAGCAGATTGAGCAGCAACCACACGGTTTACAGAAGCAACCAGTTGGTCAGGCAGGTCTGCCTTCACAACCACCACAGATTCAATATCAATCTTACCAGCGAGGTTGTTCTTCTCCAGAGACAGATTCAGATTCTGTTTGATAGTCTCTTGGATTTTATCCAGACTGCTGTTCACTTCCAGAGCAGGGTATTCGTCAACCGATTGGTTCACAGCAGACGTAATCAGACGCTTGATGAAACTCGCCATCAGTTCAATCTGACCGTTCTCACTTACACCGTGGTTAGTAATATCGTAACCAGTGTAGAAGTTATAGAGAGAAGTAGGAGCGAGACTGTAGGTAACAACCACATCCATATCTTTCATGATGGTGTTGTCTTTAGTCTTGGGAGTCAGGTCACTCGATTGTACCGTAATCTTACGAGTGTTGAAGACTTTGATACTACCAAAGCCATCATATTTAATGCCAGGAGTCAGCACTTCATTCTTCACCTGACCATCAAATCCCACATAGAGACCATTTTCACCAGTGTTGATGGTAGTAAACTGCCCCGCAGTCAGAATCAGAGCAACGAGAACACCACCAGCGCCAAGAACGATTTTTCCAGTAGACATAATTTAAATAGGGGATAAAGGATAAAGAATCAGTCAGAAGTAAGACCAGCGTAGATAAACGCTACTCCTACGATGAGAATGAGAATGAGAGGCAGCATCTTCATGAAGAAGAGAACAGGGATGCCTCTCGCTAAGAGAACGAGCAGGATAAGAAATACACCTGCTCCAGTACCAAGAATGCGTCCTATCATGATTAATCTTCGTAAATCATACCTTCCATTTGACTGGAGATTTGTAGTAAGTCATTGATTAGTTGTTTATTTTCTTCTTCAAGAGCTTCAATTTGTTTCTTGAGTTCTTGATTCTCTGCATAGAGGCACATTGCATCTAGCTGCTCATCTGTGTATTTGTCAGATTTAATAGTGAATTCATTCATTTTAAGCCGACCTCTTTGAGATAATCATGGTAACGCATAAATCGTGTGAGTGATGGATGTCCTGGTGGGTTCAAGCTCCAACAGCACTCAGTATAGGAGAGAAACTCGTACCAAGGCGTGGTTGGGTCCAGAACATGAACTGGCACAGTGTCAGAGTTTTCCACCTACTGTACCCTCATATTTTGTACTTTCATTAAAACCTTCTTGTTTACCTTTAAGATAGAATCTTGTTGCAGCGATGCAAGATTCTTGTGTGAGAGAAGTAATAAGTGGGTCCCCATTCTTATGAAAACTCTTCCAAGTTTTCCAGCGAGACTGCTCAACACGAAATTCATCGTCAATCCACTCCACTTCTGCAATTTCAGGATGCTCGTTTTGGTTTGTCATTCAAACTCTCCTGTGCGATTCTTGATTGTTCCTGTGCGATAAACGCCCTCAATTCTGGTGTTTCCTGCCATTCCCAGACTGTTCCATCTTTCTGAGTATGTGTTTTCTGAATTGTTTGAATTTTCATAGATTTCTACCTCAACATTAATTTCTCTATCATTCCAGTGTCGAATTACACCAGCTACAATAAAGCAGTTGGTGATAAGATATGTAGTAAAGATTATAGTTCTAACTACGGCTACTTTGTCTGCTACTTGGTCTTTTTTGTGTGCTTTTTCTCCTAGTGCGAGTGCCCAGAGGTGCCACAGTGATTTCAGTGGGGTCATTTGGTTCAAAAAATGTTTCTAATGATGAAAATAATTCTTTCTTTTGTTTTTTTGGAGATTTGCCAGTAAGGGTTTGAATATGTCCATCAATTGGTTTGTATCTCTCTATGTATTTTTGTAGATGTTCCTCACAGCTAAACCAACAAGTTTTAGTTTCAGAACCATCTTTATGTTCTAGTCTATATGGAAACCCATCATATGGAAAGTCTGTCATCGAAGTATTTCTACATGTGTAATTTTACCTAGTTTAAAACAAATACTGCATCGTGGCCATTGCTCCCATTCTTGATTAGGATTTTGCTCAGGATAAACTTCAATACAATCTGTAATGTATACAGGTCGAACTTTACCGTGATTGCCATTAGGAATCCATTTAAATCTTTCCCATGGCATCAAATCTTCATCATCTAATTCTATAAAGTCTGCAGCCATATAATCATCAATTTCATATAGCTCTCCTGCAGGAGTAATCCAATACTCAGTCATAGTATTAGACAGTCCTTTAGTTTGCAGAGTATTCTTGTTAAAATGCTCATTGATTGGAAACGCACAATGAATGCGGTCAAACATTCCCATGATAATTCCACCCCTCAAAGTAATCAGACAACAAATTAAAACTCAACCCAACCTTACCAACTTGAAAATCTGCTCCAAAAAGATGAGAAGAAGTAAAAAATGAGAGTAGGATGTGCAATCCACCATTACAATGAATTAAACGAGTTGGGTATTCATAATGAACCCAGAGTAATGAACGATTGTTGATGATACCAAACTGCCAAGTGTAGTCAGTATCACCATCGTCCCACACTTTTTTATCGTATTGGAAGAGTTTCATCACATCCACTCCCTCAAATCAACAATTTCATACCACTCATACTCCGAACCTCTTATACTATGCTTTGAAACCATTTCATCACCGAACTTCTTGCTATGATACTTTGGAACTTTAACACTAATCACTTCTTCCTTTGCTTCTTCATAAGTTTCAAAGCAGGCAATCCAATCACCAGTTCCATAAGAAGGATAATACTGGTCCCCAGCAATCAAAAGATAAGGTTTCATTTCCTCACCTCACAAGCAGGAGTCATATCAACTAAAGTTGCGGCAAGTTTCAATCCACCAAGCACCGCAGTTGGAGCAATAAAAATCAACAACAGAATGCCAAGTGGAATGGCAACATATTCCTCAAAAAAACTTTTCATCGTGGCACTCCACCATTATAAGGTTTGTTGTAAGTAATATACTGAGTTTTCAACTCAACATCAAAGTAATCAATATCAGGGTATTTTTCCCTGACATAGGTTTTACATTCCTCACGGGTGGAAAATCCACAGAGGATTTTACCTTCGTAGATTGCGGTTTCAATTGCTTCAATCATCACAATAACTCCATTTTACAATTACCATTTACATCATAAACCACTTTGACTTGAAACTCTTGGGTTGAGTTTGAATTCCAAAAAGCATCTTTGAACTCTTCAGTTTCTTTCTCTGGATACTTGGGAAAATAAAATCCACTTTCATCAAGTTCATTACATTCAATATCACCCAGATAATGAAGGTTCAGGTATCGGGCAAGTTGTTGCTTTTGTTGATAGGTAAGTTGAATTTTGACAGTTGTGATGAATTCGTTTGATACTGGGAGTTCTTCGTTAATCATTCTACAATTAAACAATAACGACATTGGAAAGCAAAAGTTTCTTTTTGCCAAGTTTTCTTCACACCATTTTCTTCCCAAGAATACACAACTTCATACCAAGGGTCTGTGCTCCCATAAGAATTGAGACCTTCAACGGTCACATAACCTTTAGAACCATCTGCCCGTGCCCAACGAGAACCAACTTGGATTTCGTGTGGTTTGAAGAAATGACGGACAACTGCTTTACGTCCATCTATGATTTCAGTTTCGTAGTTCATCGGTCTTTATGCTTCAGTAGATACGAGTTGGCAATTGCCTTGAAAGTAAAAGCACTCCAAAAAGATTTGAATACCAAACCTTCACGTTTTGTTTGAGGATTCAGTGATGGACCTTCAGCAAACTCCAGAAGTTCATCAATAGTGCTGAGGTTCTTAGTAAGTTCAAAACATGGTTCAATAATAGGAACATGCTCAATATCAGCACCAGCTCGTTTTAGTTGGTCAAGAACAGCATAGCGTTCAAATGGAGTCATATAACGACTTTCAGTGATACTATAAATGTCAAACAGATAGAACCGTTGACCTTTGAGTTTCTCTGGATTGCCCTGAATACCCTCACCAATCAATTCGCCTTGAATGGCATATTCTTCACCTTTTTCTTTAGAGAGTTCAAGAAGTGGTTCAATGATATTCTGCTCTCGTGCTGCTTTCCAGAAACTATTACCCTCAGTTTCCTTCAGGTCAATATTCCTGGAACACACACCAACCTCACCATCTTTAATGTAGATAGTGGTGCTACTGCCATCAAGTTTAGTAGTCACTTCATAAGTATTATCTTTATAAGTTTCAAAGATGTCTTTACGAAGATTCTGACAACGTTCTTGGTCAGTTTTAGGAATGAAGTGTGGGAAGTTACCCTTCATTGTGCCCTGAAGTTGAGCAGGGATAGGTGGTTCCCACTTCTGAATATTCAAAATATGAGATACATCTTCACCTACAGAAGCATCATTAGCAATAGAACCAAGACAATTCAGTGGCAGTAGCAGCCCCTGACTTACTTGACCACGAAGTTTAACAGTACGAAGACGTTCACCCTTCACACCATTATATTCACGAGGTTCTTTCCCACTGCTGAGAAATGGAGCGAGTTCATGAGGAACCCAACTATCAATCTCAAAATATACAGCAGTATCTCCAATCTTATATTCATCTTTTTTGACCACTACAGGCCAACCACCATCAACGATGGCACACTCAATAGCATCAGCACCTTCAATAGGCTTGATGTATGTGATAGGTCGAATCGAGGCAAGTTTACGCACAGTGTTCATCAGAAGTCTCCTTTGCCCTGGGCAACGTCAAAAGTAAATATACCACGGTCCTGCCACATTGTCAAGACCCTCTTGCGGTCATCAAAAACTGCAAAGATTTGATACTGTTCTTCAATTATATCAGCAATCTCTGCTTTTACAATAGCATCATCACGATGGTCCTTATACTTTCTCATATAAAGAGCATTATAATCATCAGTAAATATATTATGTTTTTCCAGCCATTCTACAGTCACATCACGATAATCATCAGAACGACCACTCACAAAGAAAACAGGAAAGAAATACTTCAATGCATGAAACATTGCAAGCACTTGCTTTACAGGTTTGTCTTGACTAATTCCTTTGTTCCATGCATCCCAATTTCTTGGCTTGGTTGCAACAAATTGACGACGATGTTTTACATCACAAAGAGTACCATCAAGGTCAAAAATGATGCACTTTTCTTTAGGAGTATTCGTAGAGGAATCCATGATTAGTAGTATAATGAATGTGAGTGATACCTGCTTCTTTTAGTGCAAGTTCACAAATAGGACATGGGCGAGCCATTCGTAGTTTACCCTGTGGATTGACCCTAGCAACAATCACAGTGTCAACTTCTTCACGACACTTAACAAGTGCTGCAATCTCTGCATGAAGGTAAATCTTTTCTTTCAGTCCTACACGCTCTGCAAACTTTGCTTGAAGAGGATGCGATTTAGTTTCAAGATTAGTTGCACTTACAATTACTTTATTTTTGTTAAGCAAAAGTGCTCCCACTTGTTTTTTAGAAGGAGAACTCTTTGCAGTTGCAATTGCTTGGTCAAATACCGAGTCAGAAATCATCAGGCCACCTGCAGCTTAAGATGAGTGCCATCATGTGTCATAATGACATCAAAACCTTCTTCTTCAGTTGGCATTTCAAATTGAAGGAACATGCGATGCAGAACAGAACGTGGAATAAATTTATTCGCTCTTTGCGAATTACGAATAAGAGCATCTTCAAGTGTAATAGGAAGAATCACTACAGTCTTGGTATAAGTATCTGGAATCTTCTTCAGCTTCTGCCTACGAGATTTTTTAGATAGATTGGTTTGGTCCCAGATGATTGACTTACCTCGTTGAATGGCAAGGTCTAGGTCTTGATACATTTTTGTGGTAGCATCCTTGATTGCTTCATCAAAGACTTCATTGTAAGTTTTACCTACAGATGCAGCATATTCTTCGATGTAGTTATCTGTAGATAGTATCACATACTCATCAAAAACATCAGAGTTTTCAGTTCCCCTGCGAATGTAAGTAGATTTACCTGCACAAGGAATACCACACATCATAATCAGTTCCATGAAATACCTCCGAACATCCAGCGAGAATCGTTGAGTTTAGTTTGAGAAGACAAAGACTTCTCGATTGAATCAGTAAGTAGTTGCTTACATTCTTTACCTTGTTTCATGCCAAACATAAATGGACGATGAATAGGTAAAAGCATCTTGTTTACAAATTCAACGGCAAACTCCTTTTTGTCTGGATACATCTTATCACCACCTTCAAAGATTTTGGTGAGGTCAGAGGACACTTCATCAACTGCACACCAGAACTTCTGTTGGAAATCTTTGAGTCGCTGGGCATCCTCAGGAGTGAGCAGAGGAATCATATCATCTACAGAATCATTGAGAATAACTTGAATGATATTCTTTTCTGAGTTGATTTGTTCTTTTGACCGATGACGGAGAATATATTCATCTGCTTTTACTTTAACCATATGACCACTTTCAAAGCGAATAACTACCCCTTCTCCGTCATCCCACAAACGAATAGCATCTAACATGCTATCATCATACCAATGCCCACTAGCAAATGATTTAACTACAGGAATATTATAGTGAGTCGCTAGTTCTACCATATTAAAATATAGCAGATAATTACCTTTTATAGTATTGCGAATACCAGTGAGAATTAGTTGGTCTTCTGGATAGTCAACTACAATACGATTTTTTCGTGAACACCATTCAAAGATAGGTGTCATCCCACCATCAAACATCGCATGAATGAAAGTAGAATATTCTGGCTTATCTGCAATGAAATACTCTGCATTCATTGCAACATCAGTGATGCCTGCTTTCGTACCTAGTCGAAAACCTTCTGGAGTTGGAATTGGACGAATCATGGAACCATCTAGCTTTTCCAGAATTACATGAGATTGAGTCCAATCAATCTCTTCCTGATGAGTTTCTGCTCGCTCACCAACATTGAAGAACTTATGATATGGACGAGAGATAAGATTACCAGTAGCAGTATCAAATATCATACCACGACATTCACGGCGAATCTTCATATTATAATGACTACGCTCACGAACAAGTGAGAAAGTCTCTTCAAATGCTACCATATAATTGATAACAGTATACCAATCTTTTTGCATCACTTTGAATTCTTGCCAATCCTCAATGTGAGGAATGACATCATCAATATGATTAATTTCTGGAAAGTCGTAGTTCACTGATAATCTTCCTGTTCAAAGGTAAAGTATTCGTAAATTTGAGACATCACAGCATCCTCAATGTGCTCGATGATGGCACCTTCAGTTGGATTCTCAACATGTTTGTGTGCCCGTGCATAACCACGACGAACACCTTCTTCAATTGCCATTTCTAAAATAACACGGGTTTTAGGTTTCATGATTTTAAGTGCTTGAGTAGTTCAGAGAAATTTGCATGTCCCTTGTATAATACACCACCTATCACGCAAATGTCAAGTAGGAAGAAGATTACAAGTGTTAATGTGATGTATAAGATATCTTTATCAGATTTTTCCATTATTAACACCATGTTTAGTAATAGTTGACTGCCAAAACTCTGAAGTCATGTTATTCGACCCCTCAACCTTAGCAATCACTACACCATCAATCAAAGCAATTAGAGTTGGTGTGGCGACTATACCACAATCAGTAGCAAATTGAGTCCACTGATTACCTTCTTTGGCATTTGTAATAGTAATTACCTTTTCCCAACCATCAACCTTCTTTAGTTGTGTTTCAGCATATATGCAAGGTCTACAACCTTCTTGTACAAATAAATGGATTTCAGTCATCGTAGTTTCTCCCGTATCATCCTAATACACTCATTCCATTTATAAGAGTTCGTGTCGTGTTCCTTAGGCAACCAATCTTCCACCAAATCTACAATATCATTACAAGTATCAAAATCATAACCAAGTTCATCATACAGTCTATTGTAAAGTGTCTGTGGTGTGGGTTGATATTCAGTCATAGGTGATAAGGTTGTTGTGGGTCTTGATACCAAAGTTCTTTATATGTAATCCACTTTTCTACATCAGTTTCCATTTGTGCCATCCAATGAATACCATTTTTATCAACAGCATCAAGATAATGAATACCTGTCTTCGGGCAGATTGCTCTGGATACTTGTGTGAATTTTACTCGTTCAGTCATTTTCTTTCATACAAGGGTATTCAAACTTTTCACCTATTTGTTCTAATAGAGTGCGGGCAAGGTGAATTTCACCGTAATCAATACCCTCCGCAAAGGCATCATCATAATTACCAGCACTTGGAGTATAATCATCTCCATATACATCATAGCAGTGTTTTACCTCTGCGTATTCTTTGAGAACCTTGAGGAGAAGTGTGAGTTTTTCTTCGTTAGTCATTTCAGTCCCTCAAAATTGGTGTTCAATTTCTTCTTCTGTTGCTATCTCCACAATAGGATAACTCACATCTTCATAACCATACAATTCAAAATTTCTAATCAGGTCTGTAACAAGATTATCACACAGATAATCAGCAAAAATTCCTGGGTCAAGTTCTCCATCATATGTAAGCATATCATTATCTTTATGCTTTTCAGGGTCAAACCTCATATAAAAAGTTACTTTATAACCTTTTAGATTTTCCAAAGCATCCTTTACCTTCTGTTGTTCCTTATGCTTTTGGATTTGAAGTTCAAGTTCGTTGAGTTGTTCTTTGGTCAGTTGTGAAAGGTCAATCATCGTTCAAAGTATCCAGTGGGTTTGTAATCATTGAGGTATTGAGTTTTTATTGCAACATCAAAAGGGTCAATATCTGGAAATTTTTCTTTGATGAAAGTTTTGCAATCTTCACGACTGGTAAATGCACAAATGATTTGACCTTCATAGTATGCGACTTGAATTGCTTCAATCATCAGGTTTCTGTGTGTATGAAAGTATTATAAGGTATCACAGACCACTCTGGGTGCCCTGCTGTGCCAGTTCTTCAAGTGTCTGCGTTGAAACTACTGCTTTTCCTATCATACTTTATCTTTCTCTCATTCCCTTTAGTTCCACATTCAGGACACTTACCAATCTCACCACCAAAGTAGTAATCACAGACATCACACCAAAATCTACCATAAGTTGCTTGTCGTGATTTATGTCTGTTTCTTGGTTGATAGTCCTCGTCTTCAAAACTTATGGACATATACCTCAAAGGTAATTTTAGCACCAGCACTGTAAATGCCCATATTATCAATCTCCATACTCATACTTGTTACTTGTGCCAAACCAGTCTTGACTTTGAATGCTGTTTCTATAAAAGATTCTTTTAAATTATCAGGGTCGTAAGTTTTGAATAATTTTGGTTTTTCTACTGGTGGTGGAGGTTCTGGTGGTTTTTGATTGTAGAGTTCATTATATTTGTCTATAAGAGGATTGGTCATTTCTTACACTGATGTAATGGAATACGAAGAAACTGAAAGAACCTTCCAGCCCATCCTATCATATCTCCACATTTTTGACAACGATAAGATGCATAAGTCATTTCTAATCCACCCATCTAATAGAAAGACATTTATTCATAAACCAACGAGTAATAGCATTCGGTTTCTTATCCATATAATACCTCAAATATCCATTACCAAAAGTATAATATCCAACTTCTTTACCACCTGATTTAATCACAAAGTTGGAACTAATACAACTATTCGCAGAAAGACCACTACTACAAGTTAGTATAAGTTTAGGTGGAAATTGTCCGTGTTCCTTCGCATACTCAAAGTTCTCAAAAATTCTATTGAACTTTACTTGATACTGATACTCTTGAGTATATGCAAGTTGATTAAACTTCTCTTTTACTCTCTCAATTCGTTTATCAATCTTCTCATCAAGTTCTTGTGAGATTTCTTCTAATGACTTGGGTGGTTCTGGAATATCAAGATAAGGTTTGATTACATCAAAATACTCAAAATCTTCGGTGTAATAAAAAGCACCAACAACATAAGGAAGAATACTTTGAGGTGCTTTTTTGAGTTTGTTTGGATTGAGTTTATATCCTATTCGTTCAGTCATTTTCTATCCTCCCATAGTTGCTCAAAATACTTACCATCTCTACCACAGTGCATCTCAAACTCTCTGGCAAGTTTACAACTTTCACTTTTTTTGTCTCCTGTCACCAAATCACCAGTTATGATTGGATTGTAACACCTATCAAATGAGTTGTCCCCAAAAAGATGACCAAACCAACTTTTCTTATAGTAGAGACAATCTTTACATAGTTTGCGTTGTTCAGTCATTTTCTAAAAAGTTCTTCAAGTTGTTGTTTTTTCTGCAAGAGTTCCAAAGATGCTATTCGTTCATTATAACACTTACTGATATGTCTACACAATTCTTCTTCTTGTTTAGTAATATCCATATGATACTTGTCTTTCAAGATAAGAATAGTTTCCAAGTCTTTGAGAACACTAACTGGAATATTCAAAAACTCTTCGTAGGTCATTTTGCCCTCATAGCATTAATCACAGCATCACGGGCACTTTTACCTTTTGCTTTACTCATAGGAAATCCACCATTCATAAAGCACCAACCACTTTCACCATTCATTTGAAGAGAATGTGCTTGGAACTGATTGAGTAGAAATTCAAGGATTTCTGTGTCTGTTGGTTCTTCAGTCATAATTCCAAAGTCGTTGTTCCATCAATTCTAACACATCAGGGGGCACATAGGAAGTGTCTGTGGTTCTTGGAAGTTTTGCGACTTCCTCACAGATAAGTTCCAGTTCTATGAGAGTATAGTCAATCATTCTGCCCTCACAGTGTTATTAATTTGTGGTGTTCCAGGTAGAACAGTAATACCAGGATTACAAGGAATTGTTTGAGAAGGAGTGAGAGGAGTATAAGGAGAACCAATATTATAAGTGAGTGGAGATTTACTCAAATACTCTTCAATAATATTACAAGACCATCCATCCTCATAGAATTGCTTACCATAGAAAATAGCATCTTCCTTATTTGGAAAGGAAGCAACATAAGTTTCGTTGTGATAGAGTGAATAAACTTTCATCGGATTCCAATAGCAAAGATTTTTTTGAGTTCATTATACACCAAAATCAAATCCCTATCAACAGACAAATGACCGACATCTTTTGCTCCTCGTAGAAATTCATAAAGTTCCCTTGCTTGATTTTCTGTGAGTGTGAGTTTGTAGTTCTTTTGGATTTCAATCATAGTTTATTCCTATAAGTGTATGTAATTTCTCCAGTTTCCTTATTCATCAGGTATGCCCAGTCAGTTGGAATTGTATCACAACAATCCCGAAACTTTTCAGTTGAAGATACTTCCATTACAATAGGAAGATTGTTAGAGTGATGATAAAAGATTGCTACAAGAGTCATTGTGGGTCTCCTACAAGTCCAGAATATTTTTCTCTATCCCAACCATCAGTATAACCTCTTTCATATTCAATTTCAGCAACTCGTTGAGCAAACTTCGTAGCAACCTCACGAAATGCGTTGTTCATAGCACCAGTCATTACACCAGCACCAAGACTATTCATTCCAAACTGGGTTCCATCACCCCAGAGTTCAATAAGTTCTTGTTCAGTCATAAGAGGTTTCTGTGTCTATGAGAGTATTATAAGGCATCACAGACCACTCTGGATGCCCTATTGTGCCAGTTCTTCAAGTGTCTCTGCTTTTATAAATGTTTGTTCTGGAAGATTAGAACCAACACGATTGAAAAAATATTCACTCATATGTGGATTATACTTATTTTTCATAATCCACAACCAAGTTCTAAAATCTTCAAGAATACTCACTTTTCAATCTCCTCTGCTTTTACCCATTCGGCAGTTCTCCATTCAGACCATTTCATATCAGGATTTGGTGGGCACAAATAACCACCCTGACCAACAGAAAACAACATAAAACGATACTGAATGTCTGGTTTCACTCCCAGTTCATTCTCAACGATACGAAGTTCAATCATTTTTCACTCCAATACTCTTCATAATCAATAAAATCTCTGGGTTCTGTGTAAGGGTCTTCACAACCAGTATAGGCATACATTTTGTTATTCATCTTATACCAGTCGTGGTTGAGACAATACCAGAAATCCATAATATACCAATCATAAAACCCCAAGTTCTCTTTGCTTTTGAGTGCCCACATTAGGGTTCTATCTGGAAGGGTCATCCAGATTTTCCATTTATCAAAGATTATTCGTGTGAGTTTCATTTCAGTTTCTCCAAGTTTAATTTAGTTTGAAGTAGTTGAATATCTTTTTCTAATCTTGAAAGATTTTCTTGCGTTTCAGGGTCGTTTTGATTGAGTTTTTTGAGTAAATCGGCAAACTCAAGTTGAGATTTTAGTTTGCCTTGTAAAAACTCAACTTGTTCTGGTGTAAGGTCAGTCATAGTTATTTCAATATCTCATCAACTTCTTCAAGCAACTTATCTGTTTCTTCCATTCGTTCCTCAATACCATCATAAAGAACCCAGAGATTATCATAATAATTCTTTTCCCAATCTGGGTCAAGTTCTTTCAATTCTTTGATATAATCATCAAGTGAGTTTGGTGGTTGAGCAAGATTACCAAAGAAAACAGCACGGTCAAAAGCATCATAAGGATATTTGATTATCATTTTCCAGTGCCGATAATCTTTGAGAACCATTTTCCAACCTTCAAGTATTTGGTTCATCATCAAACACCCAATAGTTCTCTTTCTCTTTGAGTAAGTTTAGCAAGAACTTTTTGTCGTTCTTCTTCTTTTAGTTGGTCTTCAAGTTTTTGAATATCAGCAATAATAAAATCAACTGCCTCATCAATACTATGAACTTTATGAGTGGTTTCAAAATCTATCCTCAATTGTCTTACCACCATCTTGTGAGCAAAAATTGGTTGAGTAGAACCTTTATAAAACTCAATATCATACTGAACTCCACCAAAGGCAAGTCCAGAGCAGACATCAGCATAAGCAAATCTTACAAAATAAGTTTTATCATCTGCATCAATAGAATGGATTTTATATCCATACTTTTGAAGTTTGATTGATGCATCAAAAAATTGTGTTAGGTTCATTTCTGGTTCTCCACAAGTTTCAAATAATCAAAAGCAATCTTACACTCTTTGGGTTTCTCTACACAATACACAATACCTACATCCTTTCCTACACTCATACCATTATGCCCACCGATATTGAAACCAAGAAAGAATATCACAGTAGCAATCGTTGGAATACCCAGTATAAAAGGAATAATAATGCCTGGTTCATTCATTTTACTTCACCTCATTATAAAATACAGGAACTTGACCACAAATCTCATTTGCCGCAGTATCATTCACCGCATAAGACTTCCTACATTCTATCACAATCTCATAAGATTTCAAGAACATCTCTCTGTCCTTTTGAGTATTGTAAGTATTCAGTAGTTCCATAGAAAGGAAATAACCAGTAATGATGAGAAGTGGAATGATGAGAGTAAAGATAAAAAGTTTCATTTGAGTTCTTTGTCAATAATGTCTTTAATGATATTATACTTGATTTTATCAATTTCTTCATCCACCCACTTCTTCACACCATCATTCATACTTTTGAGTGCGGTTTCCCATTCTTCGTCAGTCATCGTTCAGCAACCACCACAAAATCATCCATAGAAATACTCCTCTTACTTTTAGCAAGAATACCTTGATTTGGAAAATAAGGAACTGCTACAAGATTATAGAATGGTCTTAACTGCTCATAGAGAGTATAAAGGTGTCCGTCTTTCTTGTATCGGTAGAGTTTCATAGTGCCTCCAGTTCCTCACACAATTCCAACACATCAGCACACATAATCACACCAGG